TCGGAGACAACAATACGATCGGTCGGTTCGGTCCGAACAAAATAGGCGTCTTCGGTACCTCCTACGGCCACCTCGGGGGTACTTTTAGAAATATGAAAGGCTCTCTGAGCCGGTTGGTACTGCATCATGTTCGTGCGGTAAATCATGGAATCAATCTGTTGACGAATATTGTTGATGATCTCAAACATCGTATCCGACTTTTGTTCGAGAACATTGATGCGCTGCTTAAAATGGTTCACCAGCAACAGTATCAGTAAAAACGTTATTGCTAAACTTAAAAAGAAAAACGTCTCGATAATATTGAAAAGAGCCATTTTTATTATACTACTACAACAAATAATAAGCTCTAACGGTACGCAACGCGAATTTTATATTCTATTAGTTATATAACTAATCATAGAATGGAAGAGGAGAACCGGTACGTAGAAGAAGTCAAACCGAATAGCGAGAACCCCCGCCTAAATAAAAATACGATTATTGGGATATTGGTATTCCTGTTGGTTTTATCCTTTTTAGGAATAAATTTACTGGTTGCGGGCGGAGATTTACTGAAATCGGTCTACGACTTTTTCGCGCCTTTGATCAACCAGATCTTATACCTTTTCGGGTTCACGGCCGGAACCGTGATAAACAAAACCGCGGATATAGTCACAGACACGGCTAAATTCGGGGTAGATATTGCAGGTGGCGCGGTGCATGACGTGGGCAATTTATTGATCGATACGACCAAGACCACGCCCTTGGATAGTAAAATCAACAATGCCCCGATCAAGTCGAATGATCATCAGCCGGACAGCTCAGAGAACCCGATACAAAACCCAGTGTCGGCCGCTAAAACGAGCTGGTGCTTGGTGGGCGAATACCAGGGTCGCCGTGGTTGCATCGAGATTTCCGAGCGTGATAAATGCATTTCTGGTCAGGTGTTCCCCGAACAAAAAATGTGTTTGAACCCGACTATGACCCCTAATCGTGAGGTCCATATTGCGCCTATCCCCCTCGGCCCGCAATAAATAAATTATTTTACACTTTTTGGAATAAAATAATTTTAAGTGCATCCGAAATGGGTTTAAAAACTAGGCGCGAGTATAATTATACACCACCGCCCTACCATGGATCTAAAGATTTACGCGATAGAATTAGAAAATGAAAAGGCATTTATTTGTGTGAGTCCGACGACCGACCCCGCACTGTTGTTCCAAGAATGTCGGTATATGTTCGAGTTCGTCAAGGAGAACCCCCCGATATCTATTTTGGGCCAATACGACATGATCGACACGCTCGACGTCAACATCTATGTCAAACAGTATATGCGCTATTACGGCATCGACAATGTACGTGGCGGGATTTATACCGAACCGGTGCTGCCAGACCACCTCCAACGATCGCTACAGGTCGAGCTCGATTCCACGTTCGAGAATTACCGTAAAAATGTAGAATCGGTCCACGACGTGATGGACTATTATAATGCGCGCCCCGTCACGGATATATCGGCGGAGCTCGAACGCCTATCTGCCCAGGTCGACGAATATAATAAGAAAAAGGCGCTCTATACCCAACTGTCTGCCGATAAAATTGGTGACATCATTCGGGACATTGAGTGGTTGAAGCGCGAAGCCGAGGAGCAGCGTAAAACGTACGATATCAAGGCCGATACGGTGGAACAGTTGCACCGGACCCATTTTACGAAGGGTCAAAGCAACGAAGAAAAGGATCGCGCGGCAGCGTACAAAGCCATCTTGGGAAGAATGCATATTTTGATCCGGGTGTACTATGACCTGCAAGAGAGTACGGTCGCTATTGACAGCTCTTATTTTCGTAGTCGGATGGATAGTGTCCGTAACTGTAAGGTGGAACCCACCGCGCTCGTGCTGCACCCCCAGTTCTGCCTAGACAATGTGTTTTTGCACCCCTATTCCTTGATGAACTGGGCGAGCTACATGGACACCGCGAACATGTTGCTGGATAACATGATCTATATGGCGTACATTGTATTGAACTTGTCAGACGAGCTGGCGTACGATCTGGAGAACTACCCCGATAATTTTGATAAAATGCTGGAGTATTCGGTGCGGTATGTTGTCGACACGACGCCCCAGTCTGATGAGACCACGGCCTACACCTTTGCCGATTTAAAACGCCCACTTTAGTGGGTGTTTCGAGTGGCAAAGGTAACGTTACCATGCGCATTTTCAATGCGCAAAGGTGTAAGAGTCTAAGAAGACGATGAGAAACGAAGGGGTCGGTAGGGCGCGGGTGCTGTTGCCAAGGGATATACCATACAATTTTTATAAGTCGTCGCACTGGTCGAGACATTCGCAGTAGCATTGACTGTGGTACTGCCAAATTGTGCACTGTAGTTACTTTCACTTACGGGAACTGTGACATTGGTTGTATTGATCTGAATAAAAAAATCATAAACATATCCGGGTTGGGTGGGGAGGACAATATTGGAAATCGAAAGGATCCCAGCGTAGAGGGAGGCACTATAGTAGTCGGACGGACCGGTAGGTAATGACGCAAACGATACGTCAAAATTCAACACACGTAAGAGCGATGCATCGCCGCTATAGGCCCCGTTGCTATAGGTCAAAATCTGTCCTCCGGATTCAGACGCTGTGTTCAAAGAAACAACAGGCGGAGTCTGAAACGGCACGGAATTGCCATTATAGGATACCCCAAGTTCAATGTAATACAGACCGGTATATAAATTAGGGAAATGCCAATGCGACTGTTTTGCGTTCGTGCCATACAAGTCTCTTCCTAATACATTTATTGAAAATGGGATGTCGACTGAGAACGTTTGTAAAGAATTGTTGGTCTTGTCGGTGACCAGCATTGTTAGGAATGTGCCGTTTTGACCATTGATGAGGGCAACGTCGGAATACGGTTTCAGTAGATAGGGGGCGGTGGTGGCATTGTTCGAATCATAGGAGTAGGCGGCAGTATTTTTAACATAGTTGTAAAGAGGTATCGTCGGGTCGTTGTACAAATAGACAATAGGTCCGGGAACATCACACGACGAACTGGGAGTGGGAGCATTGTCTTTGATGACACAATCGGGGACGAGACCATTGGGAATGAGGGTAACATAATAATAGCCAGTCTGACCCGCGATTTGGTAGGCATTGGTGTTGATATAGGCATTTCCGTAAGAATCGATTAAATATCGGGTGGTGGGTACGATCGATAGGTTGTCGGGATATTTTATGGTGATGGTTTGGTAGGCCCCGGTATAGTCTTGGACCACAATATTGCGGTTAGGGTAATTCACGTTTCGCTGGACATTGGAATTACCGTTGACCAACTGGGACCATAGCTGCCCCTTGGTATAGTTGTTGGTCTTGGTCGAGCTTTTGTTGTTACTGTACTTGAGGGTTTCGGCTTTACGGCGCATATCCAACTGCTGCTGGGTGAAACCGCCATTGGACGGGTCGTAGGGGGATATAGGGGTGTACCGAGGGGGAGGATTCGTAAATTGTAGACGTTGTTGGCGTTGCTGACAATAGGAAGGTAATGAAAAAGTAAATACGGGATTTGCCATGACTAATTCACTGCTCGACTATTCGCCAATCTACCTTATGTGGATACATTGTAGGGAAACCGTAGGTTTCCCTCAATCGCCCTTCGGGCGATCCAGGTTGAGCCCCTACGGGGCTCGGACCCTACGACCCCTTCCCTTAAACAATAAACCACCTTGTAAACCACCTTGGAAACCACATTAAAATTAAAACCACATTAAAATTATGTTACATATTAGGCTAACATAATTTACAATCTGAAAGGATGGGGTTGAAGGGGAAACCTGCGGTTTCCCCTTCTTAGAGGCTGAGGCCGGTGTACCAAGTCGACGATAAATAATCGTATCCGCCCCGGGTAGTAGAAAGCATGGGCGGTGCGCTCGTGTTCGGTCCCCAGAACACAATATTGTTGATCTGAATAACACTTAAAGCCCGATCAAAATACCTTAAATTAGATAAATTGCCATTGAACCCGCCGTTGCCACACACATGGACGTCGTCGTAGTTCTGTTTGGGAACATTGGACAGTATCGCCCGCTCCGTAATGACACCGTTGATATAAACATCCAACATCACGTTCTCCATGCGCACAATAACATTGATCCATTTCTTCAAAGGAATATTCGGAACATCCACTATCGCATCCTGGCCAGCACTGTTCGATCCGTCGGAGTTCATGGTGTTCATGACTACCCTCAAACTAGCGACCCCGGACTTGAATCCGAGGTAAAGTCCCGGTCCGTTGTTCGTGGTGGCGATACCTAGATGGGCCACGTTGGTGCTCCAGTCGCTGGTGCCCTTGTTAAACACATTCTGGTAGGTGGCGGTGTTGTTGGTCTGGCTGCACGACGTCACGTTGTTCACGTCCGAAATGTAGAGCCACACCGACCAGGTGAACTCGATGCCGGTCTTCTGATTGTTCGAACGTCGCAACGTCACCGATTTTTTGTTCGTTGGATCCTGGGTGATGACGACTCCGGTGGTTCCACTGATCATACCTTTCACTAAATAAGGGTTGTTACCTGGGCTCAACAAGTATTGCATAAAACTCAATCCTAAAGCTAGGAGGTAAACGAACAATATGATGATGAGGACGACAAAGGCGAACTTGGCAATGATGGTGTTGGAGTTCAAGAATTGTTGGGACGCCCCGGCCCCGGCCACCGCCTTGTCGGAGAACTGAGACAGCGTATTGGTAACGTTATCTTTGAGGTCATTGTAGCCCTTTCCGATGGTCTGGCCGGCGTTTCCAATATATTCGGAGGTGTTTTTTACAATATTTGGTAATTCGGTCGTTTGATATTTCACTGGTGGGGGGAGATTCGACATATTATATAATTTGGACATATTTATGCACGAGAATCTATGGATCGTGTTACTCCGTAGTGTAACATCATCCGTATCATCCACATAGAATGATGTGGCCTAGTGTAGCCCTCTAAATAATTCTGTAGGAAGATGCTACGACATCGTTCTGCAACACCTGCATTTGCACGCCGTAGTTATTCAGGGCGCCCAAAATCGTGTTCTGGCCATTGCCCTTCATGTAATATTGCCAGGCCGTTCCAGGGTCCATCGCCACCGTCCAACGGTACAAATAGGTGACATAGGCGTCAAACCCGCTGGACGATGACGCCGTGCTGGTAGGCGGTTTACCCGAACCACTCACACCATTATATAACTGGTCTTCGCCGTTGTTATTCCCTAAATAAAGAAAGGGCGTCGCGGGGGGGATGATCGGGAAGGTCACGTTGGTCGCGTTGGTCAATTTGGCCGACTTCACCAACTTGCCGTCTAAATACACGTCCAAAAATTGGTTGTCTAAACTGGCGATGATAAAGACCCACTTCTGTAAGGGGAAGTTGTTGGTGATGACTGTGGATGCGGTCGAATTGTCCGACATCTGAACATCGACCACCAACGAAGGCTGGCCCGCCATCAGGTAGATCGTCATCGTCCCCTTGTGGTTTAAGATCACCTTGTTCACAGTAGGGTCCCACGAATTGACATACAACCATATTCCATAGGCGTACTGGTTGCTCGTGGCGCTGGATATGGACGTGATGGGTTGAGGGGGCGTCTTCAACGAAATCAGCGAAGTTTGCAGTGCGGTCGCGGTCGACGTATAAAACCTGTACAAAACGAATGCTAAAATAATAATTACAATTCCTAAAACAATCGCCACCGGATTCATTCTGGTTATAATTATATTATATAAATATATTCTCGTGCGCTCGTGAGCACTTAGTTCAGCGTCGGGGGATTACGCAACGACAATATATTATAGTTATTCGTAATTTCGATCAACGACAGCGGAGCCGGGTAATACACCACGTTACAAATCGCGCCGTCCAATCCTTGGTCTTGGCCAATCGTGATGAAATCGGTGGGTTGGTACATCGGATAATTTCCTTCAAAGACGTAGGAATATTCTAAATTGCCGTTGACGAATAAATCGGCATGGGTCGACGTGAAGTTGACCACGATGTTGTTCCATTTTTGGCTGGGCATAGAGAACTTATAAAACCCGTGTTGGGTGGTGTCGTTGGTGAAATAAATACAGTATTGATCTAGGGCATTGGTCTCAGCCGCATTTTTGGTATCATTGAAATATGTGATTTTAGGCTTTCCCCCGAACGCGCTCTCGCCCGGATTATAATTAAAAATCGTGGATTCGTTGGCGTACCCAACAAAATTACGGGCCTGGGGGTTCAAATACACCCACATCGAAAAGGCGTAATTTTGATTGTAAACCGGTACCGCGGGCATCAGTAAATTGTTTTTGGTCTTGATAAACGGGGGCAAAATATTGATCTTCCCGTTCTCCAAGGTCTGCCCAATGTCTAAAAACGCGGATCCTGGTAACAACGTTATATTTTTGGAGGTATTGATCCGCTTGATCGCTGCCGGTAAGTAGATGTAACATAATATTACGATGAGTTCGACGATTAACAGGACGAATATGGGGCTAGCCGTCATCCGGGCCTCGTTCAAGATATATTTGACAAAATCGATGAGGAGACAGGGGATGTAAAAGATGAAATAGACGATGAACCCGGGCCAACCCGACAACGACTTCAGGTAGTTCCCGACGACATAAAAGAGAATGGACAGACCGCCTAATATCATGAGTGTGGTGAGAACCAATGTAATAAAGCTGACGACTTCATACGCGTTTTTATTCGTTTTGGCGTAGAAATAGACAAGGGACAGTAAAAACAGGGCCACAATGCCGACCTTGAACGCATTCAAATTGATGCCGCTACTGTTTGAAAAAGGGATCACTAAAGAGAGCACGACCAATAAGGGCACAATAATTAACATGGCGTAGGTGAAGGTATTGGTGGAGAGCGCGGCCGGATCGAGTGCGGCATAGAACAACACCATAATTACGGCGAAAATGATACCATACAATGCCCCGTATTTAACAAACATTCGGGATTCTTCTCCCCCAGACGGTAACGTGATCAAAACACGCTTAAAAAATTGGGTGACGCCGGTGATAACGAGCCATATCCAACCTGGCAGACTCGATAAAAACCATAATATAAATGAAAACACGAAGACGATCAGGTAGAGCGACCAGGAATAAAGGACGGTCTTTAAAGCCTTGGCCCACCCCTGGACATCGGCCTTGTAGAGGAATAGGTAGGTCGTGTGCACAACATTCATCAACATGAGCGTGAGAAATACGAAAAAAACGATGCCTTCCGGGGTTCGGCTACTGAACATCGCATTATGCGCATAATGATAGATCAGGATAATGGAGACGATTAATAGTAGAAATTCGATGGCGTTGTAGATGTAGAGGATACTGAGCACGTCTCTTTTCTGTAGTAGTTCGGGTATAAAATGAAGAATGTGTAGGATGAAATTTTTGATGGGGTATAAAATGGGCAACGTATCCATTATTTTTGTAATCATCGTGTTCAATGCGCTGGGGCCCGTTCTATAGGGTTCAGACATATGACGATAATGTTATTATTTATATATCGTCATATTTTTGCTGGCTAAAGGTGGATCAAAGGTTCTCGATGGTGGTCTTTTTTCCGTGACATTCTCGGCAAAGCGCTACTAAATTATCGATATGGTTGCTGCCCCCGTATTCGAGGCGGATTTTATGATCTACCTCGAACCAGGCGTTCAACTGCTTCTGACATTCCCCGCACTTCCAGTCTTGGTTCGACGCCACGTATTTTTTCTTGGTTTCACTGACGGAGCGTTTGGTAGACTTTTTACCGGACTGCGTGATGCGGTTCTCGGCGACCGTTTGTTGATTGTTAGGCATCGGAATGACAGGATAGTTGAATTGGGCAGATTCACTTGTGAAATCATGTTTGGACGTAAAATCGAGGATGGGTGAAATGAAATTGCTGGTATTACGGTCGAGGGGCAAATACTTTATGTAGTCGTTGGTGGTAGATATCATCTGTTTGGCTCGTAACGGGTTTTTTTTGATGAGAACATAGAGCATCAGCGCCCCGAACGCAATCGCGGCCATTTGGTAATATTTTTTGTACGATAATAGTTTTTTTAAATATTTGCCGTCGGTATATACATTTGCCATAAGTAATCCTGCGGCTAATACGATTAATATTTCGATACGCATGGACCCTAAACCTACTTATATTTATACAACATAATAAAGGAACCCATGCGTAGATGCGCGTAGTAAGAGGGAACCGTAGGTTACCCTGAATAATAATATATTAAAAAAACAAACAATAGGATGAGGGCGGCGTGAATATAATGGCGGCGCATATTGATTCGCTCACTCAATATAATGGGTTTGGGCAGGTATTCGTCGCGATATTTTTCGAGCGCGTACGGTAAAGAAATCTCCTGCTTACCTAGCTTGACATTGACTTTGTTATGAATAAAATGGACCCACCTGACAAAGGAGTCACGGTTATCTAAATAGGGCTGCACAGGATACTTGTCTAACATTCTGCCGAATTTATCACCCATTTCGGCGTCGGGTATAAACAGTGGCATATTGGTGATCAGATCGTAATATTTGCGTTTCGTCACTTCGTTGGGGTACATAGGATAGGACTCGGCCACCGTATGCAAAAAAAACCAATAGTGGGGGCCCCATATTTCCGAATTGAATCGCATAATAGTTTGTTTTAAGATGTAGTTATATAAAGATTAGTGGTGTTAATCGTATAGCGAGGACTACTATTTATAAAAATATTTGTAAATGTCAGATAATTATTGTAATAATTGCGGTAAGTTGGGGCATTACTACCATCACTGTAAAATGCCCATTACCAGTATAGGTATCATTGTGTTCCGTATCAATCCGGAGAACGTGTTCGAATATTTAATGATCCGTAGAAAAGACACACTAGGATACATCGATTTTATGCGTGGAAAGTACTCGGTCCACAACAAAGAATATGTGATGAACATGCTGAAACAAATGACCCAAGACGAAAAGAAAACACTCTTATCCAAAGATTTTAATTCTTCGTGGGAACGCATCTGGGGGAACGAAATCATCTCGAGTCAGTACCGGTCGGAAGAATCTATTTCTAGAGAGAAATTCAATCTGTTACAAAACGGTATCTATTACAAGCACGATTACTATACCTTGGCCTCTATGATTGAGGAGAGCGACGATTACGGTACTTGGACCGAGGCGGAATGGGGGTTTCCGAAGGGGCGGCGTAACTACCAGGAAAAGGATTTCGAATGTGCCTTCCGCGAATTTACGGAAGAAACCGGTTATAACTTCAAGTCGCTGAAACCGATACAAAACTTGTTACCATTTGAGGAGACGTTTACGGGGTCAAACTATAAGTCGTATAAGCATAAATACTATTTGAACTATATGTCTTACGCGGACTCACTGGTCATGAAGCCGTTTGAACCGACCGAAGTAAGCAAAATGGAGTGGAAAACATACGAGGATTGTATAGCGTCTATACGTGATTATAATTTAGAGAAAAAACGGTTGATTAGTAATATTCATAATACGCTGACGCTTTTTCGGTTGCATGGAAAGTTGTAATATATCCTCATATATTATATAGACAGTATATTAGGATGTCCAGTAAAGGCAGTAATACCAGAAAAGAAAAGAAAATATACTGTAAAAAAGGAACACGTCGAAATCATAAAACCGGTCTTTGTGAAGCGATAGTGAAGCCCGAACCGACCGCACTGGAACAATTGAAGGAGGCGGCGTTTAGTTTCCATCCGTTGGAAATCTCGGAGCCGATATTGCCCGAACCGGCCCTTGTGCCTAAGAAACGGAAAATGGTTCTCGAATGTAGTAAAAATTATGTTTTACAGGATTCGGATTTACCTCGCAAGGCGGTGTTGGAGAACTTGACCGGTCCAGAATTGCGCAAAATTCATGCGAGTCTCATCAACGATACCTCGGTTCTCGATCGTACCCCGGGGGTGAAGACCAAGGAACAATTAATCACCTTAGTCGTCTGTTTGGAGAACGAGAAGAAACGGAAAGCCGTGGTCACTGCACCCACCTTGTTCGCGGACTCGCTGTCTTTGAAACCTTTACAGATTGAACCGAGACAGCCTTTGTCCGAGCCCGAGTCCGAGCCCTCTCGCCCTGTGCCAGAATTACCCCAAAAACGTGTCAAAATGGTTGTTCGTGAACCTAGTGAGCCATTGTCCGAGCCCGATTTAGATGAAGAAACCAAAATAGACCTAGATTCTATCGTTACGGAAGAAGAGGACGAAGCCGAACCTACAACAGACATAAGTGTTGTGGATGAGCCTGTTGGAGAACCTGCGCTGGTCGAAGAAATGACCGAAAAAGAGAAGGAATTGACCGATAAAATCGGTCTACCCACGGTGACCAACGAGGGTGAACATGATAATTCATTTTTATTTGAGAAAGAAAAGGTGGAAAGGGAGAACCTGGTCAACGACACATTTGATTTTTTATACCCCGATTTGAACGATCCTAACTTCAATATTAAAATCGCTAAGCGTAAGGAATTCAACGAAACCCAGTACGACGGCACCATCTATGATATCAAAGAACAAGCCAACAAGTTATGTAACGTGGATTTTGAACTCATGCCCCACCAACTTTTCGTGAAAAATTTCATGTCCATGCAAACACCATACAATGCATTGCTTTTATACCAGGGTTTGGGTACTGGTAAGACCTGTACCAGCATTGGAATCGCAGAAGAGACGAGAGCATATATGAAGCAGATCGGTCTGAATCAACAAATCTTGATTATTGCGAGCCCTAATGTCCAACAGAACTTTCGGCTGCAACTGTTTGACGAGCGCAAATTGAAACTGGTCAATGGACACTGGATCTCGGACACATGTGTTGGTAACGCCCTGTTAAAAGAAATCAACCCCACCAACCTGACCGGTATACCCAAGGATCGTATTGTGAGCGAGGTCAACACCATCATCAATCGTTATTATTCCTTTATGGGATATACAGAATTAGCGAACTATATTCGGCGTCATAGCGAAATCCCGAAGGCGTCCAGGTTCTCGATGGAAGAACAAAAACAGTTACGCATACGGAAAATTCACAAGTATTTCGACAACCGTCTCATCATCGTGGACGAGGCCCATAACATCCGTATTTCGGAGGATAACCGCGAAGATGCCAAGACCGCTGCCCTTCTCATGGAGGTAGCGCGCTATGCGAATAACATGCGGCTCGTATTGTTATCGGCCACGCCTATGTATAACAGCTATAAAGAGATCATCTGGTTAACTAACTTGTTGAACGCGGTGGACAAACGGGCCAGTATCAGCGAGAGCGATGTTTTCAACAAAGAGGGCGAATTTTTACCGGAACGTACCACCAAGGACGGGAAGAAATTGGAGGGGGGTCGCGAGCTTTTGCGGCGTAAACTCACCGGCTATGTTTCCTATGTGCGGGGGGAGAACCCGTACACGTTCCCCTACCGTATCTATCCCGATACCTTTTCCCCCGATAATGCTCTGGCTGCTGTGAAGACCTACCCGGTCCAACAATTGAACGGCCGGACCATCGAAGAACCGCTGAAACATACCCCCGTCTACCTGTCCCCTATGGGGGACTATCAACGCGTCGCCTACGGATTTATCATGAATCATCTACGTAATAAAACTTTTATTATGACCAATAAATTTGGACAGGTTCGAGAACTTCCGTCGTTCGAAAATATGGACTCTTTTGGCTACATTTTGCTCATGCAGCCCCTGGAAGCCCTTAATATCACGTTCCCTTACCAGAATCTTGCTGAACTGTCTCAAGGTAACGAACCAGTGTCTGAAGGTAACGAGCCCTACCCCGAAGAAAGAAACGAAGAAATCATCAAAAATATTGTCGGAAAACGCGGTCTGTACCGTATAATGTCGCGTAAAGAGGACAAGGGTACCATACCTAATATCTATGATTTTGAATACAAGTCCGAATATAAGGAGAACCGGATGTTCCACCCGGCCAATATCGGGAAATATAGCGGTAAAATCGCCAAAATTTGCGAATCTATCCGTAATTCGGTAGGAATCGTACTGATATACACCCAATATATTGAAGGTGGTATTGTTCCCATCGCCCTCACCCTGGAAGAAATGGGGCTCGGACGTTTCAGTGTAGCGAGCCATGCCAAATCGTTGTTTAAAGATGCGCCGACCGAGCCTATCGATGCACTCACCATGGCCCCTCGCTCTCAGCATTCCCCCGACACCCCCTTCCAGCCCGCTAAGTATATCATGATCACGGGTAATAAGGCGTTTTCCCCCGATAATTTGGCCGACATCAAATATGCGACGAACCCGAATAACAAGAACGGCGAACGTGTCAAGGTGATTTTGATCTCCAAGGCGGGGTCGGAGGGGCTGGATTTCAAATATATACGCCAAATCCATATTTTGGAGCCGTGGTATAACATGAGCCGTATTGAGCAGATTATCGGGCGCGGGGTACGTAACCTGAGTCACTGTGGTCTCGAGTTTGAAAAGCGTAATGTAGAGATTTATCTGCATAGCACGCTACCGAGCCAATCTGCGACGGGGGTGGACGAAGAACCGGCGGATCTATATGTCTATCGGTTTGCGGAGAAAAAGGCCGAACAAATTGGCCGCGTGACCCGGCTGCTGAAAGAGAACGCGGTCGATTGTATTTTGAACGTGGGACAATCCAATTTTACGATGGAAAAACTGACGGAGTTGGTGCAAAATCGCGATATCAAGATTCAATTGTCGAGCCGGGCCGGGGAAGAGGTGCCTTACCAGATCGGCGACCGTCCGTATACCCAATTATGTGATTATGCGGATAATTGTGCGTTTACATGCGATCCTAATGCGGGTCCTATCGAGGAGGCCGACATCATCCAGAACACGTACAACAATGATTTTTTGAAAATGAACTACATGGCCATTGTCAAGCGGATACGCGACTTGTTCCGCGAACGGGTCTATTATAGCCGCGACGAATTGATCGCGTCGGTCAACGTGGTGAAAAAATATCCGACAAGTCACATCGATTATGCTTTGACCCGGTTCGTGGATAATAAGGGCGAGATGGTGTTTGATCGCTGGGGGCGTACAGGGTATTTGGTGAATCGTGGCGAATATTATGCGTTTCAACCGATGGAAATCACCGACGAATCGATTTCGCTCTACGAACGGGTGTTACCGGTGGACCAGAAGCGCGAATATGTCGAATACGAATTACCTAAGGAGAAGGGACCTTTGCCAGCGGAAGAAGGGATCGAGGGCGCCGAAGGGGCAGAAGAAGGCGCAAAAGAACAAACACTGACCGAACAATACAATGCTATTATGGGTGATCTGAATCGATCGATCGAAATGTTGAACGAATGGCGCGCTATTCGCACACAAGAGAAGAGAAAAATACCGACCGGAGAAGCGGATTGGTTTACGAACGCGGGATATATTTTTTCGACTATCACAGAGAACCATGGTATCCCCGAGAACGACATGCTCGATTTTGTGGTGCACCACTTTTTAGATACGTTACCTACCGAGAGCCGTTTGGTCTTAATAAAATATTTGTATAGTTTGGAGAACGAGGGTACGGGGCCGGAAGACGAGGGGAAATTACGGGCTTATTTTGATACTAAAATCGTGGAGGTACGGGGGAAAAAGTGTGCGGTTCTCGTTTCCGATAAATTGGCAGAAACCAGCGAGGAACAATTTAAGATTTATGTGCGTGAAAGTGCCTTGACCTGGAACCCGGCGGAGCCGACGGACCGTATCGCGGCCCTGAAAGCGATTATACCGTTGGCGCTGGTCCCGCCGAATAACATGAGCCGACTGATAGGATTTATGCAGGTGTTCCGTAACAACGATGTGGTGTTTAAAACCATGGATTTACAGAATAAAATGAAGAAAGGTTCTCGATGCGGGGGGGAAGGGAAGAAGGATATCATGAAAAAACTGAATATTATTTTGGGGGAGGAGTTCAAATATACGGAGGAGAACACGGAGGACACTGACGCGGGCAAAAATTTGATTGTTAAACCGGGGATGTGTATTATTTTAGAGATGTTACTGCGGTATTATAATAAAACGAAACGCGACGGGAAAATATGGTTTTTAGACTTGGAGAAGGCGGTTCTCAATAAACTTGTCAAATAAGGGAACCGAAGGTTCCCCTATGACCCCTCCTTCTATTTTTATAACTAAATTACAAAGATCTTTTACAGAGTTAGAGGAAGGGATCATAAGGGAAACCTAGGTTTCCCTTAAAAATTGAAATGATAGCATTGTTTGATTACAATGATATAGACATAAAAGTATATCATTATAATAGATGCAGGCTCGCAACCAAGATAGAAGTAACCGTAAAATTTATGGTGTATATATCCAATCTTTGTTAACTATGAAGGTGGTTCTCCCCATCGTTGAAGTAGGTAAGAACATGAAAGAAAATTTAGAAAAAATCATTTCGCGGCGTAACGAGGGGAAGTGCATTGCCGAGGGGTTCATCCGCCCCGGGTCCATCAAGGTGGTTCGATATTCCAGCGGCAATGTGATGGGGCAATATGTAGAGTTTGAGACCGTGTTCGAGTGTATGATTTGTCACCCTGTCGAGGGGATGTTGATCGAGTGCGATGTGAAAACCATCACCAAAGCCGGTATTCATGCCGAGGTGGTCGATAGTGCCGGGGCGGTGCCGATTACCGCGTTTATTGCTCGTGATCACCATTTCAATGATCAGAACTTTTCGGAAATCAAGGAGAATGCCAAGATCGTGGTCCGGGTCATTGGTACCCGCTACGAGTTGAACGACCCTTATATCTGTGTCATCGGTAAGTTGGTGGAAAGGAAGGAGAGCCGCGGGGGTTCCCACCCTAAGTTGAATATTTTAGACGAAGACGTGGAGCGTGACGCTATGGTTCATGATATTTATGACGATGATGATTTAGAATAGAGTAGGGTGGAGTAGAGTAGGGTGGCCGTGTAAAGTTCTCCAGATACTATAACTATATTGTTTTTTATTATCAATGAGCATAGATTGTAACGAAACTTTGACCATTAATATTGATAAGAACAAGGAGGAAAGCGCCAAAATTTTAGGGGTGAACCGGGATGCGGACATTAGAGAGGTGAAGAAACAATATTTTAAGTTGGCTGCGAAATATCACCCCGATAAGGGCGGAGACAAAGAGACATTTCAAAAGATCAGCAATGCATATTCTTTTTTGGCCGATATACCCGAATACGAAGCGGATTATAAAAAACGGTGTGACGATGACGACGAAGCAGAAGCTGAAGCGGAAGCGAAACCCACTGAACCTGCCACTGCGAAAGAACCTATTGTTGTATCCACCGCACCTACTGAGACGAAACTACCTGTTTTACCTAGTGAACCCGTGAAACCTTACGTACCTTACGTACCGATCGAGTCGAAAGAACCTGTTATACCTACTGAACCCGTGAAACCTTACGTACCTACCGAAACGAAAGTTTCGACCGACGCGACAGAACCCGTGAAACCTTCCGATCCTTACGTTCCGACCGACTCGAAAGTGCCTTACGTACCGGTCGACACGAAAGTACCGGTCGACACGATCCAATCTGTGAAAGTAAATGGACCGTCTACGCCTACCGTATCCGAGCCTTTACAGCTAATCCAATCGAATCGCCCTCTGGATACTATGAACCCCCCTCTACCGGCCGTCCCCTTACCCGCATTGGTGCTGCCGCCCAATAATCTCGCCAAAATACCCCTAGACGAAAACAACGAAATCTGCCTTGTGTTTGATGCCAATAAGAAATTCCCGGTAGCGTTCATACCCTGTCAAAAAAAGAAATCAAACACGTTCAAAACCGGTGGTAGAAAAATGCGTAAAAGTAAGCGCCGCCTCCACAAATCAAGAAAGGCCCATAAGAAAAATAAAAAACAGCGCACCTGCAAAAGACGCTAATACACCAAAATAATAATATAAATAATATATCACATTTATATTATTTATGGCCAAGTCAGGATTCATCATCGTTGCTGCCACCTCCTGCGAAGGCGGTATAGGCGTCAATGGTGGCCTGCCGTGGCGTAACAAAACCGACATGAAATATTTCAAAAACATTACCTGTCAGCGCATCGACGAATCCAAGATAAACGCGGTCATCATGGGGCGAAAAACTTTCGAAAGTTTGGACTGTAAACCATTGCCTAACCGTATCAATGTGTGTATCACGTCCATGAACCCGTTCAGTGCCAAACCCTATTTTGGTGCCACGTCGGAGAACATTTACTTTTTTAATTCATTGGATGCTGCACTGGAACATTTGCGTCGGCTAACCCATGTCGAGAACATCTTTGTTATTGGAGGTGCGAAACTCTATGCGGAAGCGATAGAACACCCGCAGTGTACCGAGCTTTTGATCAACCGGGTCGATTGTTCGGTCGAATGCGACACCTTTTTCCCCAAGATAGACTCCACACAGTATTTGTTGGCCGAAACGGCGAAATTGGATGATACAGTTACGAACGAACGGTACGTCCACCGGCGCAGCAGGGAACCGTAGGTTCCCTGCAAGGATGGGATCTTAAGGGAAACCTTGGTTTCCCTTAAAAAATTGAATTAAATTTCTACAAAAAGTCTAACAATAGCCCTTGAACAACAACAACACCAACAACAACCATGTCCGCACCCACTGTCACTTCGATTGCCACCGACAAGTCCTTCGACCGAGCGATGGGTTGGGGGAGCCAGACCTCCGGAGGAAGAGGTAAGCGCGGGTACGAGACCCAGTTGACCCGCCGTCAGCAAGAAAAGGCTGCGGTACAACAGAAGGCCGAGGAGCAGCGCTCCAAAGCCCTGCAAAAGGAAAACACAAAAAAGGTTACTGACTTGATCCGTAAGGCCGATGCCGGTGAACTCGACTGGATGTAAGCAGTGTTCGTAAAAAACAAATAAAAAGGAGAAATATTCCCAATTTCGCTGGGGAATATTTTTTCACGCACCCCCCTTCCCTATCATGTTAATGAGGTTACAAAGATCCCTTACTGTTTAAGGGAAGGGATCATAAGGGAAACCGTAGGTTTCCCTTAAAATTGAATAAAATTGTTATGAAATGTTGAACTGTACCCCAAACTGACCCAACTAGTATATGCAAAATGTCTCGCCTGGTTACATTCACTACGTGCTCCGGTTGCTTCCCCGTGTACCAACCCAACCAACTGGCTCATTGCGAGCCGGGCGGTTGCTTGTGGTGCGCCTCGAGCGAAGAAGCAGGGGAACCTACGGTTCCCCTAAGGGCGCTAGAGGCGCCCAAGGTGGAGCCCCTGTGGGGCTCGATCCCCGCACCCCCCTCCCTTGGAGCTGCCTCAGAATTCGACGCAGGTTCTGAATCTGTCACCAATGTGACCGAGGATTCCGCCAGCACCAATGAGTGCTGCATTTGCTACGACACGATTGATGCCCAGAAAAACAACTGCACCACGGAGTGTGGTCATAAATTCTGTTTCAAGTGTCTCGCGACCTCGATGGTCCATAACAACTTCTCCTGCCCGTGTTGCCGGACCCAGCTCGTGGAGACTTCGGAGGATTCCGACGAAGAGGAAGGTGAGTACGACGAGGATGAAGATGACGAGGGCGAGGACGGTGAAGACGGTGAGGGTGATGACAACAGTGTGGTCGAGTGCGACCTCGATGAGCTGTCGCGTCGTCTGGAGGCGAGTGGTTTCAAGATGCAAGATGTGTTGGCGATGTTGGTGGGTCGGTATGCTAAGGACGCGACCGATCTCGCTATCTACGAGATGAACAAGAAGTTTGACACGATCATTGATGAGGCTGATGGTGAGGCATTCGAGAACGACGCGATGGGTCAGGAGGATTTTCGCCGCACTGAAGTAGCTGTTTGAGTAGGATAGTTTGTATTGTAATAATGTTTTTTTATGATAAGGTGTAAGATATCAACTTATCATAAAAAGGAGTTAAAAAATTGTAATTATAAGCTGTTTATATGGATACAAACGATAACTGTGACTCAAAAACGAATGGTGAGGAGCTCTTTTTCTCGAAAATAAAGGATAAAATTAATATTATATTTGATGTGGGCTGCCGCGCAAGTAGTGTTTTTACCGAGTTTGAAGGGGAAGTTCATTATTTTGACCCGGTCAGCAGTTTTATAGAAGATTTGAAAGGTCAGGCTAACTCGAACAAGTCTTCGTACTTTAATAATTTCGGATTAGGAAATGAAGACAAAGAAATGTACTATTATCCGAGATACGAATCATTCTATGATAGAATAGTTAGTTGCCATGAAAGTGACGATTCTAATAAGGTTTTATTGAAAATCAAAAAGGGGAAAGATTATGTGATTGAAAAAAATATCCGTAACATAGATTTTCTTAAAATAGATACTGAGGGTTACGAGTTAAATGTTTTACAAGGATTCGGAGATTTCTTAGAAAATGTTAAGATTATACAATTTGAATACGGTGGAACATTTTTAGATAATAATGTCAAACTGATAGAAGTAATAAATTATTTACATCAAAGGGGATTTTATAAATTCTCTTACATAACCACCTATGGTACCGAACTTATAAGCGACTTTACTGACCATTACGAATACTGTAATATTGTTTGTATTAGACCGACCGAAAAAAAAAATGGGACAAATAATTTCTAAAAAAAGAAATTTATCGCTCATTCTTCCGTTGGACTGGGTGTAAATGACCTCCTTGAGGCTGGCTTACCATTTGACGGCTTCTTGGTTGTTTTCACAACTTTTTCAGCGGTTGGTAACTTTTGTTGTTCTCGTTTGTATTTATCTGGACGCTCATTTGTATCCATATAAGAAACAAACACCTTTTGGATATTTTTACATCCATTTCGGTCACGATTGATACACCCCTTTCTGTTGTTTTCCATTTGATATGTTAGAATAGAGTGTATCTTTCGTTCCTTTTTCTTTTTATCCGGTAGATATATGTTTTCACATACTTCTTCTGTTATATAATTCAAACAAGATGTTCGGTATTCGTCCAAATTATACACCCGAAAACGCTCTTTCAATTTACGCTTGATGGATAAATTGGGCGTGCTCATAAAGTGTCTCATTTGTTTTCCAATACTCCAATCTCCTATGATGATAATGTGGTCTTTGCTGTATTTCTTTTCTATTTTATTGAGTAATCGGTCTTCGCTTCGTTTTTTATTGATATAAGCATACCATTTATACTTACGAAATTTGACATCTTGATACAGTGGAATTAGTGTTTGGTTGGCTTGTATTTTTGCGTTGATATATTCCTGAAATTTATCTATATGACAAGTTTTGGAATTGTATTCCGCTAACCCCTGTTCTATTTTACTAATATCGGTTTCTCGCTTGATGGTTTCCAATCGTCGTTGATATTTGAATCGTTTGGTTTCTTTGATGCGCTGTTTGTTACGGTAAAACATAAAATTACCGGTATCGTCCATCATCGTTAATAGGGAACGCTTTCCAGGGTCAATAAAAATATGTTTTCCTTGTAATTGTTCTTTGGGTATTTCATCTATATAAGGAAATTCTTCTTCTTTCTTCGGTTTTTTAGTTGGTATGGATTTGACAGTGGGTTTTTTCTCTTGTTTTTTGGATTGTTTTTCTTCTTCAGTAAGTCCTTGTAAATTCTTTTTACCTTGTTTCATTTTGGCTTTCTTTTGTCGTTCTTGTTCTACACAATTTTTGTGTAAAAATCGTAACGAACACGCATAACCATCGGTAATAATGGTATAATCAAAATTGTATTTTTTCATCTTTGGATGAATATCAAAAAAAGTATCCCAAATAAATTCACGGTTGATTTCAATACAAGAATACAAATCTTGTTTTGATTTTTTCATTTCTTTGTCATGTTTGTTCTTGCGGGGTTGTTGAACACATTTATCAATCAAGGTAGTATGTTGTTTCGTATCTACCAACAATTCAATCAATGCTTTCGTATCTATTTGAATATGTCGGGGTATCGCATTGGTTTGTAACGGAAAAAATTGGAAGGATTTACGCTCCAACTTTTCCAATTCTAAACACAAATAGATCATACCTTTGATGTAAGAATAGGGTCGCACCTGAATGTCGTAATAATAACTTTTATCAAATGTTTCGGGAACAATACAGTAACGAACCTGTCGTAACCAAGAATGATATTTTTCATGACAAGTCACTGTATGATTGATAATATCGTTTTTCACCTTATACAATTCTTTTTTGAGTTGTTTTTTGAATTCTTTGTTTTCTATTTGGTCTTGATATTGGTGTTCAAAATACGCATTGACAAATCGTTTGACATAATTAAAAAACCGCATTTTGATGTTATTTTCAATCGCCGTTATCATCGTAACCTTGTAATAATCCAATATAGCGGATAAATTCGCACCGTCTTCCAAGTCAAACGAATGAAAATTTTGAAATTCTTGTAGCATCCGCAAATTTTCTCCTTTGGGTTTGTTACCGGAGGATGGTTTAAGCAATGAATTCATACACATTGAAATTGTATTGTTGGTAATCACCGGTATTGGTTGATTGGTATGATATTGATTCAAAAGCCATAACCGTAACACAAAATAAGTTTTGGTCGTTATTTGATTGGCTCGTGTAACAGCATCTTGTATGGTAGAAAAAATAGTATTATTTTCTGTATTTTCCTTACGAAATAAGGAGAGAAAAGGAACTTTGAGACAACGATACTTGTCGGGGGGTTCTTCCTTATAACCCATCCTATAATATACCTAAAGATATTTCTTTAAGTATATTTGCGCAAAAGTTAAAACGCCTAAATATTTATTTTCTACAAAGTGGGCATTTTCTGGACGCTTTATGTCCTTCTTTTACAATATTCCCTTCCCCCTCGCCATCGGTTTCATCTTCTTCACTCCAAAATAGTTTTCTTAAACATTCAATACAAACACTATGGTTACATTTTGGTAATGAAATGTGTCGTTTAGATTCAAAACATACACAACATTCATCCACATTATCCTTTATATCAAGAATACCTTTTCCACCATTCCAATTACCAAATAATACATCACAATTTATACAACAACCTTTCCCTCCCCAACATTCAATAAATTGTTTTGGAAATAAAGTCCCACAAAATTCAAAATTTTTACATTTTACTGGCTCACATCTATGAATACAAATCATATCGGGGTCAGTATAATATTCATTTTCATAATCACCTTGCCTCAAACATTCACCATTTCCTTTACACACCTCCATTGTTATTATTAACGGTGTTATTATTTAACTCTTTTCGTTTCAAATAGTAAGTTCGTCTATATTCTTTCAATTTTTCAGGGTCTTTTTCTTTCAATTGTTTCACATACTCCAGTCCATTTGCCTTAATGCGTTCCTTGTTATTTTCATAATATTTTTTATGGCGGTCACTGTTTGTATATTTTTGTAATTGTGTTTCAGTTTCTTCCAATTTTTTCTTTAATTTTTCATTTTCTTGTTTCAACTTTTCAAGGAGGTCTTGCTCCATATTTACACTTATATTATTACATTATCTTTATATTTCTTTGTAAAATTATTGTAAATGAAGCATCATACCGAAGATTACAAAAAATCCGCCGTCAAATATTATGTAAGACATAATGAAAATATGAGGAATACTTGTAAGATAGTTGATTGTAAAAAATCATCATTACAACGATGGATAACCCGATACAAAACACAAAAGAATATTCACCGTAAAACCCGTAACAATCATAATCTAAAAATTACACCGGAAATTACTCAATTTGTCAAACAGTATGTGCGTAAATACAACACTACCACATTATGGGAACTTTCCAAATTAGTATATGAAAAATACAATGTTCATTTGACAGATGGAAGTATTCATAATATTTTACAAAATCAGCGTATTACCCGCAAACGATTACGCAGTAAATATTATCCCGAAAAGAAAGAAGGGCAAGAAAAGGAAGATTTGGAACGGTTTTATGAAACTCTAAAAAAGTTTGATTTTAGAAAAACAATTTGTTTGGATGAAACCTCCATTTATTTGAATATGACATTGAGTTATGGACGCAGTAAAAGTGGAACAAGGGTTATCAAAAAGACCAATAAATACCCATATAAACGCTACAATATGTTATGTGCGATTTGTGCTGAAAAAGTGGTAGGTTGGAAATTGTATGAAAATATGAAAGGCGGGGTGAAATCACAAAATATTTTGGATTTTTACAACGAATATATCAAGGACGAATACAAGGATTATTTGGTAATAATGGATAATGCTGTAACACATAAATCCAAAATCATAAGACAGGTCATTGAAGAAACCGGAAATCATTTGACTTATTCCGTTCCGTATCATCCCGAAACCAATGGCGGTATTGAAGAATTTTTTAGTCAATTGAAACATTACATCAAAAAAGAAGGCCCGAATACCTATCAGGACATAGTAGATTGTATCAAACGAATATTGGTAACAAAAATAAGGAAGACACACCTATATAACTATTTCAAACACTTATATAGAAAATATGACTGATTATTGTATATTGTCCCATTTTTCTTTTCGGTCGGTGTAATAAGAATAGCGACATTAACCCGATGTAAACCTTTGCACTTAAGTAGCTGTTTGAGTCGGATAGTTTGTTTATTATTGCAATAATCAACAAACTTTTTTACGCATCGGATTCGTCAGATTCGGATTCAGACTCGTCGCATTCCTGGTATGAGATGTATTCGGTTACTTCATCGATAATTCCCAACAATCGCACTTTATCTATGTTGTCGTAGTCGAATAAGTAGGGGTTCGTCCAGAAATCCGGGTTTTTCAGCTGATTTTCGATCTTGGGTAAACACATCATATGTGTTTTATCAGTAGAATTACCTATAAACTGCTTTTCAATCAACACGTATTCGGGGATAACATAAAAGTACTTCTTATCGTCACAGTTCAACCAATAAATATCGTTATCCCCAATATCGTATTGCTTACTAGTCTTATGTTTGCCGTCATCTCTTCTACCATTGTTTTTTGCTAATCCAAACAACGGATTACCGTTTTTGACAAACCCACCTACTTTTTCCTGTACCTTGATACCTGGCTCTATAATGAAATCCACCACCGTTCCTTCCATATCTCCGTTCGTAAAAGTCAAGAAGTCTATCTTTGATTCGCGATATTTACGAAATTCTTTCTCGCGTTGTTGGTAGATATTTACCGGCGTATCCAGTGTTTCAAAGTCGAATTTAGGGGTAGAAAGGTAGAGTTCCATCATTCTATTTGCTATGTTCTCTTTGGTCACCTCGTATTGGTCGTACTTTGATTTGTTGTCTCCGATGGCGATCTTACAAACACCATTCAAATATTCGTACGGAATTGCCCACATACGTTTATCGTCTCCACATACGCAGAAAACGATAAAGTTGTCGTAACCGGTTCTTAAATGAAATCCGTACCCGCGCTTGGATTTATGGGTGGTTTTGAACTGGATGCCCATCCATTCGTCCTCAATTACAGATTTCGGTTTGAAAATGACATCCACTTTGCATCCGTCAAAAGCCTTCACTACATCAAACTGATGTTGCAGTAATCCCTTGAAATACTGAATGCAGTCGTATTCCAATCTGAGAAACTCGGTTTTGTCTTTCTGTAACTTTTCCTTCATGTGGTCCTTATTTCTTGCGATAGCACACGCGGGGCAAATGACACCGGTTTTTCGATTCTTGAATACGTTAAAATATACGTTGTGTTCGTGACCGCAGCTGGCTATGTAGTCCAGCTTGAAAGAGCCTCTACCTTTATAGTCCTCTTTGATTTGCAGGTATTCGTCGTAAGAGTTCAATAATCTGCATTTCTCGTTCGCAAAAGTTTGCTTGACACATTCGTACGCAAATGGATTACTCATTATATATACATTACATCGAGAAAATAATTTTAAATAGTTTTGCATAACATTATGCCTAAATGTTTTCATATGGGTCAAAAATGAGGGTTTGAATATTTGGACATATCATTATGCCTAAATGTTTCTTATGGACCCCCCTCCCCCAAAAAATAATTACATAATTATTGACAAATTATGAAATTTGATGTAAATTTCGGTCTGGGGAGGATTTGAACCTCCGACCGTGTCATATCTGAACTGACTGCATTTATGCAGCCATTTTTTAACAGTGACAAGCAATACCTGACTATGCTACCAGACCACGATTAATGGTGTCAATAATATCAACATTTTATATTTTTTGACTGCATGATTTTTCAAATCAAAATCGATGCAGCCAATTTTGTTTATATTTTATAAAAAATTGTTACGTTAATGCGTAACATATGCGACTAAGCGGACTTGAACCGCTGGCCTATGGCTCATAAGACCATCGCTCTAATGTTGGGAAAATGAATCAATTCCAACCAACTGAGCTATAATCGCCTGCATTTACGCTAACAATTTTTATGTTTATTTTTTTATGGTTTTTATAGCTATCATTAATACTGTCTAACTACTACCATATACACATAATTATGTTGATCGAGTAGGCTCCCGGGGGAGCTTCCTCTGATACGTATATATCACAACTACTCTTTATATGGTTTCGCACCATAAAATGATAAATGCACCATAAAATGATAAATGCACCATAAAATAACAATACAACCACAAATCAAAAGTCCGCGGTATCGTCATCATCCGCCTTCACTAGTGGTAGCTTAGGCATATAAACACTGTTACCACCCACCCCGCTCTGAGGGCGACTCGCCGCACCAACATGCAAAGAATGGGTGGTATGTATCGACCGACCCGTCATATGCGATCGCACACTCGACAACGCCTTTTCACGCTCGTACTTGATTTCTTGAACCTGGGCTTTCACATTGTCCGACGAGAACTCGGTCCGCGAATTAATACAAATCTCGGTTTCCAGGGTCTGTCCCTTGATCGCGGGTGGCAACATCGACTTCATGATAAACGAAAACACATTGGCCCATGCTTCCATCACCTCGTGTGTGGCGTATAGGCCAAGTTGGTTCGAAATCGTATATAACAAGGTCTGCACAAATATGGAGTACATATACGGTCTTATGGCGCGTTTAGTGTGGGCTTTCCCCAAATTATATAGCCGGAATTGCGTTTGTTCGTCGTTTTTCTTGATCGACAGCGCATAGTTGATGATCCGGATGATGATGGCCCCCTTCTCCGCGATTTTATTGAGACCGGTCGAGTGCGCACTCAGCACACTCTCAATCTTCTTGTTCTCGTCCACCAGTTCGAGCCGCTCATAAAAATCGTTGTAAAATAAGGTGATGCCATTGAGCTCGACACCGGATTCGGTCTTTTCACGTTTATTACAAATCAGCTTCCACGAGTCCGCGCACAACCGACAAATATCGTCATTGACAATGGGCACCAAAGGAAAGATGCTGGGCGTATAATGGGCGACCTGGACATCGAGGGGCACCGCGTATTTTTTCCCGAGCCTTTCTTGGATTTGGATGATGTCATTATTGTCGTTTCTACCGTCAGGTATCACGGCCATGCTTGTGGTTCCTCCCATATAGGTTATGACGTCAAATAACAAAACAACTAAATAATGGGTCAATGCGTCGCACCATCACACCTCTGACCAATAATGGAGTGCGCGTGCCAATGATCAACCACTTGTGATAACTGTAATATATTTTGTAAATCACAAGTTCTCCATTCAACGTATATGGGCCAGGATTCGCCACTGTTTGACGACATCAAACATATATTGAACGATATTGTTGGCGGAATAAAATACTGTGTCGAGAACACGGCGCATTGGTTGACCTGTACCGATCCGGACCACCCGGGGGAAATAAAACAGTTACATGTCGTCTATGGGCACCATAAACACGATTATAAGCCCCACCACGTCAGGTTCTCCGATGTCAATAGCGAACATTCCTTCCACGATTATATGGATAAAGTATTTCATAGGAAACATGGACACTACAAACCGCCCCATCTTCACACCGTCGATCCCAAAATTGTTACCAAAGACCAGTACTTTTTCAGGACGATGTACGTCTCGGAATAGCACTTACCCTCAGAAATAATAAATTTATGTAAACAAAATAAACATAGGTTCTCCATACTAGTGTATATAGATGGAACGGCTAGACAATATTAAAAATATCATCGAAGGATTGAACAAGCACCACCAAGTCGAGATACTGAAAATTTTAGATAAATCCAATTGTAAATTGAACGAGAACAAGAGCGGGGTGTATGTGAACATGTCGTATTTGAACGAAGAGACAATACAAGAGCTGGAAAAGTATCTGGACTATATCAAGGATCAGGAGGAATCGCTGGTCACCATGGAACACCAAAAAGAGGAATTTAAAAACACGTATTTTATTGATGGCGACAACACATAGCACTAATGATTATAAAAAAGAAAATAAAGGTATCGCGACAATAATCTATAGCGATATATCAACAACAACCGAACATGTTTGTGTCAAAATTTTTAAATAAATTGTTTTTTAACACAAACAACGAATGCTATTTCAGTACACTACTCAATTTGAATCAATATATGTTGACCAAGGGTCTGTATCGCGCGATTTTAGACCAATCGCACAATCAGGACCCCGAACCGGCCGCCAACAATATAACGATTGAAGTTGAGGGCGACAGCAACAATGAACTAGACACCTCGAACGAGGCGGATTTTGGATCCAGCACCAACTCATCTAACGACGACCTGCTTCTCCAGCGCAAAAACGAGTTTCAACGCGAGGGACGCAACATCACCCCGATACCGTTCACAGTGAATACAGAACCAAATACCCCCCAAAACGTGTTTCGACCTATACGGGCGAGTCCTGGGCCGGGTCCGGGGCCGAGCCCTACCCAAGGGTGTGCCCAAGGCCCGACCAAAGGTTGTGCCGAAGGCCCTACCAAAGGTTGTGCCGAAGGCCCTATCGAAACCCCTTTTTCGGGTGCCTACTCGCCCAAACAACCCGACACCCTATTTTGGTGTATTTTCATCATTGCCAACGGATACGGCGAATATATCAATGTCGGTCGCAATTACGGGGTCAAAGAGCTCGAAATCAAGCAAAAAGTCGGGGAATTCGTGTCGAAATGCGAGTATAAAAAGTATGCTACCAACTACAAGATCACGAACGCACTCCGCCAAGAAATACATTCGGAATTGCTGACCAGCCAAAAAGAAACCAGCTTCCCGTGCCTGATGGTACTGTGCTGTTTTTATAAGATCAATGTGGTGTTGGTCCATCCGACCTCGAAGATCATGTTGGAATTTGTGTCAGACAACGACGAAGACACGCCTTATTATGTCTTGAAACGTGATAATGTGGGGAAATACAGTGTGGACACGGATAAAAAGACGTGGAAGGATATCCAAGAAATGAAGGGGCGTTTAGTATGCCTGGATAATTATTTGAAACCGATGAAAGCGATGGGAAATTATAAAATCGATGATTTGGAGGCGCTAGCGAATCGACTGGGGGTGTTTGATGGGACGAAGAAATACAAAAAGGCGGAACTGTACCAGACGGTATGTCAAGCCCTTCAGTGGAGCAGGGAACCTACGGTTCCCCTGCGACCCCTCCCTTAAGAAATAAACCCAGGTCACCAATGACTTTTACTGCAAGGATGGGATCATAAGGGAAACCTGGGTTTCCCTTAAAAATTGAAATAGTTAAAAGGGCGTAAATATATGATATTATAATATACCACATATTTAACTAATAAAATGGAGAAATCTCCAGACAAATCATTGAAACAGCAAAAGCAGGCATTTGAAAATATAGTAAAAGAGTATTTAGAGAGCAATCCCATCATTCGCACGGGCCATCGACAAAACGAGCTCGAGATCCGTTTCGGTACCAACCATAAATTGGCCAAGCCCCTCTCTAAAATCGACTACGACAACGTGATCAAACAGCTTTATTCGTGCGGTTTTACGCCAGAAAACCCCGACGGACTCCAGATTTTACGTATTATTCCAGAAACCATCGACCCGCGCACCGGCAAGGCCAAGATGCAAATTCGTGCCGAGATCGTGGGCACCGACCTCATCCAAGAGTATTGTCGTACGAACAGTATCCAAAGCGTGATCAACATGCCGTCTACCCTCTTCAATAAGGTCAAGTTTACGAAAAAGATGACGGCGATGACCAAGGCGGGTGCTTTCATCCAGAAGGTCGACATGGACGATTTCAACTTCCGCGTCTCTTTCCAGACGGAGCAGGATTACCATATCCAGACCGACGTGGCCCGCTCCATCATCGCCCGGTGGCAAGACTCCAAAAAAATATTCAGATCCATGAACCGCGTCCGCCTCCACCACCCGGACCTCCCCGTCTTCGCGGATTTAAGCATTGTCAAGTCGTCGGCCAGCACCCGAAACTATGTGCAGATCCCCCAGTACAGCATACAAGACGCCGGGGTCTTCGAAGGGGTCGAGAAGTACGAGATCGAGTTGGAGGTGGACAACAGTCGGGTAGGGCCCGGCACCCCCTTCAACACGGTTTCATCAGTCATGGGCGCGATCCGTAAATGCATCCGCACAGTGTTGAGTGGGCTACAGGGCACCAACTACCCGGTTTCGTACCAAGAACAGGCCGATATTTTACAGGAATACATGGCGGTGATCCACGGCGACCTGTTGGAAAACCGTGCCGAAGACGAAGATGCCCCCACCGATAAGAAGCGTACCACCAAGGAAATTTTGGACGAATTTCGACAGAACCCGCGCCGCATTTTCCCCTCGGATTTCATCGGGCCGTCGTCCTACACGCTCCAAATCGGTAATATTGTGGTGCCGAACGACAAGTACATTACCCCTAATATCCGTAACAATTACACAGTGACGGACAAGGCCGACGGTGAGCGTAATTTGATGTATGTCTCGGAAACCGGTAAAATCTATTTTATCGACATCAATACGAATGTTATCTTTACTGGCACACAAACCACCGACAAAACCTTGTTCTTCAGCGTGTTGGACGGCGAGCATATCAAGCACGATCGTAACGGGAAATATATTAATTTGTATGCCGCTTTCGATCTCTATTATGTGAATAAAAAGAGTGTGCGCGAGTTTGCCTTTTGTCCGAGTACCGAGAGCGACAAGGAAGTTGATGTCCCTGTTACCAAATTCCGTCTCCCGCTTTTACAGCAATTTATCGAACTGTTGAAACCTATATCTGTGTTTGAACTCCAAGACAAGGGGGAAGTGACGCCTAAGGAGCCGAAATACCCCACGGATTTCATGGTGAAATGCAAGAATTTCAAGGCGACCAGCTCCCTCAAAACGATCTTCGACGGTTGCTCGGAAATCTTGTCGAACATCCAGGACGGCACCTACGAATATAACACGGACGGGCTCATCTTCACGCCCGCGAACCTGGCGGTGGGAGGGTCGCGCGAGGGCGGTCCGGCAGGTAAGCTGTCTAAGATCACCTGGCAACACTCGTTCAAATGGAAACCCCCGGAGTTCAACACGATCGATTTCTTGGTCACGGTGAAAAAGGATAAGACGGGCAAGGACGAAGTCCACCATATCTTCCAAGAGGGGCTCAATTTACAGGGCGCGCAGCAGGTGTTACAGTATAAGACCATGATATTACATGTCGGGTTCAATCCGCGCGATGACGGATACATCAACCCTTACCAGGACGTGCTGGATGATAATGTGGCGGGCGGCGCCGACGAGAACGATAAAAAGTACCGCCCGGTTCCCTTTGTTCCTACCGACCCTTACGATCCCAAAGCCTACTTAGCTAACATCATGTTGAAGGAGGACGGAAACCAGCTGGTGATGATGACCGAAGAAGGCGAGTATTTCGATCGAGACACGATTGTCGAATGCAAATATGTGGCAGAGAATGCCGACGGTTGGAAGTGGGTGCCGATACGTGTCCGCTACGATAAGACGGCTCAATTGCGGGCTAAGAAGAACAATTTTGGTAACTCGTACAAGGTGGCGAACAGTAACTGGTACTCGATCCACCACCCCATCACGGCCGAGACGCTTTCTACCGGAAACAATATCCCCGAAGGCACCGCCGACGACGACGTGTATTATAACAAGTCCAACGAGGAGACGAGCACCCAGGGACTCCGCGACTTCCATAATTTATATGTCAAAAAGAACCTCATTCAGGGGGTGGCGAACCGCGGCGACACGTTGATCGATTTCGCGGTGGGGAAGGCCGGCGATTTGAAAAAATGGATCCGGGCGAACCTGTCGTTCGTATTTGGCGTCGATTACTCGCGGGACAACATCATCAACCAATTGGACGGGGCTTGTGCCCGCTACTTGAACGAGGCGAAGAAGGCCCAACGCATCCCGAAGGCGCTCTTTGTTCAGGGAAACAGTGCGCTCAACATCCGTAGCGGCGAGGCCTTGTCCACCGCGAAAGATAAGGTGGTCGCACGGGCAATCTTTGGACAGGGCGCCAAAGACATCACGGAGCTCGGCAAAGGTGTGTATAATCAGTACGGGGTGGGCGAGCTAGGATTCAACATTGCGTCGTGTCAGTTCGCGCTCCACTATTTCTTCCAAAATTCGCAGACCTTTCATGAGTTTTTACGTAATGTGGCCGAATGCACCAAAATTGGCGGACATTTCATCGGCACATGTTACGATGGCGAGACGGTGTTCAAGATGTTGAAATCGCTCAAACGTGACGAGGGGATCACCATTATGAAGAATGACCGTAAGATTTATGAGATCATCAAGAAATACGACCAGACCGGGTTTCCTGACGATGAGATGAGCTTGGGCTACCCGATCCATGTGTTCCAGGAGAGCATCAATCAGTATATTCAGGAATATTTGGTGAATTTCACGTATTTTATCCGTATCATGGAGGACTATGGTTTCGTGTTGGTGACGAAGGACGATGCACGGCACATGGGGTTACCGCGGGCAGACGGTATGTTTTCGGAATTATTCACCGAAATGGAGAACGAGATTAAACGGAACCCTAACCGCTCCGCCGATTACCGTAAGGCGATGTTCATGAGTCCAGAAGAGAAACGCATCTCGTTCGTCAACCGTTATTTCATTTTCAAGAAGGTACGATCGATTGATACTAAAAAAATGGCACAGACCTTGTTGAAAGAGCAAACTATGATGGAGCGTAATTCGGAAGAGAATCTGAAAGAAGTTGAAAAGACTGTTGCAATGGCTGTTGCAATGGCGGAAACGCCGGTGATTAAAAAGAAAAGTCGTCTGGTTCTCAAGGCACCACCCATGGCACCCGCAATGGAGCCCCCAGCAGGACCTGCACCCATTACAGGACCTGCGCCACAATTTACCGGAGAGAAAATCACCCTTAAAATCAAGAAGCCATAAATAGATATAAACGTTAACTCCGTATAATATGTAGCGATACCTTTTACATATAATACATAGAATAGAATGACTTATTACCAGTTACCGAGAACCAATTTTTTATCGCATAAATACATCGATTGTATTACCGACGAAAATGGTGTCCCTGTGCCGATCGTCTCTAACTCTCTCTCGGGGTATCTCTACGAGATCAAAGAGGAGCTCGATAAGCAAGAGAAGGACTGGGACATCTTCAAAAAATACACCAACCCCTACGAATATATCCACACCCAGCTTCCTAACAAGAAGAAATGCATCTCCAAATGCAAACCCCTGTCGCGTTCCTATTTCAAAATGATCGAGATGATCCACATATTCAATCTTTATTTTGACGACGCGCCGGTATCTAGCTTTCATCTGGCCGAGGGGCCAGGTGGCTTCATCGAAGCATTCTTAGAGATACGCCAGTGTCCCGAAGACCAATATATTGGTATGACCATATTGGACGATAGAAACGATCCTAACATCCCCGCCTGGAAAAAAACCGAGAACTTCCTAAGACACAATAAAAACGTCTTTATCGAAAAGGGGGCGGACCAAACCGGAAACATACTGTCGCTGGAAAATTTCATGTATTGTAAGAAGAAGTACGGCTCGACCATGGATTTTATCACAGCCGACGGAGGTTTCGACTTTTCCCTCGATTTCAACCGCCAGGAAATCAACATTGCCAAGCTCCTGTTCGCCCAAATCAGCTTTGCACTGGTAATGCAGAAGAGCGGGGGCACCTTTATCCTCAAAATTTTCGATTCTTTCATGCAACACACGGTCGACCTCCTCTACATCCTCTCATCGTTCTACGAAAAGACGTTTATCATCAAACCACAGACGAGCCGCTACGCCAACTCCGAAAAATACGTGGTATGTAAGGGGTTTTTGGAACCCCTGGCGATCGAGACATTTGACATACTCTATCGGGCATTTGAAAAGATGCTCGCCACACCAGACCCGATTTATCGATTCATCAGCATCCCTATCCCGGTCAATTTCATCACACGTTTGGAAGAATATAACGCGATCTTCGGACAACAGCAAATCGAAAACATTTATTTTACCATCTCGCTCATGAAACAGAAGAATAAGCAGGACCGAATCGACAACCTGGTCAAATCCAATATTCAAAAATGCGTGGCGTGGTGCACAAAATACAATGTCCCTTATTCCGTCAACGTAAGCGCCGGCGCCGATACATATAATAATGCGAATAATTACGAGACGAAGCTTGCCCCGCCTCCCGGTCTACCGATCCCGCCCAATCTTTTGAACCAGCCCCTTAGTGACTTTTTGGTCGATGCGTCCAAGAGTGCTGTACCCAACACGAGTGGAACCGCACTGCTACGGAATGTATTGCGATTGTAATATAAACAATATAAAAGCGCCACATCTTGTTAACATATATAATATGTGGCATCTTAAAAAGGACACTGTGGAACGGTGGAGCTGGGCAGTGCCGATTACCGATATTGGCTGCAAAAACACGATTGACCTCGGTAACAAACTGAAACTGACCTACCCCCTGGCCGACCTGAGCAGTAATATTGTGCGACCGTTTCAAAATAAATCGGCAACGATACCTATCACCGATGAAAGCCGGTGGATCTTTGAGACGACGACTAAAGTGCTGTTGGATATCAATGAGAAATTTTTTAATTACGACCTGCTTTATATCGACGAATTACGGTTTTGTGTCTACGAAGAGGGTGATTACTACGATAAACATACGGACATGCAGTACGAGTGCACCGGTGTCAAGAAGATTAGTTTTTTAATTAATTTGAGCGACCCAGAGACGTACGAAGGCGGGGACCTGCTGCTGCATTTCGACAAGGAACCCACCGTATCTAAACGCGACCTGGGATCCATGACCATTGTTCCGTCGTTTTATGCGAGTGAGATCACGCCGGTCACGAGCGGTACAAAATATTGTATTATGGGCTCGGTGATAGGGCCAAAGTTCGCCTAACAGGGGGAACCAAGGTTCCCCCTGCCCCCTTCCTTTGAGCTGTAAATGTTCTTGGACACTATCTTGGTAACCATCTTGGAAATTATCTTAACAACAGGGTTAACATAATTTGTTTACTATTTAAGGGGAACAATGAGTTCCACTTACGCGCATCGAACCCGCTTTATATTCCGGGTAAGTTGGGTTCGGGTAGCCAACCACATCTTTGATCGTATATCCAGAATCGGTACCGTACGCCAGTGCATTAGCTGTGTGGGGGCCATACTTGGTGCCGGTTTGCGCCGCCGCCGTTTGTATCGTATTGTATTTGGTGCGGGCAATGAGCGAGCTCGCGCTTACCCCACCCTGCTGCGAAAATTGGCTGTTGTTGGGTTTATAGGTGGTGCAATAACTCGGGTCCGACACCGGGTAGCGGAACTGGTTTTGATCGTAGGTGTAATTGCGGCTATGCAAATACTGTTTCGCGTCGGTAAAGTAGGCGGGCTTGTTCTGTTGGTTATACTTTTGACGAACCATGCCAGCGCTACGGCATCTGCGTTTAGCGTTTTCCGCGGGCGACAAGAACACTAAACATGTTCCCGGTTCTTCGCACGTATTGTTGGGTAAGATCATGTCAATGGTATTGACTAAACCATTGTGGCTTGCGTCCGTCACGGTATGAACGATGGAGCCACCGGGGCGATCAAATTCGTCGATGCTGTACGCCGAACGTTGTTTGCATGCCGAAATGTTGGTTTCATTGCTCAACGTCGCTATCTCACGGCGATATATTTTCAACGGATTGGCCAAAAACAGGTTATGGGTCCCGTACCCGGTGCGCCCCGGATTCTTTTTAATAGAAGACGTTATTTGATTGAATGTTCTCCCTTTCCACGGAATGACGGGTTCTAATGTATCAAAAATAGCAGAACTCATCGTATATTATTATTATATTACTGTATATATATTATCATGGCAAAAGTTTCCCAAAAAACCGTGGCGCAAATTGTGATGTGGATGACTCTGATCTTTTTCAGTTTTATTATTGTTTATTCGTGGATCGGCGGCTCGTTTTGGGAGAACTTCGACTCGTCCGGCGTATCCGATAAAAATATCGATATTTATAACAACCTCAATACCTTGATCAACGGCAGCACGCTCGGAAAACCTAATTATGCGGCCAACATTAATATTTCAGGAAATCTCTTCGGAAATAACAAGGCGTTTGTGAGCCCGACCAGTGCGGATACAATAACCGGATATGTCACGGTTCCGCCAGTGGTGGCGTCGACGAGCAAAACGACCTTAACCACCCCTGCGCCTGCGCCCGTCCCAGCTCATTAGATAATTTTATTTATAGTAAAATAAAATAATACTCTTTGTAAACGTATTAAATGCTATTTTGGTGTAATAGATAGCGCAGACAATATGAATTTAAGCATGGATGTACATAATTTTTCGATGGTGAATGTTCATTTTTTAGATACGAAACGTAACATGATCATGGACGGAAATTTCACCAAAGTCATTTATTCTAACCAATATTTCGTCATGAACAGTATTTATTTGTTTTTTCCGATCGATTGGGCCACCATTTCCAAGGGGTACGAGACCAACAAATGCTTTGTTCGGTTCAACCCTTATAGCGCGAAAAACTTGGCGATTATCCAAGACATTGCCAAGATAGAAATGCGGATTCTCGACTATTTTAAAAGTTATTTTGATATTACTCTGAAGTCGAACCACCTACTCTCCAAACAGATGTATTCGGGGAACATGAAAATATTTCAAGAATATGGTACGACACCGCGTAATGAAAATGCTTTGCCGGCGAACGATGCACCGATATTGCCGGATCCCCATGATCCTAGAACGTTTGTCATTAAAATATCGGGGGTGTGGGAGAGCTACGATGAAATCGGGATTACCTATAAATTACTCCAAGCTGCAGGGAAACCTACGGTTTCCCCCGCACCCCCTTCCCTTAAACTGTAAAGTAGTTGTGTGCATCCTTTGCAAAGCCCTCTGACCCCTGCGCCCCCTCCTTTACACAGTATACCGCCTATGTAACCACTTTTATGCATCCTTTGTAAACAACCTGCATAACAACTTTTGCCGTGTGGTTAATATAACATCATCTTTTTCAATAAGGGAAGGGGTTGCATGGGAAACCGTATGTTTCCATTCTCCGTAAGGCTCTCTGCGACGTTCGGTTTCCCTGCGGCGAATGGTTGACGGGACGGGGTGCGTATATCATATAATGTATTGTTCTCCGGCGCGTTTTTGTAAGGCGTCTCGAACTGCGTGATCAAGATCCGCTGTTGGTCTTCATCAATCGTATATTGCAGTGAAGAAATATCGCCTACGCCATCCATACGATTTCCCACATATCGGTCGAATTCATTACGATTCACGCTCTTATACATCTCATCCGCAAACTGTATGATCTCCTTACAACCGACTTTATAGAACTGATCTCGGTCAATACGTATTTTGGCAGCCAGGGCGCGTTTTTGCAGCATATTATCTTCGTAGCCCCAGCACCAAAAATTGGGGTATCCGCCAATTTTCTCAAAATCCGCACCAGTGATCGAAACAATCCCACCCAATGTGTAACTATAGCCAAAAAAATGTTTTATATTATTTTCATACGTCACGTAATTCAGCAAGTTTTTTTCATAGGGCATTGTGTCCACGTCGTTGAACACAAAGGTGATGTTTTTATAATCGTCGGGATACGCCTCTTTCATTGCTAAAAACCCTATGTTTTTCATGGCGCCTCGGTTAAAATCGCGTTGATCACCTTGTTCTGCAAAATAAATTTTATAATCTGTGGAGGGTAGGTCTTCCAATACGTAGGCCATTTGACGGAGAAATAGATTTTTTTGATTTTCTCTGTCGCGGTAAGGGATGATAAATATTATTTTTGGTACTACACATGTAACCGCGGTTGTTGGGCTTTCCATTACAAAAATATTGGTATACTATTTACTAATATTTTTACGGAGACTTTACACATACTTTACATAAACATTCTCATCGTGGGCGGGCGGCGAGGCTGGGCAATGACTTTGAAAACCGACTGGACAGGAGGCTCGGACACAGGCTCAGGTACAGACTGTAAGGGCTCGGGTGGGACATACAACAAATCCTCAATAATCTTCTCCTCTTCCGCGATCGCTTCGACAATCTCTTGGATCTGTTCCATCACGGGCTCCACGACCGACTCAGGCTCCACGATGGTCTCAGGTTGGACGGGAGCAGAATGTAAGGGCTCAGGCTCCATGACGGGCTCCATGACGGGCTCAGGCTCCATGACGGGCTCCACGACGGGCTCCATGACAGGCTCCACGACGGGCTCAGGCTCCACAACGGGCTCAGGCTCAGGAACATAATGCAAGGGCTCGCTATGGAAGGGCTCTTGCGGCACGGCATCTACGTTAACAATTTCGGAGGGCTGATCGGACATCCTTATACACTACGACAACATTATTATCTCTCGAAAGGCGTAAAAAAATGGGGGGGAAACGAATGATACGAATAGGGCTAAACCGTATATTTCAACAATATCGAGCTCGGTATCAATGTCTCGCGAATGACGTCCAACTTCTTATAACATTTATTGATGGTGACTTCACTCACACCACACACCGACTTTACGTCCTGTTTCGTCACGTTCATCTGACAATTCTGGGCAATGAAATAAACTATTCCGGCAGCAATCGCATGAGGTATATTGTCGGTGATCGTGTTGTTCTTTTCTATTTTATCGGCGACAAATTTGGCCAACATGGTCAATTCTTTGTTAAAGTTCAATCGGCTACAATACCTCTCAATGAACGAACTGGGCAAGGTGGCGCAAAACTCCGTTTTCTGGGCGGGCTCGATGTTACGCTCGATATTTTGTAAAATATTCACCGCCATGGAACACCCGGTGGTCGCGCTGGTTTTATCTAAACGAAATATTTCGGCGATTTCGTGGGCAGTTCGAGGGCAGCCGTTCAGCCGACAAGAAATATAGATCGACGCTGCCTTGATGCCATCACGGTTCATACCCCGAAACATTTTTTGTTCAGATATGTCTTTATGTACCGTCATAGCGTAGTCTATAAAAATCTTGGGGATGCCCGAATTCTGTGCCATGATGGTAATAAACTGAAATTCGTCGTATAGCGATTTTTCCTTATGCGGCATCGACTGCCATTCCGTCCATTTCCGAATCTTCTTCATCTCGTACGAGGACTTGTTATTACACAACACTTTACAACCGAACGAGGATTCGATCAACAGTGGATTAATCGGATTCCCGCACCGGGTCGGGTCGTTGGCGTTCTTGTCTTCCGCCCCGTAAAACCGCCATTCGGGCGAATAATCGAGAACGTCTTTATACATTATCCCGCAAGTCTCATTTACGCAGGTGGGAAACCCGGATTCCATGATCATTAAATGTGAGTTACATAAATGACATGTTTCCAACTCTTTAGCTATAGGTGTCGAATAAACACACTCTATCTCCGATGACGCGGTCAATACTTGTTTATCCGTGTCAAACACCTTCCACAGATCTTGTTTATCCTTGTTCGACAATTTAGATTTGTTTTTCTTGGTTTGGGGGGTACTATGATATGTGGGTTTGGCACTAGCTGTCGCGATACTGGGGATCGAATATGTTTGCTCCGGATCGATCTCTTCGTGTATCAGGTTCGCGGCCGATTCGTCGCCCCCGTCAGGGCCGGGGTCCAGGTTCAACGCCGGTTTTTTTACACGCTTCACTTTAATCGTTCTTTTTTCATTGGTTCGGTTCATTCGGTACTTCTATACAATAACGGGTGTTGGCTTTAATCAATTTTTTTATATCAATAATATAACTAATCGTTCGGAATCGTTGGGAATATGAGTAAAAGTGATTACGAACACGACCCCGATTTTATAGAATGTGGTAATCAACAAGATATTGAAGATAAAATTTGCTGTACTGGCCTGTTCGAACCTATATCAATCAAAGCCCAAATTGATGAAAGCAGTTATGGTGCCATCAATGATATTGCTAACATGATTTCGAATGTTCTCTGTAAGGGGATCTATGATCCCAACGAATTCAAAAAATGTCCGAACGGCGATATTAGCCAAACGTTCTTAGGCGATTTGATTATATTTATTGTCAAGGAGCTGGGGCTGAGCAAGAACAAGGATTTGTTGATTAAAATTATTCGGCACCTGGAGATCGGGGAGGACGATTTTGACAGTTTTGACGATTCGAATCTATTTCCCACCGCGATACCCGAGACATCTATCGATGTGGTCGATGTACCGCCTGCTAATAGCAAAGAAACTACGCCAGGTACCCAAGCCAAAGAACATAAGACCGAAGATGCCAAGCCTGGAACCATAGCGGAAAAGCCTGAAACTAAGACCGATGAGACCAAACCCGGGACTGTAGCGGAAAAGCATGGAACGGTGGCCGAAGAGGCCCATACGGAAAAGCCTGGAACTGGAGAACATGGAGCGGAAAAGTCTGGTACGATTGCCGAAGAACCAGCGAAATCCGACTCATTAGTATCCAAACTCAAACAACAGGTTAATAGCGCAAAGGAATCGTTAACCCAGCAAGGATCAGACAAGGCCACTGAACTCAAGGAAGCCGCAATCGAAAAACTGAAAAGCGCGGCCAGTGGAAACGCTAGCAAGCTCAGGGCTGTCGGACTCGAACTCTTGAAGCGTCATAAGGGCGGGGCAAATTATGTACAGACAGGGGGTGGCCGTAATACGTACTGTATCGAGCAAAATACACAGATGGTAGACAACAAAACCTTCGTCATTAAAAACACCATCATCAACGCGGTATTTAAGAAATTCACGGAACCTAAATATATCTATTTCCACCATATTATCCGTAAAATTATCGATTCTTTGGAAAAATTGGTCGAACGCCCTGCTAAGAACGACGGTAACGACTGTTACGAGAACATTATCAAAACCTATTACAACGATTTGGTCGACGATCACCATCTGACCCAACTGAAAGGCGGGGCATTGGTCGACCTCAGCATCATTGACGCTATCATAGCCAATAATGTGGTGATCGACAGTAAGACGGTCGATGTAGAAACAGAGCGATATAATAAAACCCATTATTGCGACTTTTCGGTTTACGGTAACAAGCCGGAAACAACGGTCGACGAGTACGGTGATATCCACGATATTGGGGCAGGTATTAAGCTGATCCGGTCCGAGTTCGACAAATTTATTTCGGATAAAAGGAATGTGATGATGGTCGTTAAAACCATTGTTTCAAAGATCATTGCCTTGTCGTCCGGCTCCTTTTCTAGTTCTCGAAAAGAAAGAATTATCAAGTTGTTTGCAGACAAGATCAACGACATTTTCTCGGAATACCCTGGCGCCACCCCCTCCCCCGAACAGGGGGCATTGGTGGGTGGGGCGCCTCTTTTGGCGGTGGCAGCGAGGGGGATCGCGTCCAAAGGGGCGAAAGCGCTGGCTAAACGAGAGGGGAAATCTTTCGCTAAGTCCGCTAGTTCGGGGTCCGGGGCCGGAGCCAAATCACTGTTCGGGCGCGCCAAAGAGCTCTACCAAAAAATTCATCCCTCCGGTAGCCAAAGTATCATGAGTAAATTGACATCGAGTATTGCGTCTTCTACCCCTATGGGGGCGAATGCGGCCTCTTTCACGGCGCTTAGTAGCAACACTGCGACCTCGACCCCTTCGACCCCGCCCCCCTCGGCCTCGACCCCTTCTACTTCGACCCCCTCAGGCCCTGCGGGTCCCACGATCACCCTCCAGTCTGGAACCAATGTCATCGATATTGAAAAGGCCAACAGTATTCAGGTGAGAACCTATCTGATCAATTATATAAAGACCCAATACCGGAAATTGTATAAGGAGGTGAGGATGGACATCCGACAGCATATGAAAGACAATACGAGTTTATGGAATGGCCTGGTAGATCATATGAAAAAAAGCATTGACGAGAACATCCGTTCCTTCTTCAATAAGGAGGAAAAGAAGAAATATTTGCCCTCGTTCCTACAGTGTATTATCCGCCCCATCATCGACGATTATAACCATTACAAAGAGAAGGACGCCAGGGACAGCATGATCGGTTTCATCAAAGTCAACTACGAGCTATCTTTGAGCAATATAACGAAACTGAAGACGGGACAAATGTATTATGTACAACAACACGCCTATATTGATCCACGTACCATTCGGGGGTTAGCGTCTCTTTTTAGTCGCCCGGCGAAGCCGGTCCCGCGTCGATTTTTTGGCAAATTTTTAGGGATGAAAACTAAGCGTTACGATAATCCGCTTACTAAAAAAACCGAAAAGGCTAATTTCATAGCGTTTTTAGATTTGAATTTCGGCGGAAAAGTTGACAAGATGTCGACGCGTACGACCCGGCGTAACCTGGCCAATAGTAATGTCATTACTTTCAAGTTTTTGACGGAATTCGATTTGTTAGATACGTTGGGGGAGAACCTGCCTTATTCGATAGCTCTGTTGACGGACCAACATATTGCCGAATTACAACAACGGAAGGAAATCACCTTTGATAATATTTTGAAATCGGAATATTTACAAGAACAACAAGACCTAGATAAACCAGTGGAAACCGTAGCATATGTTGTTGATAAGCCTGTCGTAGCTGTCGCAGAGCCTATTATGGAGCCCTCTAGCAAGCCTATGGGGGAGAACCTAGCCGCGAAGCCCGCTGTGGAGAACCTAGACAAAATTGGATTAGTGGGTGGGGGATTTGTGCAAACCGGGTTCTCGGGCGAGATGGTATTAGAAACCGGCCCTGATACTTCGAATAGAAACTATACCCTGATCAAAAGAGACAAAATCGGTGATATCGTAAAATTCGTCTTCCCAGACCAAGCTCCTACCCCCAAATTCACTCTACCCCCTGGGTTCCAACCCTACGGTATAGTCACCTTTGTCAATGACGCAGGTTTCCGAACCATACAGTTTTATATCCCGTCCAGATACTTTGAACACCCTAATATGGACAAGCTGCTGAAACATTACCAATTTATTCCGGTCGCCACAAAGGTAAACGTCTACGAATACAGCGAACAGATCGACTATACTGGTAAACCCGATATACACAAAATATTCGACTATTATCTCTACTATCAATCTATTCTGAAATCGTCGAATGGAGAACCTGGTTCTCCTACGTTTATCTTTAAAAACATCCAAAATAACAACGATGCTATTATACAAAACATCTTGGAAATGGGTCTTAAAAACAACGGCTCGAATAATGATGCAGATAAAAATATTTACAACATTAAAGAAGGGCTCGGATCTCTCTATACCGAACACTTTGGATTACGTATGTTTTCGGGGGAGAACATTTTCGTGTTCCAAGACAAGGCGGGAGAACCTGCGTATTTCAAATTAAATCACTTTTACTCCTCCCAGGCCTATTATGACAATAACTACCCCATAGAAAATACATATTTTACTGTTTATCCAATTAACCAAAAATTGCCCCAAAAATCGACCCCTTCGAAGAAGGTAGGAGGTTCTCGATCTCTCCAAAAAAGAAGGAAAAATAAAAACAAACATAAAAAAAATAAAACCAGAAAACTACACCGAGAACATTGCCCCTAGAGCCCATTAATTTTTATCTTCTTTTCTAGGTTCTCGAACATCTCCGGATTATACACCAAATTCCCCGTGGGTTTATACTGGTTGATCGGTGTATATTCCTTCTTCGGTTTCTGCGCTCCGTGGCTCTTATCATTCAACATATTGTTCTCCGGATCGTCTTCCACGTTCTTCTCGATTAAATTACCCCGCTCGTCAATCACCTTCCCAGTCTTCTTCTTGATCTCGTTGCGTACATACGACGGAACCCAGTTACTCCACGAAATAAAGAGGGTGTTGGGGTGCATATATTTCACCGTAAACCCGTTCTCCTCCAATTTCACCACTAAATAACCAATACACTCACCCTGGTCATACACAGGTTCTCCAAAGATATATTCGGGAACCGTGAACCATATGTGTTGATCGTTACTTTTATTATGCGAAATAAATTTAATCCGCTTATGCACGCGATTCAGTATTTTATTGAAAATAGCCAACTGTTTTTTGTCGCGCATATGCTTCTTTTCGTACAAATCGTCTATGTTGAGTTTCCCCATCGCCTCTTCGTCATCGACGGTCAAGTAGCATGCCATCTCAAAAATATATTTTAATCGTAATATATTTTTGTCAGATAAAGTATTCGAAGATTATACCCTAACATATGCTAACTACAGGGACATATGGAACACGTTATAAAACACATTGTAATTTCGGGCGGCGGAACCGCCGGCCTCTCCTTTTACGGGGCTTTACGAGAGACTCACAAAGAAGGGCTCTGGACATTGGATAATATAGCGTCTTTGCACGGCATATCGATTGGCGCCTTTCTATGTGTACTTTTATGTTTGAACTACGAATGGTCCGAAATCGACGATTTTTTGATCAAGCGTCCATGGCATAAGGTCTTTAAGTTCAATATTTACACAATTATGAACTCCTTCCAAAAACGGGGGATTTACGATATACAAATCATCGAAGAAACCATTTTGCCCCTGTTCAGTGGGAAAGACGTGGATATTAATGTGACCTTGCGCGAATTCTATGAGCGTTTTCCGTTTGATTTACATATCTATGCCACGGAAACCCAGAGCTACCAACTCGTCGATTTTTCGCATAAAACTCATCCCGACTGGCGAGTCATCGATGTGATCTACTGTTCGTGCTGTGTCCCCATCGTGTTCTCCCCGTTTCTATGTGCCGACGCCTGCTATTGTGACGGCGCACTCTGCACGAACTATCCCCTAAAATCGTGCATCGACCATGGTGCGAATCCGGACGAAATCCTAGGGATAAAGGTGCAATTTGACCATTCGAATCAAATTAAAATGGGGGCGGAGTCGTCGCTGTTCGACTATATTATTTATTTGTTTAACAAATTGATCGAGAACCGCGTCATCGCTCCGGTCGAACCGCCTATTTCATACCAAATTATCATGAAATCGACCCATGTGTTTGCCTATGACGCCTATTATGTGTTAAGTTCTCCCGAGGAGCGTGCGCGGCTCATCGAATACGGGGCGAAACATTGGAACAATGGAACATTGGGACCAAACCTTAAGACATCACCAACTGTTTTTTGATACATTGATCGTCGATTTGGAACGTGTCGCACTTGGTGTCTTGGGGGACAATTTGGAGAACGCATTTGGATTTCTCCCCGTAGAGGGGGACGACACAACCCTTTTCCTTTTTATTTCCGTTATTGGTAGTGATGTCGATGGTGGAGATCTTTTTAGAGAACCGCACACGCCTTTTGGGTTTTTTCGATCGTGTACATCTGGCCCGGAAATGTTCGTAACGTTCTCGCACGTCTTCGTAGGTGAGCCCCGATTTCTTTTTTAACATTTCATTCACTACTTCGTGTAAATCGTAGACATATTTAGAGAATGTAGCGCGGTTCTCCATGGCGGCTATTGTGAGGGGTAATTTTTTGAAATTCTTGACTAAATTCTTTCGACATTTACCACAGGGCAACACGTTTTTCAAATTGAGTACGAATTCCATATAATTCTGTTTATCGCTTTCACTAGGATTCATCGGATAGTTGAAACTGATCGTGTGGAGAAAATGCCAGGCACTCGGCCCCCATACCGTGGTCAACATACCATCGTTGCTTTCATAGTCCTTGTTGGTAAACACATTGACGAGGGGCGGCGTACGCCGCTTTTCAGTTTTATTTTTTGACCGCTTTATGTTTTTTGAAATTATCTTTAAGGAATCAACAACAGGTAACATAAATCTTTACATTATAGTTAGATATTTTCTCCTGTCCAGGTAAGCGAGTTCTCGCTACAATAATATAATATCTGTTCAAAATATATAATGGCCAACATCGTCGACGTATTAAGAAAATATATCCGCCCTTACTATTACTACATCTTAGCCTTTGTCATATTTGTGTTGTTTTTACTTGTTGGTATCTATTGGTATAAGAACCAAAAGAGCCAGTCCGAGAACCTGTTCAATGATGTAGCTAATGCAAATAAACGCAACCAGGAAGCCTTGGTCTATTTCTTCCATGCCGACTGGTGCCCTCATTGCAAGCGTGCTCAACCGGAGTGGGAGGCGTTCCGTAGCCAATACGACGGCACTGTCATCAATGGCTATAAGATTAAATGCGTGGATGTGGACTGCACGAGCGACCCCCTCTCCGCCGACGCTAAAGCCAAGATGAACGAGTTTAAGGTGACCTCTTTCCCTACGGTGAAGTTGGTCCGCGATAACAAGACGATCGATTTTGACTCGAAGATCAGCCGGACGTCACTGGGATCGTTTGTCAATACCATGTTGGCATAAGTTGCAGGGAACCTACGGTTCCCTCAGGGCGCCTTCGGCGCCCAAGGGTTGAGGGCTTCGCCCTCTGACCCCCGCACCCCCTTCCCTTAACTCGTGAACCACCTTAGCAAATTATCATAAGACAAACCAAACTATGTTACTAATTAAGTAACATAATTTAGGGAGGGTTTGCAAGGGAACCGTAGGTTCCCTGCTTTATTATGTCGTTATTATAATAAGTATAGTAAACAGTATAGCAAAAATGGCGCCGGATAAATTTGTTTTAGATTCGTCAGACAATAATATAGCTATCCCCGATCTAGGAGAACCTGTCGTACCATTTTGGATCAATGACCCCAATGTTCTCTTTCAAAAGGAGTACCTTACCGAATTTTACCCTACCGAATCGATGTGTTACGAGCAAAAATTAAACACGATCACACGTACTGTGATTGTTCTCACCATTGTCGGGTTCGCCTTTACCAAAAGTATTCGCTTACTCTTGATAAGTGCCATCACTATTGCCGCTATTTATTTGATGTATTACTACCATCAGTTGGAAAAGTCCAAGAGCGAAAGTAAGAAGAAAACCGTCAGCATCAAAGAGGGGTTCGAAAGCGCCGGCTACGATTTTCTACAAAAGAATGGTATCCCTATCCCACCCGACGTATTCCAACAACCCGATTCTCATAACCCCTTTTCCAATGTCTTGATGACCGACTACGAGTATAATCCGAATAAAAAACCGGCACCTCCTGCTTTCAATGTCAATATCAACGACCAGATTTTGGCACAAGCAAAACAAATGGTCATTGAGTCCAATCCGGGCCAACCCGACATTGCCGATAAACTGTTCGCAGATTTAGGAGAAAAATTAAATTTTGAACAGTCGATGCAGCCGTTCTTCTCTAATCCTGGCTCTACCATACCGAATGACCAGGGCGCATTTGCCGAATTTTGTTACGGTAGTATGATTTCGTGCAAAGAGGGCAACGCATTTGCTTGCGCCCGTAACATCAATAATCATCACACCAACTATTAAGGGGAACCCATGGTTCCCCCTAACCCCTTCCTTTAATCTGTAAACCAACTATTAGGGGGAACCCATGGTTCCCCCTAACCCCTTCCTTAAACTGTAAACCAACTATTAAGGGGAACCCATGGTTCCCCCTAACCCCTTCCTTTAATCTGTAAACCAACTATTAAGGGGAACCCATGGTTCCCCCTAACCCCTTCCTTAAACTGTAAACCAATTATGTTAACCCAGTTGTTAAGATAATTTCCAAGATAGTTACCAAGATCCTTTACTAACTAAGGGAAGGGGTCGCAGGGGAAACCGTAGGTTTCCCTGCTCCATGAGAGCACGCCATTTTCGTATACCAGTTTATGTTTCAGTTTGGATTTAAACCCGGCCTCGTTGATCAGTTTCCATACCGCATCTATATGATCTCGTGTGAATGGCTTGGTAAATAAATAATCAATCCCTGCTTCCTGAAACTGTTTTACGTCATCTTCCATGGAATTGCCAGTAACACCAATAATCAAATTCTTATACCCCAATGCGCGTATTAGTTTCGCGGTGATTGGTCCAGCTAAGGTCGGCATCATGTTGTCCAAAAAAATGACCGAAATATTGGAAATTTCACTATAAAACTGGAGGATGGCGTCCAGACCATTTTCGGCTTGGTGAACTTCTATTTTTATATCTAAAGCACTCGAGCTAGCATTCATAACTCGGATTAACATCTTTCGGGCTAGTTCGCTGTCGTCTACCACACAAATATTATGCGTATAATCGCGGTTCTCTCGTTGCCCCCTTTTTTGTGATATTTCATTGATGATCTCTGCACGCCGAGAACTCGACACGCGGGAGACAGGTAATTCATTATTTTTATCTGCTACTAATGCACTCTCCGTTCCTACCATCGTCGATGGGTAATCCTGGTTACATATTTTGAACGGGACCTGAATCACATATCGGTTCGACGGTAATTCTGCGGGTTCATTGTTAATGCGGACTCGGGAACTCGATGAGAGTCGACGTCGTATCTGTTGCAGACTAGGGAATTTTCGATTCGTTGCTAACATTCGCGAAGAACCCGAATCACTACCTGACCATGTATGGTTTAACTTACCACCGTGCATTTTTATAATATCCGCACCAGTTTGCCACATCCGGTCAGACGCAATGTCTTTCCGTGGCACACTATTATCTGTAATTGTGATCGTGACGATTTGTTCGTCCGCACCAATTTTTTCTGAAAATATCCCCATAATGATAGACGAACCCTCATATGCTGTCGAAATAGATTTTTCCATAATATTTACAATCACATGGACTAAGTTGTGCTCGTCACCAACTACCCAATTACATATATCTGGGGGCATCGCCCATGTATATTTTATTTTCTTCTCAATACATTGGAATCGTACTAAAAAATCAATCTGTTGGAAAAATCCGTGAAGTGAGAACGGATATTTGGTGAGCTCAATCGGAACGATACTATTCGACCGCATGATGGTTTTAATACCAACATACCGATTCAGAGTGTTCGCAGCAAACGTACATGAAGCCTTCACATTATTCAGTAGCTCGCGCGTCTCTGGGGTGTTATTGATCGTATCTTCCAACAACGATATCCCGAGGAGCGTATTGTTGACAGGTCCACGTACAGAATGGAAAAATAATCTCATTTGTTCGCTAATATCTCGTCTTCTTTCGCTATTTGTTTTTCCATTGTTACCATTTTGAGGTTGTGATTTACTCGGTTCGATGCGATGTTTACGGAAAATCATGTCGAATAGTTGCCGTATCCATTCCAGTAGACACGAACCAATACTTTTTTCAACTATTGTATCAGGTGCACTGTTCATTTTAGCTGTTATTACTGCTAATGATACTATAACAGTTTATTTTTATATTTCTTTTCGTAAAGTTTCAAGGGTGTAAAATTTTTGTCTAAGTAATATAAGTACTATTACTACCGTAATCAGAAGTATGGATAAAGAATCTTCGAATGTGGCGGGTGAGGGCACCTACGGCTGCGTTCATAAACCTCCCCTGAAATGCCGCAAGGACCCGCAAGCGACCAAAGGGAACAAAGTGACCAAATTAATGAAAGCTTCCGAGGCTGAGAAAGAACTGGTAGAATATGCGGTCATGGAAAGAGTAGATCCGGACGAACAATATTATTTAGGAAAGCCTCATCCCTGCAAATTAGCACCAGAACCTTACAACAAAAACTCGGCAGAAAAATGTAAAAGGCTGCGGCAGGCCGACCCCAAAATTGCGAAGCACCTCTCAAAATATACGTTGTTGGTCATGGAGGACGGTGGCGATAGCCTGGATATGTTTGCCGAGAAGGCGAAGGATTGGACGTCCGCGGACCGGTTCGAAGAAATCGAGCGGTTCTGGTTAGAGGCTCACCGCTTATTCGCGGGGGTCAAAGCCTTCTTAGACCACGGGGTCATCCACCACGACCTGAAACCGCAAAACATCGTTTACAATGCCGCCACCCGTCGGATCAATTTCATCGACTTTGGACTTATGACCCCGAAAAAACTGGTTCTCAAAAACGCGGAAAGATCTTCCCATGGCTTCTCACAATTTCACTGGTCGTTCCCTTTAGAAAACAAATTCGTCAACAAAAACAGTTATACCACAGTTGCCAGTAACACCGAGAAGATCAAAACCGACTATATCAAACGTATTACCACAGATCTTCGCGAAAATAAAAATACTCCGGAAAGCACCGCCATTCGGTTTTTTCTTTACACCGCCTGCAACAAGGAAGGTACCGTCCTGAAAGCCGACGAAGTAATGGCCCAAATATTGAAACAATTTAGCGAAACCGTGTTACAAGTCATGATACCCGGTGACAATCATTATTCGGCGATGCTTAACAAGTGTTTGGATACCTTCGACTCTTACGGTATGGCTCTCGGACTGTTGAATGTTCTCAAAAACGTGCACACCATGATGAAGGTCGGTATGGTGAACGAATTATCCGAGTTGTTATTGGATATGACCAACGCTAATGTCATGAAACGTATCGACATAGGTACCGCACTCGTGCGATACGAAGACATTTTAGAAAAACATGGCATTTTGGCACGGTTCAATCAACATTTCAATAACCATGTTCTTAGTGCAGGGCCCGTGGTTCCGGCCGCCCTCGAAGAGGAAATTGACGATGCCTCTTCAAAGTCGGTGTCATTTCAGGAATTGAAAAAGGAACTGCAAGAGAACCCGGATATCCTGGACCCCCAACCCACTAAGGCGGCCAAAATAACCCGGAAGAAACGGATCCCTAAGGGGCCAAACGGTCAAAATGAACCTAAGAAACAAAAGACAGGAAAGCAAGAAAAGCTTTGTCCGGAGAACAAAGAAATCAATCCGCACACGGGTCGATGTGTGAATAAGTGTAAAACGGGGGAAATGCGGAACGAACGGTTTGAGTGCCGCAAAACCCAACGGAAATGGCGCAATAGAAAATAACACATCTTGTACCGAACCAATTTTCAAATAAGTAAGTTCTCACCATAACCAAATGATAATTTGTGCGACCTTTGACAATTATTAATATTATAAAGGGAGGGGTCGCAGGGGAACCGTAGGTTCCCTGCATAAAATATCGACTCATAATATAAATAGTATATTATGACCACCATTTTTGATTATCAATTTAATAATATGGGCCGCATCACCCAAGACTCGACCGATCAGTCTCAACGTAACATCTACAATACCCGTTTCACCAACTATACCCTGGCCGACTATTTTAGTAATGTTGTTTCGGACAATCACGTCAACTTCGCCATCCAGCAACCCACGACGATGTTCAGTGGAATGGCCAAGGGACACGGCTTGATCAACGGGCTGGTGGACGACGAATCTGCTGTGCTCTATTCGGCTAACAACGGCCGTCCCGGGGGGCGTAACATGTTATTTGAGCGCCCCTTCTTAACGGTGCCATATTTAGGCAGAGGAAGCTGCGACCCCGCCTTGGAGGCCCAGCTCCAGCAGGGCGAGATGGTCTCTGATAAGAAGAGCGTTTCCACCATCATGGAGAAATCCTTCAATGCGTACTCACTCTACCCTACCGACGACAAGATGGCCGACCGCGTCCAGGATCCGGCCAAGAACGTGGAGGAGTCCGCATTGAATGGGTGGGTGCGTGGTGGTATGATGACCCGCGACATGTCCCAGGACCCCAAGTTCCAACAGGGAAATCGCCCCTCGGCAGCCATGTTTTAGACGTCCAAAAAAAACATTTTCGACATAAAACTAGTTAAACACATGATATTGTTACTATGTTATAACAATATTATGAGATACCGTACAGAAGTGGTGGTTAAATATGGGGATACGAGAGAATACCGCCACTGTTGCCGAGAACTTTTCGAGATGGACCACACGATTTATGAAAAAAAGGTCCAAGAATTGAGAGATCATAATAAAGAAGAACTGGATGACGAAACATTAGACGAATTGGCCTACGATGGGGATGCGACGACCAAGGTGATGGATTTTGTCTTTGAACAAACCAAGGGTGTGGCCGAATTCCGTGAATTGTACCAAATTGCTGCATTACGCATGTTCTCCGAAGACCCGAACATCGGCCTGGCGGTTCTTTTTTCTTACGATTATATGGAGCGATATCATTCGTGTTTAGTCGAATTTTTTTCGGGGCGCTTTAGCAAAGACTTGGGAGCTTATCGAGAACTTATGAAACTTTTATCTTAGCCGATTATATATTGAAAATGGCGTCCACTAGAAACAAAAATACTGAAGGCGATTACGCCATGGAGCAAAATCAATTTAAAGAACAATTGAACTATTTGACGGATAAAAAAAATGGCTACGGGGTACCGACCCAAACCCATTTTGCGGGGACCGGACTCATCATGGGGAGAATTGCCTCCGAGAACCTGGCGAACAATGCCTGCGACATCGAATCCTATTTAAGAGGTATTGGATCCACCAATCTGGTGAACCCGCAGGACCCGGTCAAACCCGATATAAAATCTTTTGCGAGCTTATCTATTGCGGATAAGACCCAGCTCATCCTGCCCGAACCCTTGGTCGTCCATAAATTTCAACGTCCTTAAGGGGAACCATAGGTTCCCCTTAAACCCTTCCTTCAACTGTAAACCACTTTTGCAAATTATCTTAACAACTGGGTTAACATAATTTGTTTTTATTTAAGGGAAGGGGGTGCGGGGATTGAGCCCCGCAGGGGCTCCACCTTGGGCGCCGTAGGCGCCCTGAGGGAAACCGTAGGTTTCTCTGCTTTGAATAATGCACACATGTTTTTGGCTTCCAGGTTGTTCTCCGTCTTCTTAAACAGCTGTTCTATCATCCCATCGTCCCGAAAACGGATCGTATAGTCCTGCTGCACATTGTTACGACCAATACGTCCCATCGCCTGCAGCGTTTTTTGTTGGGTCATCCGCGTCAAATCCTTACCAATAAACCCATGGCAAAACTGGTAATTCGTCCCGTAAATATAATCTGTCGAGGCGATAATCATAAACAGCCGCTGTTCGTCCGCCAATTTTTTCATAATCTCACGGTATTCGACACATTTGATGTCCGTAAAAAGCCCAATCCCCAGCAGCAAAAGCACCTTAAAATGATTATCTATGTTCAGTTGCATGATCGTATTAGCTATGTCCTCACCAATGTTCGACACAAAGCTAGCCTCGTTGATCTCCGGGTTCCAAATCTGTTGGTGGGGGCGGGTATTCGGGACATACAGCGCATCCAGTGACACGAGCCGGATCTCCTTACGTAGTTTGTTGATCTCATCCATCATTTTTTGAGATTCATTGCAGAGGCGGCCACTCTCTCTCACCGAGGTTTTACCATCGTCCCCGGCATTCTTGCTTTCCTTCACTTCAATCGCGCCTTCGAGTTCTTCGATCTTACGTAGTAACACGTCATTTTGGGTAATTTTCATCAAAATGTTTTGGAACACCGTGGCCGCAATGTTGGACTGTTGAATACAAAAGTGCCCGATTTTATTTACATCGTCGGCTAGGAAAATGGTAGGTCCGTCCGTGAGGGTGTACGCGTCGACTGTCGTCAACAGTATGCCTTTGCTGGCCGGATTGGCCGGCTTGGGTGCATGTGAAACACTGGTAGTGCGTTTAAAGGTGGTGTCACTATATACATTGGAAGGCGTAGATAAACTACACGATTTGGTCAATGCTCCCGATTTACTGTACTTTTCTTTACGCGAGATCATACATCCTTGATAGACAGTTGACCACATTCCCTCCTTGATATGCAGTAACAAATCCAAATAATACTCTTTCAGCCGGTTCATCGTAATTTCGCGGATGTTGCCGTTGAAATAGGCGTCGACCGAGTAGGCCTCGTCCACTGCGCCTAGTTCATGAACACTATCAATGAAGCGAACGATCTCACGTAAGTCGAAATAACGTAACATTGTTTTATTTTCAATACAATATCGGGCACATTCGACCGTTTCCGAATAATTCGCATACATATAGTGCGGCAACACACAAAACCCCTCCTTATTCAGGATCGGGATCGATTTCCGGCAATCGAAGCTCTTGATCGTACAAATCTCCGCGTCGTCGAATTTACACCGGAAATCGTCAAACACCGGCATAATGTCTTCGCTAGCAGGTAACGTAGCACACGATAAAACTACGATAGGAATCTTGTTTTCGGCCCAATTACGCTGGATGACCGGATGGAGAGGATGTTCTTCGTAGTCCATGGTGATGGTCGGCTCGTCCCAGTAGGTGATGATGTTTTCGGCGGGATTGAAAGCCAACATATAGTACATGGCGGTCAGATAGGATTGTACGTCGCAAATCATGATTTCCACATTGTCACCGACCGAGTTATCCACCTTCCAGATACCCCCCGATTTCCGGTGTTTCGTGTAATTGACCGCGGAGAAATAGTGAAGGCGGATGTCGGACGCGGTTTCGCACCCAAACGCGAACGCCACCTTTTTTTCTACGGAAATAGCGGCTTTCGCCAGGGCGAGGCCAATGTGCCGAGCCACACAGACAAAGATGATACGGTACCCTTCCGATAGACCGATGGGGCTCAGGGTTTTACCCGTCCCCGTAGGAGCCATATATAAAATGAGCGCGGATTTGGTGTCTGATCGACGTTGGACCAAGGAAAACAATTCCTTTTGGTGGGAGAACAATGTCTTGTCCTCGTACTTGAGCAAATAAGGGTTTTTTTCAATGAAATCGTAGGCATTGGTGATAATCTCACTTACTTTGGTAATAGAATTACCGTAAGCGATGACGGAGTCGACGAACATGAGAACATACTTGTTTTGGTAAGGAACCGTCGATTTTTTGATCTGAATGAGCGTGTATAAATAATAGGCGTAACGTTGTTTTTTTTTGGAAATATGTTTGATGGTGTCTTTACAAAGATCGATCAACAGGAATTCGATGATGAGCCCGCGGTTGATTTTGATATGGTTGTCGAGGTTCTGCAACCGGATTCCGTCCGCACTCTTGACTTTACATAGGTCATTGGTGGCCGACCCCATCGTCTCAATATTAAGCCCCTTTCCGTATTTTTTCAGAGCCCCTAAGATATCATCTTCAAAATATTTTTTATATAGGAAATACTCGAGCTCCGGGGTTTTATCGATTTTGATATGGCTGAACAACGACTGCGAATCGTTGAAACGGATATTGACATTATGATACCCGTCTATAATCATGCGTACGATTTTCTTCTCCGCATCGGCGATGGGAACCTCGATGTTCTCCCATTCCGACCGGGTGAGCTTGTTTTGGGCGAGATCCATTGGTGGTGGTGTCAATAATTGATATAATTTAGTTATTATATCATTTACGGAAGATATAATAAAATTCAATTTTTTAAGGGAAACCCAGGTTTCCCTTATGATCCCATCCTTAAATTAAAACCAATTGCGTTAACCTGTTTATAAAGGTGGTTTCCAAGGTGGTGAACCGTTTAAGGGAGGGGTCGCAGGGGAACCGTAGGTTCCCTGCTGTAGATATCATCTTCGTTGCGTTCCGAGAAATAATTCCAAATCTCTTCCAAGAGCTCCGGTGGGCACGCTTCGGTCGGCACTATCACACCATTGCTATCGTACGTAATATGTTGGTCGGGGGAATATTGGTATTTCACCAATATCTTCCAGCGGTCCCCGTATTTGCGGTTCGCTTTGCTCCCGTGGTAATAATGCCGTATCAACCCCGGGACGTAGCCTACCCGCATATTTTTCAGCTTACGTTTATATTCCTCGACCGAATCCTTATAATCCTGCGAATTCTCCGGGTTCAAGCCGGTTTCCTTACAGTTTTGCAGGTGACAAAGCGCCATAATATTGTCACTGGATCCTAAGATGCTCTTGTCGTAAAGCCCGCCCATTTTTTCGTAAGCCTTGCGCGTACACGCCCAGGCGTACCCCGGATGCCAATAGTTGAGGGTGCCCACAGAATACGGTAATTTCTTCATATATTGGTACCCCCAACTCGCAAATACTTTCATGGCCTCACCGATCGGGTTCATGTCGACACAATGGCTGAACAACTGTACAATGTCCTTGGAACCATTCAAAATCTTCAGGGTATCCGTCGCCCACGTCAGGTTCTCGAATTCCACGTCCGCGTCGATCCATGCCACCGCCTTCCAGTTCGACGGCAACAACTTACGTATACCTAAGTTGATCATATTTTCTTTATGCCAGACCGGGGTCTCGCAGCGTAACTGCAAATGCCGCTTGTTCTTCTTGTCTGTGATAATGAACCGCTGAGATCCGTAGGCCAATTCTACTACATAGAGAACAACATTGGGTTCGTCGTTCTCCATACGGGCAATGAATTCCCTCGTCAAAATATAGCGGCGCGCAAACAGACACGGATTCGAGATGACCGCGACCACATGGAGTTTATCCTCGATCGGATCGTTGTTGATGATAGCCTCCTTGATCTCATTTTTGCTATATTGAATATCGTCAATTTCTATGTCGTTGATTACCGTCATTATAGTAACTAAATATTTTATTCTCTAAATTGCTACACACAATAATATATTTGTTATTATGGCATTATATCATTATGTCATATTTCTCAGTAAACATAATAGAAATTTGTGGCTGGTATAACATAATACGGTGCCAATGCAGGGACTATGGGCCTTCGTCAAACGGCCTATAAAATATATTAATTTTGAAGATATGCAGGGCGCTATCAAAACCTCAAACGCCTACATTATTATTAATACTTTACCGGTTCTCGAACAGTCGTGTTTGATTCCTGGAACCGTTTTATGTGACAAAGAGGAGAACCTGATCAACGACATTTTATCTCAGGGATTGAGTAAAAAATTCATTATCTACGGGAAAAACGATGCCGACGAAACTGTGGATAAAAAATACCAACAATTGCGGGGTCTCGGGTTCTCGGATATCTATGTTTATCGGGGGGGGTTGTTCGAATGGTTATTGCTACAGGATATTTATGGAGATACCGAATTCCCTACAACATCCAAAATCCTCGACCTGTTGAAATACCGGGGATCGAGAACTTTGTCGCTGTAAATTATATTTATTTGCGAATAAATATAAATAGTTTGTACTTTATTATGGTAACAATGTCAGGTGACACTTTGGTAATTAAGCTGGTCCAACGTGGTACGGTGGGCTTTAGTGAGATATCGCCGATAGTAGATATTTGCACTACGTACGTTTTCTACGACTATAAGACCGAGCTGTTCGGGGTTCGGTGCAAATATACGCGTAAAGAGGGCACGGAGGGCTCTTATTCGTACTATTCGGATAACAAGGCGGTGTTGACCGACTTTTTGGTCGAGTCGCTGGAGGTCCCCTCTATGGCAGAGGTATCCTTGCGATCGATGAACGATCTTCCTATCGATTCTGACGACATTACCTTTGATGTTTTGTTTGAATCAGACGAAGATGCTGGTATTATTTCAGGGTATACCAATAACAACGACCTGGATGACGACGATGACGAAGAACGCTTTCCGGACACGACGATCAAACAGTATTTGAATATCATCGAGGCGGTCTATAATTCCTACTAATAGGGGGAACCAAGGTTCCCCCTAACCCCTTCCTTAAACAGTTAACTTTCTTGGAGACCACCTTGAAAACGACTTTATAATTATCTTAACAACCGGGTTAACATAATTTGTTTCAATTTAAGGGAGGGGGGTGCGGGGGGTCAGAGGGCTTTGCTACGCATTGCCCTCAACCCTTGGGCTTTTGGGCTTCGCCCATAGAAAGCGCCCTGCATTTAGCGTAAAACTATGCCCCCGGAAACCGGCCGGAGGTCGGGTAAAGGTGGTTTCCAAGAATGTTACCAAGATCATTCACTGTTTAAGGGAAGGGGGTGCGGGGGAAACCGTAGGTTTCCCCGCCTTAGAGGTGGGGTGTAAGATCATATTTCTTCCACAGTTCAATGTAATTACTACGTACGATGTCCGCCATTTGGTCAGGTTTAAGTATATTATCGCGCAGCAAAATCTCCGAGCATTCCAAAATAAATTCACGCGCCTCCGTCAAAATAACAACTGCCGCGTCATTCGCCGACACCAACAAGTCATTCACCTCTTGGTCAATCAAAAACTTGGATTGGTCGCTCAGGTCGGGGTAAATGTTACGCCGTCCCATCCCATACTGAATAATCATGTTTTGCGCCAGTTTATACGCCTCATCGAGATCCTTACGCGCGCCCGTCGTCACCGAGTATCCGAAAAACAACTCTTCCGCAATGCGTCCGCCCAGTAGCACCATCAAATGCGAAAACAACCCCTCCTTGGTATAAATGTTCGTGTTCTCGTCGTTGCTCTCAAAGATAGTATAACCCGGGGTCTTAGGTGACCATAAATTAAGAGATATCTTAGTCAACTTGGGATGGTTAGGAGAGAAGAACCCCACGACGGCATGCCCCATCTCGTGGATCGCAATACGCCGGATAATATCGTCCGAATATTTGGACTCGGTCGACTGCCAACCCGCCAAAATACGGTTGATGATATATTCCAAATCCTCCTTCGTAATCACCTCGCGGTTTTCACGTAAAGCATACAACATAGACTCGTTCAACAGGTTCTCGATTTGGGCGCCACTAAACCCGCCCGTCATTTCTACCAGTGAATCCAAAGAAATATCAGGCATCATAGGTTTTCCCTTTGTATGAATTTTCAAAATAGCACGGCGGGTCTCGCTGTCGGGGTTACCAATAAAAATATTCTTATCCATTCTCCCTGGGCGGATCAGAGCTTGGTCGAGTAAATCAATGCGGTTCGTCGCCCCAATCACGAAAATTCCGTTGGAATGTTTGAAACCGTCCAAGCTAATCAACAGTTGGTTCAGGGTTTGATCCTTTTCAGAGTTCGAACTGACCGCATCATTACCACGCTTCCTCGCGACGGCGTCAATTTCGTCGATGAAAATGATACACGGCTTGTTCTCCTCGGCCAATTTGAACAGCTCACGCACCCGCATGGCGCCGACCCCGACATATTTTTCGGAAAATTCGCTGCCAGACACCGGGATAAAAGAGACATTCAACTCGCCACTGAAACCCTTGGCCATCAGCGTTTTACCGTTGCCGGGAGGGCCCTCAAAAATCATGCCTTTGGGGGTACGTACATTGAATTTACGGTATTTCTCGTAGTTGATCAAAATATCGGCAGTTTGGAGCAGCTCGGCCTTGATCTTATCGTAACCACCCACGTCGTCGAACGTATATTCGGAGTTCTTAATGATCTGGAAATTACCACCTCCCCCGCCGTCGGATTCGTCGTTACCGCGCTTCTCGCGTTTAGACATCGGGAAAAGTTGTTCGCCGATCCCCGGTCCCATCATACGCTCTCTGGACGAGCGCCGATCAAAGAGCTCGGGGTCCTTGTAGCGGAAAACACCCATGCCGTCAATGTATCCGTATTCGCTGTGACTATTCTTATGATGGGCGCCCTTGGTCGGATCCTGTTGAAAATCTTCGAAATCGCCCTCGGGATCGTCGGCAATTTCGTCCAATGCCTTCTTGAACGCCTGGAACGCCTCGTCCTCGTCCGTGGCCGCGTCGTTAAAATTTTGCGTAAATTTATCGTTGAGATCCTCGAGCTGCTCAGTTATGTTCATAAAGGGGCGATTGGTGTACTTGTTTTTATAGGGCGAATAACGGCTGTTCTTGAGATAAAACAACCTCTCTAGCTTTTGGATGTTCTTGGCATCCAAATAATTATATCGCCCGCCGTTACTATGAAGACTAAACGACGTCACCCCGACAGCTAACACACAGGACCAGACCAACTTTATAAAAAACATGGTGAGTTTTAGATTTATGTTATCTCCTATTTATATATTTTTATAAAGATCATTGTTAAGTTAAGGGAAACCCAGGTTTAAGGGAAACCCAGGTTTCCCTTAAGATCCCATCCTGCAGGGAAACTAATTATGTTAACCAGGTTGTTAAGATAATTTCCAAGGTAGTTACCAAGATCCTCTACTGTTTAAGGGAAGGGGGTGCGGGGGAAACCGTAGGTTTCCCTGCAGGGATGGGATCATAAGGGAAACCGTAGGTTTCCCTTATTTCCAAGTACCAAAATAGTTATGTTTCGCATAATCACCGAAATGCTGGCGAACACCATTATCGATGATGGTAATATCCTTCTTATTTGCATAATTCATATACACCTCCGTCACGAAATCGGGGCCGGTCGTTTTATACACATAATCCTCTGAGTTGAAATTCACGTTCCGGATATATTTGTTGGTATTATTCGCGATTTGGTCGATCAGTTTCTTAATAAATGGATTCTTCGGGCTAGCCGCAAAGGCATACTGCCCCAATAAAAAATTCTGTCCCTTATCACAAAATGGTTTATAGCGCATATTAGCACAATGGCGAACATCAATATATTCGTCCACCGGGAAAACACACCCGTACTTCAATAACGGGTCGAATTTCTTATAGACTTTCATGTCGAGGTCTAAATAAAACCCACCGTAGTGGTACACCGCAATATACCGGAAGAAATCTATTTTTTGGATTTTGATCGGTAAATTCATATATGTTGACACATATTGAGGATAATGTTGCTGTAAAAACGTTTCAATGTCCCTATCCGTAAAAAACAAATACTCGTAATCCGGATTATTGGCTTTTACTGATTCGATCAGCGGCATGTATCGTTGCGGTACACTATTCGATTTCCACGTCTGTATAATTATCTTCGGAATAGTGGATCCATTCACTAAACTAGTAGACGGTGTCTCATTGGCCAACATTTGTGCATTTATGGTGTTTAAAATGGTCGAGCCGTAAAAGTATAATAAAATAATAGCTAATACGATTACGACGATGGATGCAATTACCCAAAAATACGACATTTATTTACTATATTAGCATAAATTTATATGGGCATTATGTATAGTCAAATGAAAGGGATCGGACCATCGTCACTTCGGTCTAACTCGGTCGTACCTACCGGATACAAACGACCATTTATCGAAGATGTTATACCAAGCGCGAAACGACCAGCTCTTGGAGAAAAGAAGCGGGCAGTTATTATCGTATCAACCCACGGTTTATTATTCGTCAAAGATGATGCATTTCAGTTGAGGCCAGACGAAGCGATAGAAGACTACTATTTAGATAACGAAAGATTAGCCGAAAATATAGAGACGTTTCCGGTGCCTCTCGGCATAAATATTATCAAATACACCGAAATACCACCCGGACTCACCAACATCATTTCGGAAGACACAGTCGACGATTACACCAATATATTATACGGCGAACCATTGGCCCAAGCCGCCCGCATCGAATTCTTGAGAAAACTCTACGATCCTAACAGCATCGATTTCTTATCCCCTGAAATGGACGATTTTATTGCCGGGATTGTGAGCGACATCAAGGTGGCCAAACAGGTAGAAAGTAAAGAGATACAGACGATTGCAGCTGCTGGAAACATTGACTACAAACGTAACTATTGGTATTACGACCGTGGATATACTGTCGACCGTTTTGGTCCCGGCGAAATCATGGCTAACAAAGGTTTTACGGTGGAGCCGAACGACGTGTATGGTGCTTCGAATAAATTTGTGACTAGTAGCGCCAACTGGATGATGGGTCTCCTCACGCCCCCGAATTTTCCGGTCAATATCTACGATCAAATCCGGCTGGAAAAGGGCATGTTATATAACGGTGCCCACGAATACATCAACATGGAACTATTATTGAATTATCTGAAAGACCACGGATACACCGAAGTCATCCTTTTTGATCTCACATGCGCGGTTCTCGATACGACGGACGGTCAAGGTGAACCTCGATTCCCTCGCGATAAGCGTGTCAGCGGATTCATCAATGAAGCCCGGAAACGCAAGATTAGCGGAGGGGGACGGGGGCGTGGCCGGGTCACGAAGCGCCCCCGGAAAAATAAACGTAAAACTAGACGTTCGTCGCCCCGATAATTTTTATATTTATGGCAATGGAAATAAATATAAGATATGTTATGTAATAATAGTCCGCTTTTTATGGAATCTGCCAAACGACCCTACATTATCTCGATCGAAGGCAATATTGGATCGGGTAAGACCACGTTTTTACAACGGCTCGAAGAGCGACAGGGCGAACTGTCGGACAGCAAAAATTTCATATTTTTAAGAGAACCTGTCGATGTTTGGAAAAACATACGCGACGGCACTACCAGCGAGAACATCATCGAAAAATTATATTCCGATCCGATCCACTATGCTTGCCCATTCCAAATAATGGCCTATATCACGTTTTACCGGAGATTAGTGAACGCCATCAAACACAACGACGATAATACCATCATTGTTTGCGAACGTTCTATGGAATCCTGTCGCGCCATTTTCGCCAAAATGCTGCGGGAACAGGGTAATATCGACGATATCAATTCGAGTGTGTTAGAGATGGTCTATGACGAGATTGAATTGATACCGGTGGATGCGGTGGCTTATTTGAATGTGTCGGCGAGAACCTGTGATACACGTATTAAGGGACGTGCACGTAAAGGAGAACACGATATTCCCATGGATTATTTGGAAAAGTGCCAAAAATACCATGAAAAATGGTTGTTGTCGTTGTCACTGTGGGAACGTAATCCATCGGTTCCTACGTTGTGGTTAGACGAGGATTCGAGCGAGGATGCGATGATCACACACTTCAAACAATTTATTGAGGACCATTTGTACACCCAGGAAGTGTCAATAGAACTTGATGGCGATACGGTAAGCGTGTGAGCATTTTATATTTTCATAAAATAATAGGTCAAATAGGTAGTGGCGGCGTACAAAACCCCTCCCCATATAGTGTCGAAAAGGGCAATCACCGGGTTCCAGTTTGTCAATATAGCGTAGTTCGTAGTCTCTAAAATACCATAGATAAAGAACCCCAGTAAAAACGCGTCGCGCACGGACCGCCGGTCCTTCAAAATGAAATAGTAAAGCGAGGCTACGATTAAAATATAACAAATGATCCCACCATAGATATTGAACCGTAATGGAGAACCTTGCACCTTGGCAATCATTTTTCCGTAGCTATTCATTATCAAATAGATGAACAAGAAATCGAGCGCCAATAGGATGGGGGTGGAGATCGCCAACGTTTTAAGAGTCTTATTAGTTATATTCATTCTTTATATATATCTAATATCATATATTAAACCGCACCACCAACACTCAATCCTTCTTGGCCTCCATCGCTTTTTCACAAAATCTGATGAAGAAATCCAAGACCCGGTCCTCTGCTGAGAATTGTTTATTCAGATACTTCTCTATCGCATCCAACTTATACTCGCAGTGTTTCGAATACATCAGACTCCCTTGGAAATCACGCCGATTAAAAATATATGTATAACAAGCGTGAGGAAACGACGAACCACTCAATGCAGGGAACTTGTCGCCATTATACTTGTCATAATTTAGGTCTAGATTCGCCATATCGTCCTTATTGGTGGTCATCAATGCAAAAGTTAAGAGGGCATTTTTAAGCCGGTCTAGAGGTGTATATTCCTTTCCTTCCGTGAGGGCTTTGGTAATATCAAATACACCCCAGAAATAACCGGTAACGAGCCCGAAACCAACCGATACTGCAGTGGCCAACGTATAAATATAAATATCCATCTAGATAGTTATGTTTGATATTTTCTATGTCGTTTCAAAAAACATTAAGGGAACCTACGGTTCCCTGCAGGGATGGGATCATAAGGGAAACCATTTCAACAAATAATTACAAAGAACTTTCAAATTTAAGGGAAGGGATCATAAGGGAGTTAGAAACGCTTCGCGTTTCTTGACGTAGGTTCCCTGCAGGGAAACCATTTCAACAAGTAATTACAAAGACCCTTCAAATTTAAGGATGGGATCATAAGGGAAACCTGGGTTTCCCTTAAAATTTGACCACGATCTTCACATCCTCCTTCTTGATACATTTACACGCAAACACAGAGAGCTCCTCGCGCTTCTTACGTGTTTTCGTCTTGTCGGATTTCTCCGACAGGTCGGTCGATACTGTGGAGGCCGATGTCTCGGAATCGGTCGACGTGCGATGTTTCGAAGTGCTGTTACGATGATTCATATCGGCCTCGATCGTCGCATAATTGCTGTCAATATAATCAACGATCCGGTTCTCGATCGCCCATTTAAAAAAGTTGAGTTGACCGATCGTGGTTTCCATGGTTTTCTCGTCGTCGTAGGGGACCGAGATACGCTCCCAGCGACAGAAGGGATCGAAACGGCGTTTACTGTAGGCCTTGAGTTTGAGCTTATAATCGTTGTACACCTTGAATCGGTAGGTTTCCGTCGGGTCTCTCTGATCGGGTAAGGGATACACTGTGTAGTATTTTTTCGCATAGTTGGTAACAAACCAGTCCACAATACGTAAAGAGATTTGGGTGTCGCCGTTGATGATCATCATCATTTTTTGGAGGTTCTCGCGGCGGGCGTAAAATTCCATCAGGTTTTTCAAAAGTAAATCGTTTTGGGTATTGAGGTTGCTGGAACAAAAAATGGGCATTTGTGTTTATTGTTATGAGTATGTGGCCCTCTATTTATGCGGTTTTTACGTAAAACAATAAATCGGGGGATACAATTACCCATACAACTCTCGCATTTCGCTGTAGGTCATCGGGCGCCCCATTTTTTCTTGGAATTCTTTTGCACCTTCAGTGATAATGGTCGCGCACTTTTCGACCGCAGTCGAGTTATTGATGACACCTGCTGCCCGATCTATCACTAGCTTTTTGGCCTTCTCTATGGCCTCCTTTTCAAGTTTATCTTTCAATGCTTGCTCCATGGTGGTGTTGTTGTTGTACGGATAGGTATTTGGATCATTTTTATTCAATTTTTTTACACGCAACGTAGTACTAATCTTTCATATAGATAAAGTAAGGCACTAAGTAAATGCTTATAATCAATAATACAATGTTAGTATCATAACTCGATTGATTTAATAAAGCACTTATTATAACCGCCATAATTACTAGGAAACTATCTCCTAACAAAGCACTAGCGCCTGCTTCCTTCGAATAACCTTTGAAATAATCTAATATGTCATTATACCCTTCAGGAATCATTGTAAATAAAATATAAAATAGAAAGTCAAAGATTAGCTGTATGGCTACACATAGAGCAGCAAATGCTGTCAAACCGATCTTTACACCACTTTTATAAACTATATATCTTCCTAACAATATGTATAATACGCCAATCAATATATCCGCTATCATAGCAGACAACCTATATTTTTTGTACCATCCTTCTAAAGATTTGATCTTTACATAAATTTTTGCGAAAGTAACAAAAATTATGAATAGATCGGCATAAATATTCGCTGTTAAAATAGGTACGTATTCGAATTTGTTATCGTAATTTATGGTAGGTTTCAAATTTGTAGTTTTTTCAATAATGAAGGTAATCAGAAAAAATAATCCAACGATCAACAATCCGATCATTTATATACATATGTGCGTACATATTTTGTAACACGTCAAAAATACGAATTTATATATGGGATTATTACACTGGATAGCTCGTACGTAATTTATTGCTTCAAATGTGTAAAATGATATGAAAGGGAGTTTATATATTATATATCATATACAATGTTGAAAAGGAGGTTGATAAAGAGCATCAGTTCATTACCCACCATACGGAACTTGGAATTTCCGATTTGCGCAAATTGCATTCGTTACATACCACCTCCTCCAGGTATAACAGAGGCTACGTGTAAAAAGTTTGGGAAGATTAATGTCGTGAGCGGAGTTATAGACTACGATATTGCGATCTTGGTTCGTGGAGATGAGAAAAAATGTGGAATGAAAGGGGCTGCGTATGAGGAGAAGATCAAGCAGTAAGTTAGGGTGTACGTTAGAGCATTTTAATATTTTATTTTACAATAAGCTTATTTATTTCTCGTATAACTTCAGATATATTGAATCCCTTTTCGTTGGGATCAAATCGAATAACTGTATTACCAAGAGATAATAAATATTGTTCGCGTTCTATTTCGCGTTGTTTATCTCTATCTTTGTGATCGAATTCATCGCATTCTATTATAATCTTATATTTGGGTAAGTACATATCAACCCGGTACTTACCAATGTGATACTGTCGCACCATTTCAACAGAACCATTATAACAATTTTCTATAAAACTCAGTGTTTGATTTTCAATTGGCAATACAATATTTACCACTTTGACGCCAGGAGTGATATCCACAATATTACGATTTCTCAGATTATACGAATTTTTCAAGAGCTCAAAAGCTTCTTCAGTTAAGCGTATGTCGATGCGGTTATGACCTCCCCATAGTTTTTTTCCCGCTTCTATTTCTCTTTTTTGAGGTGTCTCTATATAATGAACGTTTTCTTTGTAATTTCGCTTAAGATGCGTTTGTAATTGTATTTTTTGGCTAGTTAAGCCAGGAATAAGCTCGTCTATAGAACGAGTATAATTATTCATATAATTATATTATATTATACGAATATTATATTTTCAATTTTTTCTGTTCATTTTTTAGTTTTTTAATTTTTGTATTTTCATTTCTAGACAGAGGTTACTCATAGCGTTATTCAATTTATGTACATTACTATTACATCATCTTAAGTTTATTTCCTAACTCTCTATAATAATAATTATTATACAGTTTTTTGGTTTCAAGAGCTTTTCTCAATGTCCGGTCACTCATTTTCAAAAATAAACAACAATCTTCTTTAGATCTAAATTCTGTAACAAGGTTATTTTGTGAATCGTAACGTCCAATACCACCCTTATACAAAATAATTTCGCCCATGTTTTCTTCAAAATCCTCGCGAAGATTATCACCACATTTATCGTATAGCATATAGACAAACCCATTCGTTATTTTACCATTCTTTACAGGATTATCTAGGGCGGATGAAGATTTGTAACCATTTTCTAAGGCAGCTGTTTTTCTATCCAAATAAACATTTAAAATTTTGGTTTTATCAATATTGAGCTTCGCAACATATCCTAGATTTTGAATTCTCGTTACCTTTGTTTCTGGAACGTTTACAAGAATGTTTGGGTCTTTATTTCTATCAACGTACATCCATCTATAACCATTGTAAACTGTATTTTCTTTGATAGCCAACTTTAGTCCACTTGCCCTAAGAGTGTTATTTGATTCTTTCAAACATTCCGACACGGATTCATACACTTTCACCAAATTCATGGTTTCTGGGTTAATTTTTTGCACTCTGGGCCCAAGAGTAACCAAGGGTTCACCGAAGTTGGTTGTAGTTTTTATAGGTTGGGCGTTAAGCTTCTCCATTATTTCATTGTTTTTTCTTTCGAGATTATCTATCTTTTCCATAAGTTTCGTTAATACATCGTTATTCGGCGTAAACGTATTTTGCAATGGAACACCACTATTAACTACTAATTTTTCTATGAATTTATGGTTTTCTTCCTGTGCTATCTTAATAATGTCGTTCACAGTCCAATCCTTGAAACTTTTGATATTTTCATTGATGATATGTAAGATTGTACTGTAAGTAAGATTCTTGCCAACCAAAAATAATTCGTTTTCGGTTTCGTGTCCAGCCAAGTTTCTCACCTTGTTGGGACGAATTTTATCGTGTCCGTGCAAAAACTTTTCAAAATACACATTCTTATTTACAGGAAAACAATCTAATAATACGGCTTCGTCGTAATTATTTTGATGTTCTTTGAGTCTATTTTCCAAATTGTCACTTTCTCCTATTTTGACGACGTACTCACCGTTTTCAAATGTCTTGACTTTTACTATATATACAACTGCATGATTAATCCCATAGTTTCTTAGAAGCATTTTTTGTTTCTGAATCACAGTCTCTTTCTGTAGTTTTTCGTCAAAATTTTGCTTAGCTTTCTCTAGTTTTTTTATATCCTGTTTTGATTTTTCTAATTGTTGCTTTAATTCAGCACTTTCTTCTTGCAAAGTTTGCTGCAATATTTCCTCTAACTTTACAAAATATTCGTGTATTTCGTTTGCTTTTTTTGTATCTGCTTTTATGCATAGCAATTTAAACGTCTTAATATTCAACATAATTTTTTCTTTATTGTGACCACCACGACCGTCATTTTTATGTTCACCCGATTGGCTTAACGAACATTTATAGTCTTTGTCAATAGTAAAGTGTCGTTCGAGTACACGTTTTGCTGCGGATTTTTGATTAAATTCTAACCATTTCCAAACGTTATCCAGGTCAATAATAAAATCAGTGGCTTGATTATAGTTTAAATAACAGTAGAATGACGCAATAAACAACTGTTGTTGTCCTTCTGTAAACGTTTCCTTTATTTTGCCAAGAAGCCTGTTGTTATACGTGTTGGAGAGTCGGGTAATAGGATTGTTTTCAATCAAGTCAACAATGTTGAGGGATACGTCCATTTTTATAAACTAAACAAAGATATTTATTTATATTGTTTTTGCTTTTAAAAGTAAAAACTATGCCTAAATATTATCGTTCAAAAACTTTATAACCACATCAACCTAAGGGTTTCGAAGTTATGACCATTTCATGCGGTGTTATATATCAAATGATATAAAGATTTCATTACATAAATAGTTATCACTGTTATGGCTGAGTATTGTGACGATGAAAGTGACCCAGGAGACTTATTCCCAAGGACATATTTCATAAATTCTATTCCCAAAGAAGAACTCGACGATATAATTCAACGCGGCAATAAAATCACATTTGCACTGGAAAAGAAACATAAGCTGTGTCAATGCGAAGATGGTAATTTTCGGCTTTGTGAATGCATAAATGAGCGAGGTGAAAAAGGCGATAGTGATTTATTGGAAGACAGATTAATTGTTACCATTACAGATCTAAAATTGGAAAATATTACTAATCGCAACGCTATCGAAATGTTGATAGAGCTTAAATACAATATTTTCGGGGTAGATTACTATTTCCTTGAGGGTTTCAAAAAACGGTGTGACGACATTATCGGCGTATATTTCGAACTTGTAATCGGAACTTAAACTAGTAAATCCAATAATATAACAGTTATTGGAGTTATTTTAACACAACAGTACAGCGAATTCCTTACCATACTTGGTAATAATAAAATCATTGAGTTTAATGAGCTCGTTATTGATATTGATATTTTCTTTAGGAAGGGTCATTGCTCTATCGTGACGATGTTCTTTAGTTTTCAACTTATACTGCAACTGATAAGCTCTTTTATCCTTGAAAACTATGCTGATATTGTCGGGTTTTTTGCCGTGATCCACAAACAATTGCTTGACCCCCTCAATATCCAATTGTTGGTCTTTGGTTTTGTTTTCGGAATTCAAAAACAACTGTATTTGCTCACTCAAGTCGTAGCGTTCGGGCAGTTCCATAGAAAAGGTATCGTCACCGATCTTCATGATCAAGCTTGGTTTCTTGCATTTCAGCGAGACATAGACGCCCTTGGGTATTTCGACAACATCGTCCTGCTCGTCGTACGGAAACTTATCAAGCGCAATTGCCTCATCCTGCCCGTATTTTTCGACGATTCGCGCATTCAATAAGTGCAATTCCTTGTTGATATTGTAATTGAGCGGCAACTTAGAGGTGATTGATATACGGTCGTCTCCCTTTCCCTTATTAAATACAATGTATTTTCCGTCATAAAAATCTTGGTATCTCACGTAGGTAGGTAACGCTTCTTCCTTTTCTTTCTGAATTTCTTTCAACGTGTTTTCGTCAAGGGCAAAAATGGAGTATTTATTATCATATTTCGCCACAACCTCGCGGTTCAGACGCTGCAATTCTTTCTCTTGTTCGGGTTTGTCCATCTCGAAGTAGTCCTTGTCGATCGTAATTTTCTTCGAGAGCCTGTCCTCGCCCACGTTCTTTTGCCAAGCGAGCAAATGGGAACCGCGCTCAACGTAATAAGTAACGTACTGAGGCAATTCGCGTTCAGGGGGGTCGGGTAAAACACCATTCTTATTCAGAAAATCGAGAGCGTCCTTCGCTTGTTGTAATTTTTCTTGTATGGAAACATCTTTCTTAGTAGTACTTGTCCAAACCTTTTCCTTAAGGAGAGGATGATTTTCGATTTTAAAATACTCTCTGGAGAATTCCTTTTCTTTTCCATACTTGTTAACATTGTATGTTATAAATCTTGGAATATCCATTTTCTGTTTAATATCCTCTGGTAAATCTACGGCGTCCTTGCGTCTTCCCTTTTTGGTATCGGGAAAAACTCCTTTGGAGTTTGCGTGTTGCTCTTCCGACGTAGCGATGCGGAGATTTTCCAAACGATTATTCGACGGGTTTCTATCAATATGGTCTACTGACAAACCACCTGTTCCGCTTCCATTTCCGTAGTAATTCATGATGACTTGATGGATATAAATCGAGGTATTGTTATGATTAGCTCTCACATAATTTGTATTATTTTTTCTAATCCAACAAAATTTTCTTCCGTCTCGTTCTTTCTCTTCAAAATCTAAAATTTTTTGATAAGATTCTCTGCATAAAATGCAGAGAAGATCTGGCTCACAAAACATCAAAAATATTTCTTTCCCATTGTCATCAATTATCCATACCGGATTTTTCTCTATACCACAGTTGATGTGCCCCTTTATATACTGTACCACTTTGTAATCTGCCATGATTTTCTCATGGTAATGATGGGGAGTCAATTGCGTCGATTCGGTTTCGACGAATTCGGGGCGCAACACGTTAGCAATCTGGAGGGGTTCCATATATAATCTTTTTATATATAGAATACTGAGATATTCTTTATTTCATTTTTCCTAAATATAATAACCAAACATTACCCTTTTTAATTTGAATACGCGACGCCGGCCATACCCGACATAACCCTGAGGACGTTATAGTTCACGGCATACACACGGACCTTGGCGGTCGCCGTTCCACCGACGGTGGAGGCGGACAACACAAGTTGCAGGACGGCATTGTCAATGCGGGAGAAGTTGCATGACCCACTTGGTTGGTGTTCCTCAGGGCGCAAAGCGAAAGAGTACACATTGATACCGCAGTCAGGGGCGCGGGTGTGGTGCTGGAAGGGCTGCACCACGTCGAAGTAGGAGCCCTCACGCTCAGAGAAGCGGTCCTGGCCGTTAAGCTGGAGCTTCGCCGTGACGCAAGGGTTCTCACCCCAGCAGTGCATGTCGAGGGCGGTCTCCGCGAGCACGAAGGTGCCGGCATCGGACACCAAGGAGGCAGAGTCGTTTCCGCCCTGGGCAAAGGGGGAAAGGGTGGCGCCCGAGGAAGCCCAGTCACCCGCAGTGGCAGTGACCGAGGAGGAGCCGCCCGCCGCGGTGGCCGCAACGGTGTCAGCACCCGCCAAGTCAAAGAGACCCGACGAGGTGATGAACGCGTTAGCACCAGTGGTGGCCGCCTGGGAGCCGAACGCATGGATCGCGTTGGGGAGCGCATCAATAGCGTCCGTGTAGTTGAAGGGCTGAGCACCCAAGGTGTTGAAGAGGACAGTGTTGGCCGTCAACGAGGAGCAGTAGTCGACGTTGGCGTCCGGCTGCACAACCCAGATCAACTCCTTGCAGGGGTGGTTGAAATTCAGCTTGATCTTGTTGCTCGAGCTTCCGACCGACTCATCGCCGGTAAATTGCACCTGCTCGAAGAGGTACTCATGGGGGTTCTGAGCCATCTTGCGTCTTTCGTCAGTGTCGAGGAACACATAGTCGACGTACAAAGATGCCGCCACCAAGGATTGCTGGTAGGCGAGGGACGACGACACGGTGGTGCCGGCAACACCCGTCAAGGTGGAGACAGCCCAGAGGCACTCGCCCACCGGGCGGATATCGAGGTTGATCTTAACTTCGTGGTACTGTACACCACATTATACCCTTCCTTTCGGAATATTTAAGTTGCTCTCATACCGTTCAACCAGTATTGCATATGAGAGTGAAAAAACCAGGGATTAGACTTTACCTTAAGCCGTCATAGAAGTTGATTAGACTTCTCGGACCCATAACCGTCAAGTCGTTGAACCTTCTCCGTATCCTTATCATAGCAGGGAACCAAGGTTCCCCTGCGACCCCTCCTTTTTAAAAAAGAGGTCGTAGGAAAAGCTTTTGATTTCTCTACAGCGGACTTAGGAGCTTGGCTGCGGATTGTCCATTTCTAATGTGTTTTGAAGCACATTATCATCCGGGGCATTTTTACCATACCTGAAGTCTTTTTTCTTCAGCCACTGCAAACTTTCATTTACAGCTTGGTAGCCCAGACAGGGAAACCTACGTCAAGAAACGCTGGCGTTTCTAACTCCCCTGTGACCCCTTCCCTTATAAAAAGCTATTATGAAGGAGGGGTCGCAGGGGAACCATTGGTTCCCTGCTTTTTTCGGTTTTAGGAGTTTCCCGAACAATTTGGATATGTTGCCACATGTTGCTTGATCCCTGAAAGAGGGGATCATTGGGGAACCATCGGTGCCCTTAGCAACAAGCGACTAGTACTTGAGTATTATGATTCATATCATCATACCGAGACTCCAACAAATTTTCCTCAAAACAGTGCTCGGATGTTTTAAGTTGCGTACTTTTGCGCTCTACAGATTTCAAAGCGATCAAGGGAAGACTGAGGCCAGGGTTCTTCATCCACCAGAACTGGAGGGGGATGTAGAGGGTGGTCTCGGGGAGGGCATTGCGGGGGGCGCACACCTGGTTGACCGCGCCAGTGGAGGCGCAGGGGCCAGAGATTCCCGCAAATCCGGGGTCGGTGATGTAGGTGAGCTGGGTGGTGTTACCGATCATCTTGAAGTAGCCGCGCTTCTGCTCCTCAGACATGGTGAGCTGGTTCCAGATGTGCATCCAGTCGCCGTACTGGCGGTCGATGCGCTGGCCACCGATCTCAACCTCAACCTGGGCGATCAACTGCTCGCCAATGAAGTCGAGCCAGCGAGCGTACGAGGTCATGGACTGGTTGATCTCGGGGAGGGTCACCTGGAGGTAGGTGCGGTAGGCGAGGTCGCCATTGCGGGAGATGGTGCAGGTCACACGGCGACCGAAATCGGCCTGGCCGGAGAAGGTCTGCTCGATGGACTCCATCGCGAAGTTGGTGTGGCGTCTGTACGACACCTTCCAGAAAGTGATCTCGGGAGTTCCCGTAAGGAACACGTCTTGTGCGCCATAGGCGACGAGTTGCATTCTCGATACCCCTAAGTTTCCCTAGGGGGATGGACTGTATCTTAACCCGATTCAGGCTGCTTAGACCTTCATTATCGAGCGACTACCGTTCAGTCTCTGACGGCTAACCGTACGCTAACAGCAGGGAACCTACGGTTCCCTCAGGGCGCCGTAGGCGCCCAAGGGTTGAGGGCTTCGCCCTCTGACCCCTGCGACCCCTCCCTTTTACACCTTTGCCGATTCTGTTGGTACATAAGGCTAAGTAACGTTACCACGCGCATTTACAATGCGCGAAGGTGTAAAGAGAAAGATCACAATAAAACAATATTTGATGTTACTTTTTCGCGGTTAGGTTATTACCATGCGGATTGCCCAATCCCTAACATTATTACTATACCGGAGTTCTATTCTCCGCCATGAGTAGGTTTCCCGTACTCACTTAGTAGTTAGGGCTCTAAGGGGTTTCCCGAACAACAAGTAGTCTTGCTGTAGGGGAAACCAATGGTTTCCCCTACGACCCCATCCTTGCAGGGAAACCTACGGTTTCCCCTGCGACCCCTTCCCTCAATAGGAAAGGGTCATTAGGAAGTGGTTATAGGAGAAATTATGGGTTTCCCTACAACTAACAACTGACCAAATAGCTGGGCAACCTTGCGATTAAACCCTGCAACACAACCTCTTTTACACCCCCTCTTTTTTAAGGGAGGGGTCTGAGGGGAACCGTTGGTTCCCCTGAAAGGGAGGGGTCGCAGGGTTTTGGCGAAGCCATTCCGTAGGTTCCCTGCTATACAGGTGGTTCAACCGAAGTTCATGCAAACATTGCCTGTTTGTTTGCATCGGGTTGTTTTTGGGACCTGTGCAACGCTGCTTTGTTACCATTTATGCAGCCAATTACTCGAGCCCTCCTGCCATGATTTTCGCTTATATCTTATGCTGAGAAAATAATCTGGGAAAAAATAAAAAATGATCATTTCTTATTTTTCAGTCACAACCCTCTAAAGTTTTTAAAGACACTTATTACACACCATATATGCAGAAAAATAAACTGACCTTAAACGTCAAGTATTCATTTACTTTACAAATGCCTAAATAAAATAGTACCAATATTATGGTGCCAATTCAGCATTCATCGTAAAATAACTGCACAGTTTCAACCATCTTTTCGGTTTTATTATCTATCCAATACTGAATCTGTTCCTGTAAACACCGCAAACGCTTTTTCCATTGTGGACCATCTTTTATGTTAACCACTGATAGTCCATTGGTTTTATTGATGCTCCAACAAGACTTGATTTTTTTATTGTAACGGTCAGTATAATCGTCAGGATTAAAACGAATAAAAACAATGTTACGGTGCCCCACGTCTTTAGACAGTTCCATCAGGCGCTTATTCTCACAGCTGCAATCGTAATCAATATGTTGGTTTTCATCGACCTCGATGATAATAACTTGATCCCCCAAATCAGCCAATAAATCAGGTCTACGACGGGAACAACCGTCTTGAATACGCTTATCGGCAATCCATGTCACATTTGAAAATTTTTCAATAACGAAATCGCAAACAGCCTTTTCTTTAGTTTTATAATTACGTGCCACCTGCTTTTCAGGAAAGAGATGAACAAAACACCGAATGCAGTAATCTTCATATTTATTATTTATAAATCGCTCGTCGCACCATTCGTTTTTACATTTTTTTCCAACCACTACTACCATGTCATCGGTTTTATGTTCCACACAAAAACGTGGTTTTGTTTCGTTACTGACATTATACTTGGGTTTATACGGACATTCGCCATATTCACAAAGTTTATTGAAAACATCTAACATGCCGGTTTCTTTATGGTCAACACAGTAGCGAGGCGGCTGTCCCTTTAAATTATATAACGCACGATTGGTGTTACAAGTAACACATTTAGTATGGGCAACATCAACCATCCCATCGAGCTTATGTTCGCCACAAAACCTGGCGGTTTTTTCCCCTTCATAATTGAACGACGGTATATTCTTACCACACTCTTCACACATCTTATGTTTCAAATTGACCATGCCACTCTTACTATGCACTGAACAATGTGTTATAACTTTATCCTTTGCAAATCCATAAGAGCTGTAGTTTGGGCATTCTGGCTCCATACAACGCGGATGTTTAAAATCGTCCATTTCATCAGTATGATGCTCTGCACAACGAATCTTCTTCTTATCAGTTACAAAACCCCATCCGGCATGTTTGGTACATTTCACACCGGCTTCATTTACGTAATTACACATTGGAGAATATACATTTACCATTTCATCCGTCTTATGAACTCTACAATAAGCAGCCGATAAATCCGCTAGATTATAATAGGCTATATTGTAACACTTGTTACCATCATCGAAAACATGTTTGCAAGGCATTGCTACTTCCTTTTATAAACTATAATGACATATTATCTTTATTACGTTTTCCACATAAATATTATTTATAAACCACGAACACACCATAACTAAAACGCCTAAATGTTTATTAGTGTAAGCTCTCTAACTCTTCATTATCACTTTGAACATCATCACTCTCTTCGCTAGAGTCTTCATCATAATGTTCATCTCCATACATTCTGTAATTAATTTCAGCACATATCTCACTTAATTCGGACGTACCATTGAACGTTTTTGGAAATTCGGCGTCCGCATAACAATTATACTCTTCTTCATGAGACTCTAGAAAATAACCAATATCATTAAAATATTTGTTATAAACTTCATCATCATTCCCTTTAAAACACAATCCTATTACATGATCATGTGTTCCGAAATAACTATAGCAAGTACCAGAGTAAGCAATGAACGTCTTTCTATTTTTGAAATGATCAAACAGTACCACATTGGGTGAATACCCAACAACTGCGATCGCGTCGCTGTCTGCAATGTCTTCCGACAATTCGTCACACATGTTGCGTTCAATGTTGGTAGAGGCGTAATATTTGATTTTACGTGTCTTGTCTTCGTTCTCAAACGTGAAAACAGTGGGATTGAAATGCTTAGGAACTCCCCGGCGTTTTTGCTGATAATCTAAAATATTTTCGTGATATTTATCGTCGAGAACACGGGTCTCGGTCAATTGAAAACCCAAGTCGTCAAATTTGCTGGTGATTTTATCTACAAATCCGTGACAATATTGATCATTATACGGTATGGAATCACCGTCCACATTACGCGGCATTATGTCGACATAAATAAATTCTTCAGCATCTTCGAAATCGATGATTGGTCCCGTATCGTACCCCGCGCCCACATACAATATTTTACGGATTTCGTCCATATTCGCCACAATCTATATATATTATTGTGAGATTTTCTTTATTACGTTTCTAACATAATTACTAAATATACACCATGAACACACCATAACTAAAACACCTAAATATTTTTATCACGAAGATCAGCAACCTCACATAATCGTGAATTTCGTGGTGCGCTTTACTGAACCGTCCGGCATTATTCCTGACCCCGTACTCGAAATAAGATATTTACCAAATTGTCCTAATACGTGGCGTATGATCCCCATATAAGGACGCACACAATCGGGCTGCATCCATCGTGTAGACTTCACCGAAAAATATTTCGCCACATCGGGTTTCAGATCCATGATTTTTTGCTGCAACTCCGCATTATAATCGACGTCGACAAGTGTGAATGTGTTATCGCCATTATAGTTCAATATATCTATCAATTTAACATATATTTCTCGTTGCTCTTTCTGAAATTTAATGGAGCGCTTCACGTCTGGCATCGTGCGTTTAGATAGAATATATTAGCGGGGTATCTTTATCCCTTTTTTGGAATGAATAAATGCCACTCAGAAATATTTAGGAAAATCATATGCGTCCAATTTAGAAAAATAATATCTCCTTATAGGTTATAGTATGGATATACTAAAAGCGTTCTCACTCAACGACACGGAGTACACCGTCAATATTCAGGGCACTATTGACGATCCCCTTTTCCAAGCGAATCAGCTTGCTTTGATATTAGGAATCAAAAATATATCAAATAGTCTTGCTGATTATTCGTCAAAAGAGAAGGTTATACATCCGGTCTCTACCCGGGGAGGAATTCAAAAGGTTCTCTTCTTAACTGAACTGGGGTTATATAAAATTATTTCAAGATCCATCAAACCCATTGCCAAACCTTTTCAAGAATGGATGGTCAATGTCATTAAAGAATTGCGCAAAACTGGTGAATACAAACTGAAAGAAGAACATGAAATAGAGAAGAAGTTAATAAGAGTGAAAGAGCAAAATGATGCTAAGAAAAAAACCCACGATACACTCATGGATTTTTGTGCAATGAAAAATGTTGTTTACATATGCAAATTCTATGATGGACCCGATGACAAGTTTGTAATTAAGATAGGTTCCACTCAAAACATTAAAGAGCGTTTTTCTAATATTAAAAACAATTACAACGTCACCCCACTTCTTTTAAACGTTTTCGAATGCGACAGTCATACTCAATTCGAAAAATGGATAAGAAATAATGAATTACTCAAACCGTTGTATACCGAGATTAAGAAGAAAAATGGGTCGTCTTCTAGAGAGACGTTTTTAGTGAATGAACAACAATTTGATAATATTGTCAAGTTGATGCAAAAGGAGGTATCCCAATTTACAAAAGAGGATGCTGGCAAATTAATCGAATTGGAAGAAAAAAAAACTATCAACAAAGCACTTGATATTGAATTAGGAAAGATAATATTACAGCAAAAAGAAATGGATTATAAACAAAAAGAAATGGATCTTAAGCAAAAGGAATTAAGTGTCAAAGAACTCGAGATAAGATCCCAGATTCAGAAAAACAACCAGGGTCTCGAGAATACCATCAAACTCAATGAACCCGTAACGGAGAAAAGGGAAGAAGACTCTGAAAAGGAAGAAGAACACGAGCGCGACCCAGAGATCCCCGACAATTTATTCGTCAAGGCGCGCGAAAACACCCGTTCTCCCAAGGTATACCAATACGACCCCGAAACCCTCGAATTCATACAGGCCTACGACAGCGTCATTGCATTTGTCCGGAATTTCCATAGTTCCTCAGGAGGTGCCTTACGTGAAGCAGCCAAGCACAACCGGGTCTACAAGGGATTCCGCTGGGTCCTAGCCGAAAGAGATCTGACCGATCCCCCGATCCCGGAGCCCACCGTCGAATCGAGAACCCAGTCGATCGAATTCATCGCCATGATCGACATCAAAAAGACCAAGATCCTGGAAGTCTTCCCCACCCAACGCGACGCCGCCAAATCCCGCAATTTGGCAGGCTTCACTACCATCTCGCGCGCCATCAAGCAGGGCTCCATCTCCTCTGGACATTACTGGAATTTCTTCGACAAGTGTTCCGAAGAGATGAAGAACACCTACCTCGCGTCCAACAAATTACCTGAACCACATACCAAAACCAACAGCACCACCGTCTCGCAAATCCACCCAGTCACTGGCGAAGAAATAAAACGACACAAATCTATTACCGAGGTCATCAAAAAATTCCAATTGTCGAGAACCACCCTCTATAAAGTCTCGGAGAACGGCAACGTACATAACGGATTCAAATGGAAGGTCATCAACGATTGAGTGACCAATTCTTCTGCGCCGCCGCCGCCATTCCAGTCTTGGCAAACAATTTCATAAATCGTTCTTCACATACTTCGGGGGACAGGTTCTCCAACACATATTCGCGCGGCCGGTACGTATATAATTTCGATAAAAATCGCTGCAGGGTTTCGACCAAGTCGTCCCGATTATAAAAGTATTCGCCGCACCGCTCGTCCCAATACGGGATCACGGTAGCATACATGTCGGGATATCTTTGTCCATATTCCTGATTTAAAGAAGAGACGTTCCAAACGAGGAGCGGGACATTACACGACAAGGCCTCTTCCAAAGCAAACCCCTGGCTCTCGTGGCGACCTAACCATATCCCGAATTTCGCCTCTTGCAAGCAAGCCAAATATTCCTTTTCGTCATACTTATGTTCGTAATGAAATAGCTTATAGTTGATACCATTCGCCGCCAGCACCGTCTCCAAAAACCGCAGTTCCGCCGGGTCACGGCTTTTATAATAAACAAATACCTTATCACGCCCGTAAATCGGTGCGGTTTCACAGAATTTATCCACCTCCACCGCAAACGGCACATTTTCCAATCGAACCCCTCTACATATTTCCGAACTTTCCCACAACGTTACCGTCCAGGCCGACGGGAGTATATACGAACAATTCGGCGACCGAATAGGTAACAATTTCTGGTCAGGGAACACACTGAAATGCGGTCCAAAAACCCATTTTATTCCGGGGTATTTCGCCACATCGACGGGCTCGGACGAGCTGTACACCCCATCGTACATCGACAAATCAATACCACCTATGTTTTGCAGGCTTACCATATAAAATTGGATGTTCTTATACAGCTCCAGTGCACGCTTATTTTTAGGATGTATCCAATTATCGATAAATAGTACCTTCATAATACTAGTTAGTCGGACATTTTTTTATATTTTTATTACACACTAATATAAAAAATACAGGGGGTATCTCTACATACACACTACACATTATACCTATGAAAAACCTTACCCTAATCACCTCGGTCATCGACACCCCCAATACCCCCCTATCCTATACAGCTACACGGAGTGTTTTTACCCGAGAACAACGGTTCGAACAATTGAAAAATACCATTATAACTGTACGCCAAAATATACCCGATAACCGTATTTTCTTAGTGGAATGTTCTCAGTTGACCGACGCCGAACGCGAATTATTGATCAATAATGTCCACTATTTTTTAAATATATACGAAACCCAAAATCAGGCCTTGATCAAACGGATGTTCACCCCGTCCAAGGCCATGGGTGAAGGCACCATGACGATGCTGGCCTTACAACAATTAGCCGACAATAACATCAAATACGACAACCTTTTCAAAATTAGCGGCCGATATTGGTTGAACAAGAATTTTTTCTACGACATTTTTGACAATTCCTACTCTTGTACGTGTCCTATCGATGACGACAAAAATAATATGCTTACCTCTCTATATAAATTGACATACGCCCATTCACTGGCTTGGTTAGAGTACTTGAAAAAGTGCGAATACCGTTTCACTAGATGCGCGAGTTACGAGGCAATATTCGCAGCATTCGTTAACAGTCTCGATATCAAAAAACGGTACTCTTTACATAGAATGGGCGTCAGTGGATACATTTCGGTATCTGGCACTTATGTGGAAAAATAAATATTCTCACTTGGGCAAATGGGTTCCCATATGTACCCTCGCTATATTATAAATCTCGTCGTACTTGGGATCATTCCAGTCTTCCGGAAGCAATGGTAAAAATGCATTATACAACGCATCGTAACTGTAATTCCAACCGCGGCTGTCCCGTTTGGTGCATATGAAATCGAGCCCCGACCCGTAATCGAGATAAATGCCGTTGGGATAGATTTTATGGATGTCCCCGATCAAACACTTGGAACCCATCCCCGCACAAGTGATCAACATGAGAGTCTCTCCTTCCTTACACCTTTGCCGATTTAAATCGCCCACATTAGTGGGCGATTCCAGTGGCAAAGTAACGTTACCACGCGCATTTTTAATGCGCGAAGGTGTAACATTGTTTATAATATTCTGCTTGATCTCCTCTAGATAGGTGTCATACCAATTATGCAGCGGAACCCGAATACTTATATTTATGTTAAGAAGCGATTGGGCCTTGACCAACAGTTCGTTACACACGATGATTTTCTTCATTTTGGACGCCTTGATCGCTCGACATATACCAGCGATAATATACATTTGGACTGGACCAACCTCAACCTGATTGCTTTCGTTGAAGACCGCATCGTAAAATTCTGTCAAAGCTATCTGTAATCCTCTACATTATTCACATAATTCTACGTAATAATATAAATATTATATTATTACATAATAGCCCCAAATTTATTTCTTACGACGGGTTCTCCTATTTTTGCGAGATTTTTTACCTATTTTAACTTTCCTGTGATGTTTTCCCCGGGTAGTATATTTTCGGTATTTTCTGCTGACGTTACCACCAAACGCAAACACTGACTTCTTGAACATCGGTTCTTCTAGCGAAACCGTCTCATCGCTTTCGTCCTTTTCGTTCCGGCCACGTTTTATTCCGGTTTGAATATTTTGCGGCATAATCGTTTCCATTGTGACGGGTATAGAGGGTTCTTCCACCAATGGTTGCGCTGCAATGTTTATAGCAGCCTCTTGTGATAATCTATCCATAAGTCTTTGGTATTCTTCTTCCTCTGCGGCTTGTTCTCGTATGCGCACTTCACTATTAATAAAAATTTCGTTGATATTCTCCTGGGTATTGATACCGTATTCGCTCAAATAAATACGTTGGTCACTGTCGACCACCGGCACTCCGTTGGTGGCTAGTTGCACTTCTCGCGGATTAATAACATTATTTACATACCAATTGACAAACGATTTATAGCTCGCCGCGATTTCATCTTCTTTCAAAAAGAACTCGTTATAAAGCATTTTGAGAACGTCGACATCGTAGCATGTCTCGCCAATGAACCGGAAATAAGGGATGACAAATAAGAAGAATTCAAAATAACTTTCATTGCTATCTGTTCCGATCCCATTATACACCAAAAACTCGATAAAAGTTTTGTTCTCTTCATAAGAAAGATAACCGATCTTGCGCGACATTCGGCTCGCTTCTTCTTTGATATCGTCACCACCTACCATCTTTTTGAATTTCTTACCTCCCTTCTGCAGGCTAGCTCCGGTTCTAATCAGCTGATCGGAAAACTTGTTTGCCCCTCGGTTTAATTTACGGTATTCACTGATGGTATCTGTCTCGCCCCCCAGATATTCGGCAATTTCCGACGGAAAAAGTTTGTTCACATTCATGTTGATAACAAACCCTTTCGAAGGGCTATGGTCCTTGATTAGTATAGAAGCACGACACGCCAACATCATATTCTTGATTTTAACTTCATCATTCGGGTTTATTCTGGATTTATCGTCGGGAACCTGTTCCAGTATAAAATTATTGACCGTATCAATGGCATTTATGATACTATTTATGTATTCGACACAGCCATCATTGAGTTGGTATATGTTATTCGACAAAGCCACCTGTTTGTCTAATAGTATCGCTCTCAAAGACACGATTATTTTTCTATTGTTCGCCAAACATTCGTCACGAAATAAGTATATGTTGGAATATGCTAGTTGGGTAGGGTCTAATATGGGCTGGGTAAATAAGACACGTCGAAATTTCTTTTCCTTCAGTTTTTCAGCTTTTCCTTTATTCTCGTCTTCTTTACCATCTTGTTTGCACGTAGGAACACCCAGTAATTTCCCCCGAGTTTCTACAACATTATCCGTGGTAAATAAGCACGTATTGGTGGAATTATAGGAATCGTTATTGTTTTGGAACAAATAATACACAAAAACTACCTGAGCCGTGTCACCCAACAATTTTGACAGGATGTATAAATTGGCTTCCGACAGGTTATTTTTATTACGGGGATCGTTCAACCACGTATTTTTTTCGGTATTGCCCCCAAAGTAGTCTACAGTGGTATTGTCGGCGTGGTCATGATCGTAGTTACGCTTCTCGTTCAACATAATCTTGTTTCCATTCACACTCCCGGACAGCCGGATATTACAGATCGTATTGTAACTTGAAACAGTTTTACCATTATTTTGTATTCCATTGCTAAAGTCAGAATCGTACGATAATTCATCAAAACCAATGTATTTCAATATAGGACTGATGGATGTCTTGTTGTATGGTTCTAGGATGCCTTCTTTTTCTCGCTTGGCCGGGTCGCTAAACGAACCCGGGGTCAACACCTGTTTCATTACGGGGTTGATATCCGAGAACTTATAACCCGAGTCTTGGGCGCCATAAATATAGGTGTCTCCCAAATAGTTGATGGGGTCGGACCTAAGGCAGCTTATCGACTGGGATGCCCCCAATGAACCGTTCAAAAATCGGTTGTCCATGATACCCTGCTCCAACAGATCTAACACCGATTTATAGCCTTTCATAGGTACAGGAAACAATGAATTGGCGGATTTCAAAAAAAGATCACTTTGTAACGCGCTCGGTTCCTCTTTGGCGTCTTTGGAAATGTCGCATCGGTTCATTAGCGCATGCAATTGTGTTATTGTCATAGAATTCAAACCTGGAACATTCACCGTCGTTCCTACCGGAATCGGGTAAGACATTGCTATTTTTTTGATTGAATATATATACATTATTGTTATAAAAAATAAAATACTTTTCATAACTTTCCATAATATTAGGGGTCATTGTTCTCGATACCTAGCATTTTTTGAATGCCGATAAGAAATTTAACAAGCAGGCAAAATAAAGCCACCCCAAATACGGTAACAAGAGCCAGAATACCCACACCGGTAACACCAAATACGTATAGTATAATACAAACATCGTGGTAATGATCATATTGAACAGGACGAAGAGGGCCAACACCACCTCGTGCCGTCCAAAATAAACGAAGGACCAAACTAAATTCAATATGAGGTTCCATCCGTGGAAAAATAACAACAAGTTGCGATTGTACGATGTTTTGGCGATGAGGGTCTGGGCTAAAGCGATACCGATGGCGATGTAGAGGAGGGTCCAAACAATCGGAAACACATATTTGGGCGGGGTAATGGTGGGTCGGATACAGGTATACCATGCCGAATTGACCGCTTGCATGGTGGTCGCGTTCGGTATGTAGAGAACCGCGAGCATTGTTATGATGGATGTAAGGTAGGCTGGAATTTGTTGCATAGTTATATTAATGGTGGATTATTTTTTGTGGTGACGGCGGGTTCTCTTCTTGTTACTCTTTTGCAGGACACGTTTGTTCTTGGTTCTCTTCATTCTCTTGGATGTTTTGCGGGTGCGAGACTTGATCGTCTTAGTTCCCTTTTTCACTGATCCACCTAACAATGGGACGAACGCGGCCAGAGGCTCTTCTATTAAGGATATATCTAATTTGTCTTCATCGGTCGGTTGACCAAACAGTTCGTCAAACGTCTGAATGACCTCATTGATATCAATAGTTATCTGGAACTCGTTCAACTTTGCGTCAAGGCTCACGGTGTCGATGACAAATTTTATAACTTCCTCAACATCACCATCATCCATGGTCTCTGATCCGAGCCCTTCTTGTGTCTCTGGCACAATCTCCTGTACCTCCGGTCCAATCTCTTGTACCTCAGATCGGGACTTATCGACTACGTTAGATAAATACGGCTCTGTAAATTCTTTCTGTGCAGGCAAAATTAAATCTGAAAAAACAGTGGCTGGTTGCGATTGTAATGTATCCACTCTACCACCCACGCTGGTTTTAGGTTTGTTTAATCCCCAATAGTCAATAACTTCATCTTCGTCAGCTGTTATCATTTCGCCCTCTAATTCGGGTTCAGTATCGTCTAATTTAGGTTCGGCGTCATCTAACTCTTTAAACTTTTTGATGACTTCGTCATCAGATGCTCCTGATGCGGCTATTTCGGCTTCCTTTGCTTTTCTTTTACCTACTCTACTTACCGATCTGGGTAACTCCTTAGCAGTGTCAACAGGACCATATCTTGCTTCGTAACGGGCCCTCTGTTGTATTATTTGTATTGCAAGCCTTTTCTCTTCTTCCGCTTTTTTTTCCGCAGCTTCACGAGCTTCTCGTTGTGAAGTAGTTTCTTTTAACATTGCAGCTTTTACCGTCGTACCATCACCTATAATAGCCCTTAAAAAGTTGTCGTCTGTTATTGCTGATATCAATTTAAACTTGGCAAACGCTTTATAAAATTCCACTTCAGGAAACTGCCTAATATTATTATTAATTGTGTTAATTATATTTTTGAGTCTGCCCTGCAAAAAAATCACCCGACGGTTCACGTATTGAGGAGTTATTTTACCTATTTGATCTCTTACTGAAGGACAGTCCGAGCTTTCTGACGTATTGATATTGATAGCTTTAAACAATTCTTTAATTACATCATGATTCAGAATATACGTGCCAGTTTTACTATTGAATTTAATAAAATCAAAATTATTTTTTAATATATTACAACATTCGTGGGCCCAGTCGTATTCGTCACTCAACTCTTCTAATTCTTCAGAGGTATAATCGGACCTTTTACCTTTCATTAACCACCAATGTGATAACGCACTTGTAACAGGCAATACATGTTCGCAATTCATTGTTGGTTGATCAGATTTCATTATTTCGCCACAAATGTAACAATCTTTGCATTTTCGTTGATCTCCCTCGGTACATTCTTGTTGTAAAGGGATAACCTCATCGTCTGCCATTAATTTACCAGTATCATCGCGTGTCATATTCAAAGCATGTATACATTGGGTTTTATTGCTTTTTACTTCGCTAGTTAATATGTCCCGCCATCTATCTTTATAAGAAACATTAAATATATCATTGAGGTATTGGCTATACTTTGCTTTTTCACTATAATTAAATACTGGACTTTCAGGGACAAAATCCGATGTTGGTTCTGCTGCTTCTATCGCACTAGCCCTTTCAGCAATCGCTTTAGCAGCGGCCTTCTTCTTAAGTTCGGAACCCGGTCCGCTCAATATCTCCTTACGTTTTTCATTGAGTTTTTTCACAATCAACTCTTTTATTATTACGGCGGAACTATAAGCAATCGCGTTTTTACTCGGCTTGTAACCAGCTTCATTCTTCAAAGCGACTAATTTATTATTGATTGCTTCAACAAATTCGTCCACGTTCGTAATGCCCAAGTTTTGAAAAAATGGCCGTGAAAATCCATGTTGGGCCAATGCAGACAATCCTTGATTAAAACTTGCCATAATTACTTACCTATTATAATACCCTCATAAAATAAAACTACTAACCACGCAATAAATCATATAAAAGCATGTTCTCCATAATATACAATCAAACGCTCTAAAAACACATTCAAACTAACATGTCCAATAACCCGAAAAATACACAAAAAGAATTACACACCACCATCGATCTAAAACACACCGAAATGCTCGCACATTTCCAAAACATTGAAACCGTCATGATCCCCGAGCTCCTAAATGAAAAACAGGCATTAAAAGCCCGGATCGCCACCTTGAAAGAAACTCAGATCGACGATTATATGGACATTTGCGACAAAATTCGCGCCATCCAGCAACGTATACGTTCTCTAAAGCAGGAAAAAAAACAATATTTGTTGGATAATTCAAAATACATCTTCCACTATTTCGAACAAAAACAGCAAATTTCTAGTGCCGATCAACAGGTCGCTAAACCATCGTCCGCGGTCATCAACAATTTCTTTAAAATCAAGGCCACCCCCGACAAAGAGGGGAGCGAGGTCACCAACCCCGCCTCCGACAAGTACGCCCAATCCAAAAAACTCTACCAAAAGTATTGGCGTAACGTCAACGGCGAAATCGGCAACATCCAGGACTTTATACAATCCTGCGACGTGTGCGAATCGTGCCGTAAGGGCGAGATGATCCCCCAGGACGAAGAGGGCATCCTCATCTGTAACAACAAAGAGTGTGCCAAATTCATCACCTATATCGTCGATAACAATAAACCGACCAACAAGGAGCCGCCGAACGAAGTTTCTTATACTGCCTATATCCGCCTCAACCACTTCAAAGAAATCTTGTCGCAATTCCAGGCGAAAGAGACCACCCAGATACCCGAGGAGGTGATTGCTGCGATCCGAGCCCGAATAAAAAAGGAACGTATCGAAGACATGTCACAGATCACCTACGATAAAATGCGCGATATTTTACGGAAGTTGGGGCTCAACAAGTATTTCGAACATATCCAATACATCAATTCACTCTTTGGTATCAAACCGCCTATCATGAACGAAGAACTACATGAGACATTATGTGTGCTTTTTATCGAGATTCAGAAGCCGTGGGCCATGCATTGCCCGGCCAATCGCACCAATTTTTTCAATTATACCTACACGCTCTACCAGTTATGTGTGCTGCTAGACCAAACCCAATATTTACCGTATATTCCGTTGCTGAAAGACCTGGAAAAACAGCGGGCCCAAGACCAAATATGGCAAAAGGTCTGTAATACACTGGGGTGGCTCTATATCCCTAGTATCTAAGTAAGGGGAACCCATGGTTCCCCTTAAACCCCTCCTTTAAACTGTGAGTGGTCTTTGTGAGTGGTCTTTATGAAGGTTCTTTGCGATGGTTCTTTGTGAAGGTTCTTTGTGAAGGTTCTTTGCGAAGGTTCTTTGCGAAGGTTCTTTGTGAAGGTTCTTTGCGAAGGTTCTTTGCGAAGGTTCTTTATAAATTATGTTAACACGGTTGTTGAAATAATTTAAATGTGTTGAAATATTAATAGTAATAGTAATAATATTAGTGATATGACGAATGTTCTCGTGGTCGGATATTACAATCATTACAATTTAGGCGACGAACAGTACAAATATTCTATCCACTACATCTTGAACCACCTCTTATACCGCCCCCCTCAGAGTGTAGAGTTTGTCGATTGTGACAAGTTAGCTAACCATCCGGTACCTCAGGACTCTGTCGTGTTACTCGGCGGTGGCGATGTTCTCAATACCTATTTCCTAGATAAAATCAACCATAAGTTTGGTGGTATGGAGAACCTGGGCCAGGGGGTCCAGGGGAGTTGCCCTAAAATCGTCGCTTTTTCGGTGGGTATTCCCTACAATTCCATTTTTCTCAGCGAGGAGAACTTGAAAAAGCTCGCCATCTTCGACCATATCTTTTTGAGAACCCGCCAGGACATCCCCCTATTCACCCAATTTTTCGACCCGAATCGCGTGTCTTACCTCCCCGACGCCTCCTGTTTCTTACCCGACGCCTTCGGCCCTAACCCCGCTGCCGTCTCCTATTATACCGCACTCGCTGCGCCAAGGCCGAGCCCTTCTTCCTCCGACGACATGTATAAGAAGCTCTATGCCGCCCTCTTCTCCCTCCATAAGACTAAAAAAATTATTAATGTGAATCTCTGTCGCCATATTTATCATCCCCTCTACCAAGAAAATTATTTTTCGGTGGTTCGAGAACTTGCACGGTTTTTAGAAGATCTCACTAAAAAGGGCTATTATCTGGTTCTCCTTCCCTTCAACACGAAACCGAGCGGCCCCGGTGGCGACGAGACCAACTGCGAAAACGATATTTTGATCCATAACGATGTTCTCCGCCACATCAAGAACCATAGCAACATCCTCAACATCGATTACGAGCTCACCTTACCCGAGATTCTGTCGCTGTACCCCTTCTTCTATATGTCCCTCCCCATGCGGTTCCACGGTACCCTCTTCAGCATCCATGCCGCGGTCCCGATGATCCCCATCTACACCACGAAAAAGATTCGTAATATCCTGTTGGACATTGGATGGACCCACGAGTATGTCTTCGAAAAGAATGAAAAGGATTTACCTGTCTCCTTCAACCCGAAAAAAATGATGATGACCTTCTTGGGTTGCGTACGCCAGCATACCCGGGGTAAAATACTCTTATCCGGGCAGTTTGATCAATTCCGGAACTACTATAAGAGCCAAAGTGCGATGTTAGAATCCGTATTGTTCTCCCCCTCCACATTAACTATTACCAGGAGCTCCGAAAACGACGGCGACACGATCCCTCCCCCTGTACCCAACACGGGCGACATGTACGACAATTATCATTCGCCCCTTTCGACTGCGACGACGATCAACCCCCTTTATAGCGCAAAGACAGTGGATACCGACGACGAACACATCGACGCTATCTACGAAAGATTACAGGCCTTTTCAGCGGAGAACCAGGTCGACGATTTCCGTAACATTGTCGATCCCGTTCTCAAAAACATCGCGGTCTGTGTGGTCAGCTACTTTTTGACCGGTAACATCGACTCTCAATACAATCATGGTCTCGCTGAAAAGATGTTTTCACTTTCTTACCAATATAAGAAAGAGTGGAAATGGGTTCTCCAACATTACCGGGTTAACGGCACTCCCCCACCTAAGCTACCGGATAACCCCGACGGACTTTTCAACATTGGTTATATTGATCAGAACGACCAATCGGGGGCCCACCGCTCCGGCTGGGCGCATGTCTTTGAGAACTTGATACCACTTCACCGCGCCGACGCCCCCCTACTCCTCGACCTCTATGTGGATCGCACGTTCCACTGGAAACGCGATATTTATAAGTACATCGGGGTCATACCCTACCGGAAACCGTGGATCGGCTTTGTTCACCATACCTTCGACGAGAGTTTCAGTGAATATAATAACAAGGTATTATTAGATTGCCCCGAATTTGTCGAAAGTTTGAAGACTTGCCGTGGGATAGTGGTTCTCTCCTATTACTTAAAATGTTGTTTTGACGAGGCGTTTCAGGTCCGAGGGATCCAGGATGTCCCCATCTACGTTATGGTCCATCCGACCGAGGTCCAGGTCCCCCAGTTCGACATGGCCGCCTTTCTGAACAATCCCGACAAAAAACTCATCCATATTGGGGGGTGGTTACGTAATATTTTTTCGTTTTATCAGTTCGATCTGAAACCCAATTTGGTCGTCAAAAAATATGACATGATCGACCCCCCGGTCAGGGGGTGTGTCCCTAACCTCCGCGAAATTTTGAGGATGGGGCGGAAGCCAACCCACTACAGAATACGTAAAATGGCATTGAAGGGGAAGCTCATGGACAACTACTACCCGCCCGCGCAACTAGCCGAAAAGCTGTCGAAAGCATTGACCTTGATCGAAACCCCCGGCCCGGACGATTCGATCGAGCCAAAATTTTGTTGTCAGGCCACGTTATCGAACAATTGGTTGAAGCATACCCTCGATTATTTGGCGGGGATGGTGAGCCGGATGGACGTAAAAGACGCGGTGGACAATAACACCTACGATGAGCTATTGACCAACAATTTGGTGTTTTTGAATCTGGTGGACGGGTCGGCGGTCAATACCCTCATTGAATGTGTGGTACGTAATACACCCATTTTTATCAACCGCCACCCCGCGGTCGTCGAAGTTCTCGGCCCCCACTACCCCCTCTACTACACCAATGTCGCCGATATTAATACGTTACTCGAGAACCCGGTCTGCATCCGCCATGCCCACGAACATTTGATGCGCATACGGAAGACCCCTTACCAAATCGACGAATTCATCAAAAATATTAGAAATCTTGCATAAAGACCACAGGTTCTCGAACCACGAATTGCATACACCCCCGCGTGAAATGTTCGTAGGATTCCGTGTCATACTGTCGTTGCCCATTGATATCGATCACCGAATTCCAGGCGTAAATCAGACAATCCCGGTCGTCGGGCAAACACCGCGAAAAGTTGAGGATCCGAGCCCTTCCTAAGAGCGCCGCCAATATAGAAAAGGTGGAATACTTGACCCCCTGTAAGATGGTTTGGCACCGGGACAGTGCGAACATGTCCAATATGGCCCGCGCATTATCATACTGGGCCAGAGGCGCGTCGTCGAGCTCTACAATATCGATGGACCGGTCCATGTCGCGCATTTTTTCCATTATATGGGCTTTCCATTCGGCGTCCTCGCTCACAATCAAAAACGCCGGGTTCTCCTCGGTTTCTATAATGGTGCGCACTGTGTCCAACAAATTACGAATAATCGTATCAAATTCGTCGCGGGAGTTTTCGTGGGATGCACAGTGGTTCTCGCGTACCTTGTCGGTCTTACGTAGATGAATACCATAGGCACGGTCAAGCTTCGCGGGCAGGTTCTCGAGAACCTGGGGCGAGGGGCGGATCAGTTCTTTGGCACATTCCACGTAAAACTGTGAAAATGATTCAAAGCTATGATCGAGGCCTCTGTCACAGAGCGCGCGGTAGACCTTGTAGGGGCTCAGGGATACCGAGGGATTATAGTCGTCAATATACTTGATCGGGGGCGGCTCTTGTCCGCTCGGGTGCAGTGTGATCCCGGAAAAGGCAAACAATTGTTCGTCGTAGCGGTTATTCCCCCAGGGGAAGTCGCGGACATCGCCATTGAGATCAATCGTGGCCTGGCATCCGAGAACTTTACAAAAAACATAGAGTCCGATGGCGTCCAACATTTTGTCTCCTAAACCATTCAGACACCTAAAATAAATATTATCCATTGCTGTCCTTATCTTTACACTTATATAATGTAAAAATAAGAATAACTATATTAGAGTCGATCACTCCTCCTTTTCCTCCTTTGATCCGACTTTCCCCTCCTCCTTGCGCTTAATATAGGCCCGATGGCGGTACTCCTTCAATTTCTCCGGGTTCTCCGTCTTCAGCCGGTTCAAATACGCTTTGGCGTTCTCCTTTACCTTCTCCTTATTCTGTTCGTAATACTTCTTATGACGGGCATTGTTCGTATATTTTTCCAATTTACCCTTGCATTCTTCGTACTTCGCACGTAAGTCGGTCACTTGCTGGTTAAACTCTTTCCATTGCTCCAAGGTAGGCAGGGTCTCAGTCGACAGATTCATCTACAAATATTATATAATATTATATACATCTACGAATATAATATTTTTACGCTAAAATAACGCAGCAAGGGGGACCGGGTCCACGGACCCTATTTACGCGGCCAGGCGAAGACCACCGACCAGGTTAGCACCCACCACCGCGCCTAAACCCTGGCGGCCCGAGACACCGGCCGAGGGGATGAACACGTCCAAGATAGAGAACACCGCCGCCGCCGTCAGGGCGATGATCACAATCTCCTCCACGTTCAATTGCTTGCGAGGGATCAAGAGGGCAACCAACGCCACCGCGAGACCTTCGATAATGTATTTAATAGCGCGCTTAACAAGCTCGTTGAAGTCAAACGTAGCAGCCATCTGTATGTTTATTATATATTATAATGGAATATATTATGATACAGAAATCACTTAAATAATTAATGGCCTAGGAATGTACTAAAGAATTCAGATGGCGAAACCCGGAACTTACGAACGGAAAACCCTTCCCAACGGGAAAAAGAATCCTAAATACATTGATTTGTGTGACGAAGACCCCGCGATCGCCGGGCAAAAGTTTTGTTGCATGTCGTTTGTCAGCCCCGACAAGATCCTAAAGAAGCGGGAAATTTACCTGTTTGACCAGTTTGTACAACAGTGGGATTTCTCTAAATCCATGGAAAAGTACATGGATTTTATCCACTTCGTTTCTTACAAGTATAATTTGAAGGTCGATGACGTGGTCGCGGATTTCAAAGATTTTACTAAAGAAGAGGAGGAAAAGCTTCGTAAGTGCAGTGTGGAGGACGACTACAAGAATTTCATGGATAAGAATGAGGACAAGCTGAATGAGCAGTTCAATCGCGAACATGCGTTCCAGACTTCGGTGCGGGGTCTCAAGATTCGGGGGGTGTACCCTACGCAGGAAGAGGCCCAGAACAAGTGCGTGGCGCTGCGTAAACAAGATCCGAACCACGATATCTTTGTGGGGCCGGTGGGGATCTGGATCCCGTGGGACCCGGATGCGTACAAGACGGGCAATGTGCAGTTCTTGGAGGAGGAACTGAACCAACTCCACCAAGAGAAGATCAAGAACGAGACGTACGCCAAACAGGAGTTTGATAAGCGCGTGCTGGAGACGAAGCGTAAGGCGATCGAGGAGAACATCAAGCTGGCGAAGAAGAGCGGTAATGTGCTGACCCAGACCATCGATGAAGAGGGTAATTTGATCGGGGTTAAGGAGAAGGTGAATTTCGAAGAACGCGAGGTGGCGACGTCGGAGGGGGCCAAAGCCCATAGCGAGGCTGTATTGAAGCAGGGAACCTACGGTTCCCTCAGGGCGCCAGAGGCGCCCAAGGTGGAGCCCTTACAGGGCTCAATCCCTGCGACCCCTCCCTCGGCTGATAACATTACTGTGACCATCGATGACAAGGATGATGTTGACAAGGTGGATTGAACAACCTTTGCAGGGAACCGACGTCAAAAAACGCTTCGCGTTTTTAACCCCCTGCGACCCCTCCCTCAACTGACAACATTACTGTGACCATCGATGACAAGAGTGAATGGATTTTTAAATTATCTTTACCTAACAAGGTATAATATAATTTGCAGGGAACCTATGCAGGTAAGGGAAGGATCGTAAGGGCGCCGTAGGCGCCCAGTAAAGGAGGGGTGAGAGGGGAACCTTGGTTCCCCTCAATAGTGATTTATGAAAAACTACATAGAAACGTTAGGGATTAATACATTAAGTAATTCGTGCGTAGACCGAGTGCGGAGGCGAATGAAACTGTTTTGTGATATTATTCGTGAGATATCTGGTCGCGACGCCACCGCGGACGCGGACCCTTTTGCCCAAATACTACTAACGACATTGTTTGATGCTTTCAGACCAAATGAGCACGTGTCTATTCCTTTCACATCACGTACCAAATTTGATTTATTGGAAACTGTGTTAAATGATAAACAACTGTCTGAGACGACAAAATCGGTGTTTAGTTCAAAGTTCTGCGAATCGCAAAAAAGGTTTTGGACTTTGTATAATTTTTTTTTCACCCATCGAAAAAGGGTACGTAGTAGTATTAGTAAATAGTTGTAGTAGGATTGATTATTGTATGGACATTTGGACCTGTTGATCTCTGATGCATTGTGTTCGTTTTTGTTTCTTATTCAAAAACTTTCACACTCATCCATTAGTATTGTATGTTTTCTAACAAAAATTTTTATGGTATATGGTCGTACCATAAAAATGTTTTTTTTTGCTCCACCAACTTGTGGGGCAAAAACAATAGTTGTTACGTTAATTACTTATGGCACTAGTCTCCGTGGCAGCGGCCGCTGCCAACCCCTTTTTCTCCTTCTGGTTCAAATAAGCCCTTCTCGCGTATTCCTTTCGCTTCTCCGGCGTGACTTTTTCTCTATAATATTCCTTGTTTCGGTTCAACATTTCCTCTTTGTGTAACTTATAAAATTCCCGATTACGCTCGGGTGCCGTATATTTTTTCAACTTTTCCTTGGTCTCTTTCAGCTCCGCTTCCAGTGCTGCGCATCTCTTCGTCAACTCTTCGATTCGACTTTCGTCACCCATATACACTTATTCCTAAATAATCCTTATATAATTTATGCAATATTATATAAGGACCTGATTACCTCTGTTACCACTTGTTCTTCTTCACATTAATCGCCTGACCTTGCTTCTTCTTACCTTTACTCGGGTCATATTCGTCTTCTTCCGAATCGTCTCCAAGATTCTTCGATAATTCCCAGAATTCTTTGGATCCCATCTTGAAATCCGGGTGTTCCTGAGCCTTGTACCAGAAGACCTGATCGTTTAATTTATTCGACTTTGAATTGTTCGAAATCACCAAACATTCGTAGTTCTCGGTCGTCTGATCCATGACTGCACAAAAGCTTTCCAACGTTGGGAACATGGATGCATAATTCTCCCAGATTCTTTTCCGGTTGGTCAAATACGGCTCTCTCAGTATGAAAACATAATCAATGTTTGTTCGAAGATTTGGTGTAATTCCTAGAGGATATTGTAATGTAATCAAAGTTAGAATTTTCCACGCGGATTCTTACCATCTCTGGTAAGGCTAGACTATATCTTAAGAGATCATTTGAGACGGTCAATCTCATCACCCCCACCTCCGTTTAGTCGTTGAACCTTCCCCATATCCTTACCTTGCAGGGAACCAAGGTTCCCCTCAGGGCGCCTATGGCGCCCAAGGGTTGAGCAGCTTCGCTGCTCTGACCCCTGCGACCCCTCCTTTAAAATTGTAAACTACCTTTGTAACTTAACTTTACAAACTAATTTACAATATTTTAAAAAGAATCTCAGGATTAGCTTGAAAACCTACCACGGACTTTAGGGGCTTGGCTGCGGATTGTCTTTATTTCCTACCTTTTTACTCTACCCAATGCGGTTAACATTGGCCACTGCAATATTTCTACTGCAGTTTAGTAGTAAGAACCTAGCAAGATGTCCCCGCAATTTGGACGTGTCGCCCCAAAAAATAAAAAATAACGTTTTTTGGAACTAGCCGGACTTTTTATCCGACTGACACCGGACGACTGCATTTATGCAGCCAATATTGGTCAATGTCTTCCATTCATGAAGAGGAGACGCATGAGCTTATCACGCGTCCAGCTTTGGTCGTACAAGCAATCGTCTAATATCACAAACGTGCGTGGGTCGATCGTAGTTTTACGGTACATCTCGATCTCCTTATTCACCTGTTTTAGCACCGTTTTTTGACGACGTAAAATGTTCTCGATTATTACCGAATTGTACTCCTCGTGAATAAATAACTTAGGGACAATCTTAGAATAAAATCCGTTACCAGCTTCCGTCCCCGACATCACCGTACCAATCGGAATATCCTGATGATAAAACAACAAATCGCGCACCAGATACGATTTACCCGTGTCACGACGTCCTATCATGACGACGACCGGACCCTTATTCTCATCCGGCTTGAACGTGATGGACCTCATGTCAAACTTCTTCAGTTGTAATGTCATCTAGACAACAACGTATATTCTACTAAAACATTTTTAGATGCAAACCTGAACACGAGCCCACCTAACACGTTGGATTCGACTAAATATAAATATGTCAAGCACTTATACGGTTTTAGACTTAAAAAATGACCGAAACCAGCGGAAAATTTTGCATCAACTACACGAAAATCAAACCGGTAGATTGGAAAACTTTAGAAGAAACCTATGTCCCTACCCCGGAAGACACTGTCTATAACTACAATCCTTATTCGGTCCGGCATATTCAAAATTATAATCCTATTTATAATGTATTTTTCAAGCTCAACGAGAACAATTACAATCGTATCGCCTTGAATCACCCCTACCATTTTGTCGACCCCCACACATCAATACACTACGAAAATAAGGAGACATGTCACCAGTCCATCTTTATAAAATATTCCCCCTTGCTAGACCCTTATCGCTACATGACAGGGAAATACAAACAAAGCGCCAATAATTTGACGGTTCTCCCCAAACTCTATTCGAAGCTCTACGATAACGGTGTGGAACCACATAAAAAAATCGTCGACGCGAATAACGCCTCCTATATCGACAATTTCTTCTGCTTCCTTTCCAGTAAATTTGCCCACCAACACCGATTTGCCCATGGCCTGGATTATTTCGGATCCTGGTTAGGTATCCAAGACGTCTTTAAGGTCAATATCAGTGATGATCTGGAATTCCTACAATCCTCCGATTATTTCTTAGAGAACCTCGGGAAACTGTTTACTGTGACTAAAGAAGCCGCGTGTGAAGACTTTTTTAGCTACGGATCACGGGCCAACCGGGCAAAATTACAAATATCGAATGACGACGATGTTGTTCTCTGCCCCGATACTTTGGAGCCTTTGGACCTTTTAGATCCTTCGGAGCCTCTGGTCCCCGGGGACCCGGTGGTCACTGTAGACGTTGGTCCGATTGAGGAAGTTTACGAAAAAACTACACACCATGCGTCGCCCGACACCGAAGACTCGGCCGAATCGTCCGATTCCGACTCGAATCACGACGACGGGGAGGGTAGCGACGAGGGCGAAGAGGATCAGGATGATGAAGAGGAGGGGGAAGACGTATGGACCACCGAATCTGAAGAGGAAAATCTCGACGCCGACGAGCCCAACCAGTTTGCCTACGTCAAACAATTCCCGGTGCAGATGATCTGCTTGGAAAAATGCGACGGCACCTTGGACGAGCTCTTTGTCCGCGGCGAGGTCGACGAGAACGCAGCCGCATCCGCCCTCTTTCAGGTGATCATGACCCTCATCGCCTACCAAAAATCGTTCCATTTCACCCACAACGATCTCCACACCAACAACATCATGTTCTCCGTCACGTCCGAGCCCTTCCTTTATTACATCCATAAAGGTAAAACATACCGAGTCCCCACCTACGGTAAGATCTTTAAAATCATCGATTTTGGACGCAGCATTTATAAATATAATGGACACCTCTTCTGCAGCGACAGTTTTGCACCAGGGGGCGATGCATCTACCCAATACAATACCGAGCCCTATTTGAACGATAAAAAACCGCGTTTGGACCCTAATTACAGTTTCGATTTATGCCGCCTGGGTTGCTCCATCTACGATTTCATTATTGACTGTGACGACCCCCATACGGTCTCCCAATTCAACGACTTTCAAAAGACTATTTATCGGTGGTGCTGTAACGACGATGGTAAGAATGTGCTGTATAAACGCAACGGGGAAGAGCGGTACCCTAGTTTCAAACTGTATAAAATGATTGCGCGGACGGTCCACCGGCATCTGCCCGACGAACAGTTGAAATTTCCTTTTTTCCAACAATTTTTGGTCGATGGTCGAGAACCTGGCGCCAACCATTCTATATTGATGATGAATTTGGATCAATTACCGACCTACTAGGCAGGGAAACCTACGGTTTCCCCTGCGACCCCTTCCCTTACACCGTAAACTTGGTACTATAATAATATAACAATTATACAATAATTATATTAACCGTGGTCGGCACTAATATAATTATTCGACTTTGGGGCGCGGTAAATCCCCCCGTTTATCAAGTGTGGCGACCTTAAGTACATTCTTCAGTATTTTATCGTCCATCCGTTTTTGTTCGTCGGGGTACTCCGCCCCGTGTGCCACATAAAAATACTTCAAATATTCGTCATTGTCCTTGGTATTCGACTTTAAATAATTAGGATGGTCTTTCGACCAGGGGAGAACTTGGTTTCGGTTCTCTCTCGCCACATGTTTCACCACCTGCCGCATCTGGCTATTTTCTTCGTCGTCTTTACTCCATTTATCGTGGTTTTTGATGTGCACGACCTCGCGTTTCAGGTCCGTGCAGTGGAACGGCCGTTTCGTCACATCGAGGTCCTTCAATCCCCGCAGCAGGATCCGGGTGATCCCCTCGACAAACCCGATTCGACCCGTCTCTTCGAAATCCTCTGTGGTGATGGTCAGCGAACTTAAAAAATCGTCGATGTTGAGAGCGTCCTTGCAGGTCTCGTTCAAGAAAAAATTCAGGTTGAACTGATTGTTGTTCGTTGTGTGGTTGTTGACCGTGGTGCCCTGTTTGGACAACTCGATAATCCGCTTCTGTAGTTCCACATTCTGTTCAATGAGAACATTGCGTAATTCATTCTCTTGCATGTCTTTCTTGGCGGCCTGTTCTTTCTCGTCTTCATACTGCTTTTGCCGGCGTTCGTTCTCCTCACGGATGAACTTCATCATCTCCAAAAACACCTCCGTCGTGGCACTAGTAGTATTGTTATTGTTGTGATCAGACATAACGCTGACTACATCCGTCGGTGCGGGCGGCGAGGTCGGGGCCGTATTACACGATTTTCGATGTTTATACAAACTAGACAAATGTTTATACTCCTTACCACATTTGCATTGATGCACATTGGCCACAGTTGTCGCCGGATTACTCAGCTTGATATGCTTCTTCGTGGCGATGTGCTTTATCCAGTCACACTTTTGGGAACAGTGATAATTACACACTATACACGTCTTGTTCTTATAAGACTGTCCTCCATTCTCTTGAATCTCTGGGTGGTATAGTCGATTTTTCGTCGCACCATTATCATGCTCGGGGATCGGATTGTTCGTTAGCATAAACAATGTAGAGATATTCCTCTATATTGTTTAAAAAGACAAAAAAAGATCTTTTCATTAGTCTAAATATAGTCATTTTTCGTCTAAATATAGCATTTGTCTTTTTGTCCATTCTCAATTCAGCGCATAATTATAGAATCGGCTTATGCAGTCACCTGGCCTCCCTCCCACCCCTCCCAACTCGAAGATGCTGTGACCCCACCTCTTTTGCAAATTTCTAATTGACAAAAAAAAAATTAGACATTTATTTTTGTCCATTTCCGGAGGACCCCCTCGACTTTTTCTCCACGGTTTCATGTTTTATTTAGAGTAAAAATATTTAATTACCAAACAACGATTTTATATGCTTCTTAAGTTATATAAAAATAATTTGTTAATTTAGAAATAGCATGAACCCAGATGAGAAGGTGGAGCTGTTAGAGAAGGAGAACGCTCTGTTGAAACTTCAGTTGGAAAAATACAAATCATTGCATAAAAAATATTATGAAAGCAATAAAGAAGCTGTGATAGAAAAAGCTAACCAACGTCTTAAGAAGTTATCAGAAACAAACCCAGATAAGTTGAAAGAATATGCTCATAGGGCCTATTTGAAGCAAAAGGAAAAGAAGAAATTGGCCGAAGAACCCAAGTCTACCGAGAATATTTAGGCATTTATATACTTTAGTAAAAAGTATATGGAATTATTTTCTCGTTGTATTGTATAGAATGGAAAATACCATAAAACTGTCTACTGACGAAGTTGTTGAGGAATACTGTGGAATCATTGGCGTGCCATTGCCTGCTAAGACCGCTGATCGAGTCAAGGGTGAGAAATACATTTTCAAAAATGACATTGTCGTTTGGGACGGAAGATATGTAAGGTGTACGCATGATAAACAACGTTATTGCTGTAGAACTTGTGGTGGAAATAATTTTTGCACTCATGGAATAAGAAAAACTCGATGCATAAAATGTAAAGGTAAAGGTATTTGTATTCATAATACGGTCCGACATTATTGCGTAACATGCAAGGGTAATGGCTTATGTTCACACAACAAAAGAAAATCATTATGTTTTGAATGCGGAGGGGGAAGTATGTGTTACCATAAACGGTTAAAATCTGATTGTAAAGATTGCAAAGGGAGTAACATTTGCATTCATAATAAAGTAAAATATCATTGCAAGATATGTGATCCTATCTCTTATTTAAAACATTTGCTTCGAGACCGGGTTCAAAAGGCATTAAAGAAATATACTAATAAAAAAGAAAAGCATACTCTCGAGTATCTCGGTTGCACGCTCGGAGAACTTAGAGTTCATTTGGAGAAACAATTTAAAGACGGTATGACTTGGGAAAATCAGGGCAAATGGCATATTGATCACATTCGTCCGTGTGCTAGTTTTGATTTGAGTAAGGAAGATGACATTAGCAAATGCTTTCATTATACCAATATGCAACCGTTATGGGGTGTCGACAACATGGAAAAGGGTGCTAAGTATGACGGTGTAATAGAGTGAAAATTGATTTCTTCAATGGGAATAAAGATAATATTACGTATATTGTGTATTATTATCCGAGCCAAGAATGGTGGTTGTTTGTCCAGATACCTACCCCGACAACGAGACGTACCAAGAGTACTTTGATTTGTTTCCCTACGAGCTCAGTCCCTTCCAAAAATACGCGGTTGAAGGAATTGTTAAGGGAGACCATGTATGCTGTATGGCCCCGACAGGGAGCGGTAAGACGATGCCCGCTGCATTTTCAATCACATATTTTGTACAAAAAGGAAAAAAAGTAATCTACACAGTCCCAATAAAAAGCCTTGGGCAACAAAAGTTTTACGAATTTTCAAAAGCTTATCAACATATTAGCTTTGGTATTTTGAATGGAGATATTAAGATCAACCCAACCGCAGATGTGCTAATATGCACGACCGAGATCCTTCAAAATTGTCTATTTACCCAACAAGGAAAAGAAACGACAGACCAATTTAAAGAAACAACCGACCAACGTGAAGAATCAACCGAGAAAGGGAAGGATCTTAAGGAAACCGTAGGTTCCCTTAATGAGCTAGGCTGCGTGATCTTCGACGAGGTCCACTACATCAACGACCCGGAACGCGGCCAAGTGTGGGAAAAAACCTTCTTACTTCTCCTGCCCCATATACAGACGGTCTCGCTCTCAGCCACCATCGATAATCCACAGGGGTTCGCCCAGTGGATCGAAGACCGGTATCCCGGCCCCAACCAAAAACAGGTCTATTTGGCCTCGACGAACCACCGCATCGTCCCCCTCTCCCATTACGGGTTCGTCACCACCACCGAGTCCATCTTCAAACATGTCAAAGACAAGGACATCCAAAAACAAATCCGCGACAACACCAACACCCTGATCCCGCTCCAGGACGCCAGCAACAAATTCAGCGACGCCGGCTACCTCACCATCAAAAAATACACCAAAATGCTCGAAGACAATCAAGTCCATATCAACCGCAAGCACACCATGAATCAATTGTTACTTTTCCTCCGGGATCGCGATATGTTGCCCGCCATCGCGTTCATATTTTCGCGTAAAAATGTCGAAGCAGTGGCGAGCGAGATCACCGTCCCGCTCCTAGAGGACGACAGTAAGATCCCCTATACCACGGCAAGGGAGTGTGAACAAATCATGCGTAAATTCCCTAATTACCAGGAATATCTGCAGCTGCCCGAATATAATACACTTGTGAAGCTGTTGGAAAAAGGGATAGGCATTCACCACAGTGGGATGTTACCTTGCTTGAAAGAGCTGGTGGAGATCTCCATCTCCCAGAAGAAAATAAAGCTGTTATGCGCCACAGAATCGTTCGCAATTGGCCTCGATTGCCCGATCCGCACCGCCATTTTCACCAGCCTGACCAAGTTCGACGGGAACACGGACCGCTATTTGTTGGCCCACGAATATACCCAAGCCGCGGGCAGGGCGGGCCGACGCGGGCTCGATACCGTAGGCCATGTCGTCCACTGCAACAATCTATTCAAAGTACCGACCCTCAACGAATATAAAACCATTTTAAGTGGGATTCCCCAAACCCTGGTCTCCAAGTTCCATATCTCGCACGGACTGGTCTTGAACCTCACGAAAAACAGCCCGAACGGCGAAGTCAAGCCCGAAGAAATATACCGGTTTTGCGAGAAGAGCATGGTCAAGGGCGAAATCGAGTACGCCACGGTCGGGATCCGTAAAAGAATCGGCGAACTGGAAGACGCCATCGCCAAAAAACAGCAAAGCATCGCCCTGAAACCGACCCCGATCGACGTCTGTCAACAGTATTTGAGGTTGGAAGAGCAGCTGAAAACCAGCACAAACAAGAAACGCAAGGAGTGCGAGCGCACCATCGCCGCCCTCAAGGACGAACATAAGAGCCTATTGAAAGACATCGTGGCGGTGCGCGAACTGGACGCACTGACGGCGGATCGGGACCGAGAGTATGCCTCGCTCGATAATAATGTATCATGGATAAAGACCAATGTCGACTCGGTATGCCAGCTCCTGATACAACACGGTTTTATCACGAAGGACCCAACCACCTACACCTACGCCCCCACCCTCCTGGGGAAGGTGGCGTCCTCCGTGGCCGAAGCAAACCCGCTCATCACGGCTAAAATGATGGTCGACACCGACTATTTCCAAAAGTACAGCAGCAAACAACTGGTAGGGCTTCTGTCGTGTTATACCGATGTCAAGGTGTCGGACGAGGTACGGGCAACTATTCCGTCCTGCGAAGACCCGCTGACGAATGAAGGTGTGAAACGTATGGTAACATGGTGCGACGTGTTTGAAAAGGCCGAACGCGACCTCGACCTCTTTACCGGGGTCCACTACGACCAAATCTTGATGTTTGATATGATACAGTATGCGATGGACTGGACGGACTGCACCACGGAACAAGAATGTAAATATTTTATCCAGGCGGTGATCAGTGAAAAAGGTATTTCGGTGGGGGACTTTACAAAGGCGATGATGAAGATTGTTACGATCGCCCGAGAGATCGAAAACGTGTGTGAAATGGTGTTTGAAGGCAGCCAAGTCGAATTGTTACATAAGCTAAGGCAGATCGAAGGAATGGTCTTGAAATATGTCTTGACGTCGCAGAGCCTATATCTATAGAGCGGGGAACCAAGGTTCCCCCGCACCCCCTCCTTTAACTGTAATATATCTTAGTAACCACTTTTGTAACCACCTTTAAATTATGTTACATAATATGCTAACATAATTATTTTTATTTGAGGGAGGGGTCGCAGGGGAACCGTCGGTTCCCCTG